GCCACGACGCCGGCACCCCTCCCCCGCCCCCGGACGCCGGCCACGACAGCGCGCCCCCGAAGGACGCGGGGCACCCCGCCGACGCCGGCCACGACAGCGCCCCGCCCCCTCCCCCGGACACGGGCGCGCCCGTCGCCGTCGACCTCACGGCGGGCATGTGGACCGCGGGCATCATGAGCGGCTCGCTGTTCATCCCCGAGTCAGGATCGGTCACCGGGTTCAGCGGGTGGAGCGAAGACGTCGTCGCGGGCACGAGCGGATCGTGTCAGACGAACGCATCGAGCCCCGTCGACATCGAGTACGTGCCGAGCCCGGCGCTCGCCGGGACGTGCGTGATGACCTACGTGATCACCGCGGGCGCGAGCGTCACGATCTACAGCGGCGGCGCGGCCGTCGCGCCTTCCTCGACGACGGGCTCGGGCACCGACGTCGACCCCTACGTCGTCACCTTCGTCGCGGCGGGAAGCCCCTCGATGGTTTTCGCGAGTGCGGATAAGCTCTACGTCGACGTGATGTCGCTCACCGAGGCACCATGAGAGATCCGCAGATCGACGTCGACGCCATGCGCGCGCGCATCGTGCGAGCGTGCGACGAGGTCGGCTTCCCCAAGCCCACGCCCGACGACACATTGCCCGAGTGGGCGGACGACTCGCTCGACAACGTCTTGCAGCGCGGCGCGAAGCGATGGCAGAGCGCGCACGCGCACGTGATCGACGCCTACGAGGCCGCGATGGTCGGCAACGAGGACGTCTTGCGCCGATGCCTCGTGCTCGCGCGCGACCTCGCCAAGAGCGCGCCGAAGTGCGAGTGCGACCCGAAGAAGCTCCCGCACCGCGTCGAAGGCGGGATCAACCGATGGTGCGTCGTCTGCGGCGGGCGCGCGTCGTGAGATACCGCTACTTCGCCACGCTCAGCATGGGCTCGATGACGTTCGGTTTTCTCGTCGGCCGCTACTTGGCCCTCGATCTCTCCGTGGACCTTCCTCGCGATGTTCTCGATCCACTTGTTCGCCGCTCTCTCCTAGAGCGCGCGGGCCTTCTGAAGCGCTCATGAAAATCCAACCCGAAGCCGTCTCGACCGCGAGCGCGAACGCCACGCTCGAACGTCCCGAAGAAGGCGCGCCGTGGACGCCGTGCTCGTGCGTCGAACACCCCGACCTCCCCAAGAGCGTGACGTGCGCGCTCTGCAAGGGGCTCGGGCTCACGCTCCCGGCCGACTGGCTCGGCTCCGTATGGTCGATCCTCTTCATGCTCCCCGCCGAGAGCTTCGGCGTTCGCACGCCCGAGAAGTTCCTCGATCTCGTGCTCGGTCAGGTCTACCCCGACGGCGGCTACCGCGTGCTCCCCTGCGAGCATCCGAAGTTCGCCGAGGCCGTGAAGTTCGTCGACGCGCAGCTCTCGAAGGAGTCGATCGAACACGCGCTCGACGACGCGGCGCGCGGCGTCTTCAGGATCCGATCGACGGAAGGCACGACAGTCGGAGACCCGAAGACGCGGCCGATGCTCGTGCGGCACTTGCGCCCGCTGCTCTTAGAGAAGATGCCGCCCGCGCGCGCATCGAAGACGCCCTAGTTTTCAGGCGGTAGCGGCGGCTACTTGCAGACCGCACGCGCCTCGGGCGTAGCGCGGACCCCTTGTTTTACGCTGGACGCGCGTTGCGCTGCGCTCGTGTGCGCGATGCACGTTTTTCATCTCGCGAAGATCGCTCGATCTTTCCGCGGCCGAACGTCTAAGTGGTGACAAAAGCTTGACCTTCGTGTGGCTCATGCGGCAGTGTCTTTTGCCGCAACGGTCCCCCGCGTGGCAACGGAGCCGCACGGAACCGCTGTTCAACAAGGGACGTTTGTCCATTGAAAGAGGCCACGACATGACGACGATGGATCAGGCAAGGAAGAGGGCGGAAGAGGCGGGCTCGGGCGGGATCTTCATTCGACTCGCGGACGACGGCGACAAGTTCGTCGGCGCGTTCCTCGGCGGCGACGACGGCGTGCACGTGCGCGAGCTGGTCTGGGACAAGGCGCAAGACACCTACCGCGATCACACGCCGGCCGACGAAGCCGCGGGCGTGAAGCCGACGCCGAAGTTTTCGATGAACGTCTACGTGCCCGCCGAGAAGTGCGTGAAGGTCTTCGAGATGACCGCGCCGACGTTCAAGGACTTGTGCGCGATCAAGGACAAGTACAAGGGGCTCGACACCTACTACTTCGAGGTCACGCGCAACGGCAAGAAGGGGAACACGAAGACGACCTACCGGATCCTCCCCGAGACGCTCATCCCCGACGCCGACAAGGCGGCGATCAAGGGGATGAAGCTGCACGACTTGAAGAAAGCCGCGAACAGCGGCGACGCGTCGACCGATTTGTCGAGCCACGAGAAGGGCACCGCCAACGGCGCCACGAACGGCACCGCCGCGGCTCCCGCGGGCGCGGCCGAGGTCGTCGACGGCGAGACCGCGCTCGCGATCGTGACGCGTCTGAAGGCGCTCTCGAAAGAGAAGATCGACGCCTTCCTCGTGAAGTTCCAGATCAAGACGATCAAGGCTCTGCCGAAGGCGAGCGTCCCCGCGGCGCTCGAAATGCTCGACACGCTCGAAGGCAAGGCGCCCGCGGTCGAAGACCCGCTCGCTCTGTAAGGCCCCGACCATGGGAGAGGGAGAGATCCCCTCCCGCGATCGGTACATCGACGCCGTCTTCGAGTCGGGCGGCTACCTGTCTCGCGTCTTCCCCGGCTACAAGCCGCGGGCGGGACAGGTAGCGCTCGCTCGCGCCGTCGACCATTCGATCGCGGAGAGGACGCACCTACTGGCCGAGGGGCCGACGGGCACGGGCAAGTCGCTCGCCTACGCCGTCCCCGCTTCCTACTACGCATGGTCGACGGGGCGCCCGGTCGTCATCGTCACCGCGAACATCGCCCTGCAAGAGCAGATCGTGAACAAGGATCTGCCGCTGCTCCAATCGATCGCGCCGTGGCCCTTCACCTTCGCGCTCATGAAGGGAAGGAACAACTACCTTTGCGAAGACAAGCGCGCGACCTTCGCCGCGAACAAGTTCGCGAACTACGGTCAGGGCGGCTTCGGCTTCGAGCGCTCGGAAGAAGAGCGACGGCAGCTCAAGATCGTGGGCGATTGGGCCGACGAGTGCCACGCCGCGGGACCGCTCGAAGAGAGCGGCGACGTGAGCGATCTTCCCTTCGTGCCCATGCCGCACGTCTGGAAAAACTTCTCGGTCTCGGCCGACGAGTGCAAGAAGAACCATTGCAAGTTCCGCGACGGGTGCTTCGCGAACGCGGCTTTCGATCGTGCGCGCACGGCGAAGGTCGTCGTCACGAACTATCACCTTCTCTTCGCTCACCTCTCGGTCTTCCTCTCGACCGGGATCGACATCGTGCTTCCTCCCTTCGAGGTCGCCGTGCTCGACGAGGCGCACAAGGCGGCCGACATCGCGCGCGACTTCTTCGGGTTCAAGATCACTCAAGAGGTCTGCAAGCGGCTCGGTCGGAAGATCGGACGCGAAGACGCGCGCGTGCAGGAAGCGATCGATCGCGGATCGACCTACTTCTTCCATTCGATGCTGAACCTCCGACACGACCCCAAGCGCTACAAGGCGCGCATCACGGGCGACTTCATCTTCGACGAGACCGACTCATGGTCGCAGCTCAAAGACGCGCTCGGCGCCGCGTGCGGGATCTTCGAGCTTCGATGTCAGAAGGCGAGCGCGGCCTACGAGGCGATCCGCACGAACGGCGGCGGGCTCTCGAAGGAAGCGGACGACGCGCTCGACGAGGTCGGCGAAGCCGAGCGCGATCGTGATCGTTGTCTCGAAGTGTCCGGTCAGCTCGCGCAGGCGATGGATCCTCGAAACAATCTCTCGAACGTCTTCTTTCTCGAAGAGGATGAGAAGGGTCGCGTCACCGTCAGCTCGAAACTGATCTACGCGAGCGAGGTGCTAGAGCCTGCTCTCTTCAACAAGGAAGCGCGGAGCCGCGGCCCCGACGGCTCGACCATCATCGGGAACCCCGTCACCGTGATCTGCACGTCGGCGACGCTCGCGACCAACGGCACGAGCTTCGACTACGTCGCGGCCGAGATGGGCGTCCCGAAGGGCTATCACGAGCTTGTCGCTCAGTCCCCCTTCGATTGGCCGCGTCAGTGTCTTTTCATCGTTCCGAGCGACATGCCGAACCCGCAAGATGAAGAGTTCAAGGATGCAGTCGCGCGCACGGTCGAGAAGACGGTGCTCCTCGCGGGCGGGCGCACGCTCGCCCTCTTCACGAGCAATCGCGTCTTGAACCATACCTACGACACGATCGTCGGCGCGTGCAGGCGCAACCGGATCACGCTGCTCAAGCAAGGCGACGCGCCGCGCATGAAGCTCATCGAGCAATTCAAGGCCGACGTGTCGAGCGTGCTGCTCGGGACCGAGAGTTTTTGGGCGGGCGTCGACGTGCCCGGCGAAGCGTGCTCGGTCGTCATCATCGATCGTCTTCCGTTTCCGACGCCCGACGATCCCGTGCTCGACGTGCTGAGCGCGGCCGATGACAAGTGGTTCTTCCGTTACAGTGTGCCGAGAGCGATGATCGCGTTCAAGCAAGGCTTCGGCCGCTTGATCCGATCGACCAGCGACAAGGGCGTTGTCGTATGTCTCGATCAGCGTCTTGCCACGAAACGATACGGTCGCGACTTCTTGAGAAGTCTTCCGCCCGTTCCGAAATCGACTCGACTCGAAGCTCTCGTCGACTGGCTCAAACAACCTCTTCCAATGGAAGAGGCATGGGACGCGCTATGATTACCGACGAATGGCTAGCCGGTTTCTGCGACGGCGAGAGCTGCATGATGCTCGTCCGATGCGGCGGAACGAAAACAAGACGAGGACTCTGGCAGCCGCTCTTTCGTGTCAACCTACGAGACGATGACGGGGATTTACTGCACGCGATTCGCGAGCACGTCGAGGTTGGGTCCCTTTTCAATCAACCCGTTCATCCAACCCATGCACGAAACTCAAATCCGCAACGAGCGTGGCAAGTCAGCGGGCGAGCCTGCGCGAAGATCGTAGAGATTCTTGATCGAGCCCCACTGCGATCGAAGAAGCGTTTTGAATATCCGATCTGGCGCGAGGCGGTTCTACTCTATGTCGCCAATCGCGGAGCACACGGAAACGCGCAAACGAAAGCGTCGCTAGCTGCGTTGAATGCTCGTGATGAGCTGATGGGAGTGCTTCACGATCGGCTCGTCGAGATCCGAAAATACTCGGGGTCGCGAACAGAGGAAGCATGGGACGCTCTATGAAGCTGCGCGGGCTCTCGACACGCGCGATCAACGCACTGCTCGCCGCTTGCCACGGCTGGCCCATCGACAGCAACCGTCTCGGCTCGCTCACCGCGGACATGCGAGCGCGCACGCCGGCCGAGATGCTCGCCAAGCTTGAAACGGCGCGGCTCGTGCGCCCGTGGGTGAGCATTCGCACGATGCTCCTCGCGACGAAGGGTTGCGGCATGAATACGCTTTACGAGATCGCGCAGTGGATGGGTGGCGAGACTCGTGACGCGATGCTTCGCACGAAGGCGCACGTCTGCGTCTGCCGCTCGTGCGACAAGAGGATGCCGTGAAAGTCGTGTGGCTCGCGGTCCCCGAGTTCCCAGGCTACGCCGTCTCGAACACGGGGCTCGTGCTCCGCACCGTCGACGGCGTGATCCTCGCGCAGCGTCCGAACCACGGCGGCTACCTGCGCGTCGTCCTCTGGCGCGGCGGCAAGCCGACGCACCGACGCGTGCACGCGCTCGTGCTCGAAGCGTTCAAGGGGCCGAGGCCGAGCCCGCGCGAACACGGCGCGCACGCCCCCGACCGCTCGAAGCTGAACAACACGATCGCGAATCTCCGATGGGCGACGCCCGAAGAGAACGAGGCCGACAAGAAGGCGCACGGCACGCACAAAGGCGGCGGCAAGGTGAAGCCGCTCACCGACTTCGAGGTCGACCGAGTTCGCTTGTGGCACGCGGGCGGCGCGAGCCTCGCCTCGATCGCCTCGCGGCTCGGCGTGCACCGCTCGACCATCTCGCGCGCGGTGCGCGGGCTGCATCACAAGCCGAGGGCCGCATGACCGACGGGATCCTTCTGCCCGGATGGGACTGCGCGCAGTGTCGAGCATTCAACGGCACCGCGAAGGAAGACTTGCAGACGTGCCGATGTTGCGGCGCGCCGAGGCCGAAGAAGACGCCCGAGGGCGTGACCTGCGAGAAGCACGGGGACAACTGCCCCCTCTACCAAGGATGGGACATGCGCCGAGTCGTGCTCGAATCTCCTTTCGCTGGCGACGTCGAGGCAAACATCGCCTATGCGCGCGCCTGCATTCGCGACTGTCTCTTGCGCGGCGACGCGCCGATCGCGAGTCACCTTCTCTTCACGCAACCCGGCATCCTGCGCGACGGCGTCATCGAAGAGAGATCGCTCGGCATGCGCGCGGGCTTCGCGTGGACGAGACAAGCCGAGGCCGTCGTCGTCTACACCGATCGCGGGATCTCGTCGGGCATGAAGTCGGGCATCGGGCGGGCGCAGAAGATGGGCGTCCCCGTCGAGTACCGCAAGCTCGGCGCGGGCGCGACGCTCGTGGACGTGTTCGCCGCAGAAGCGAGCGCGAACGACACCGACGCCGACCTGACGCCCGCGATCCTCGCCTCGATGCTCGTGACCGTCGGCGTCGACGTCACGCCGATCGAGCTTGTCGAGGTGCTGCAAGGTCACGAAGACGTGCTGATGGCCGCGGCGTGGGCGCGAGCAACGCACAAGAAGAACCAAGGCGACGCGAGCGTCGTCGTCCCCGACCCGCCCGAGTGGCTCAAGGCGCACGTATGATCAACGGCGTTCCCACGCTGCTCGACCTTCCGATCTGGGAGGAGCTTGTTCCGCATTTGAAGATGACGAGCTTCAAAGAGGACAAGTATGTGCGCGTCGACTTCTCGCCGTTGCCCGCAGAGCTGGCGACGCGAGCGCTCGCCGTCGTCGTGTCCTGTATCTCGTGCGCGCGAATCATCCATCCCATGCGCTCTCGAAAAAAGTCGACGCGCTCACGCATCGCCGGCACGCCGATCGAGAGTGGACTCTTTCACACGGCGACGTGCATGCAGAAAGAAAACTCCGGGTGTTGCCGCACGCACGTCGCGCGCGAGTATCGCGCTCGGTTTCGTGATCTCTACTGGAAAGGAACGGACCCCATGAGTCACCACGCGAACGTCATCGTTGCCGATCCCCCTTGGCCCTTCGGCGACAAGCTCCCCGGCCCCGGCCGCGGCGCCGAGAAGCACTACAAGGTGATGACGATCGACGAGATCAAGAGCTACCTCGACGTCGGGCCGCTGAAAGGGCTCGTCGAAGACGATGCGATGCTCGTCCTCTGGCGCGTGGGCTCGCAGCAACAAGAGGCACTCGACGTCGTCAAAGCGTGGGGTTTCGTCGTCAAGAGCGAGATCGTGTGGGTGAAGACGAAGAAGGGCACGCCTGACGACGAGAGCGACGAGGCGATGGACGATCCCAAGTCGACCAAGATCGGGATGGGCCACTACGTCAGGAACGAGCACGAGATCGCGCTCGTCTGCACGCGCGGCAAGTTCAAGGTGGCCGATCGTGGCGTGCGCTCGACCTTCCGCGCTCCGCTCGGCGAACACTCCGAGAAGCCTGCGAAGTTCTTCGAGCTGATCGAAAGGCTGGCGGGGGAGGGGCGAAAAGGCCACATGGTCGAATTGTTCGCGAGAAAAATCCGGCCGGGTTGGCACGTGATGGGCGATGAGATCCCATCGGGCTACGCGTGGACGCCGGCCGGCAATACCTCAAGTGAGGTATTAGCGGCCCCCGGGACAAACACTTTACCGCTCGGCGCGAAGGTCCCGCCCGAGGCGTGGGGGCTCATGTCGATATGGGACAGGGCGAAATTCCGCGCCCATGCCTACGACCCCGAGGTCGACGGGCGCCCCGACAGCGACGAGGCGGCCGAAGAGGCGATCGTGCGGGAGATGGTGAAGGCTCCGAAGGCTGCGCGCAAGCCGCGGAAGAAGAAGGGCGATCACCCGCAACAAGAGACCGACGAGCAGATCCGCGCCGAGCTGGCGAAGGCTCCGGTCTCTGCGCATCACGAGGTGCCGCCCGCGAAGACGAGCGGCGCAGCCGAGGCGCAGTCCAAGGCGGCAGTTCCGCACACGAACGGCACGAACGGCACCGTGAAATACTCGCTCAGCGACGAGACCGCCCGAGCGCTCTACGTCGAGCGCGCCGTGACCGAGAAGCTACTCTCGCCGCAAGAGGCGAAGAACACGGCCGAAGGCTGGATCCTCTTGCAGTCGCGCGCGCCCTCGGGATGGTTCGATCGCGACCCGTTCGGCGACGCCGTCAAACCGCCGCCCACGACCTCGAACGTCGACACGGACTTCGGCAGTCTCGCGACCGAGCTGACGAGCGCGGGCGCGCCGATCAGCATCGTCACCCTCGCGGGCCTGACGCCCATGAAGCGTCACGTCCTGCGCGCGTGGCTCGACAACGAGAAGGGCAACCTCGACAGCTTGCCCGAATGGTGGCGCGACGCCGTCGGGTGGGGACCGAAGCTCGCCGACACGTGGAGCGCGGCGCGCACGCGGCTCGCGAAGTGGGAAGAGAGCGACGAGGCAACGGTGTGAAAGGAGAAGGGCCATGGAAGAGACATTCGATTTCGGTGAAGCGATCAAGAGACTGAAGGCCGGCTCGCGTGTCGCGCGCGCAGGTTGGAACGGTAAGGGCATGTGGATCGTCCTGATCAAGCCCGGCAACGCGATGCACACGTCGGCCGCGGAGAAGTACCCGATGCAAGAGTGCATCGGCATGAAGAACGCGCAGGAAGAGATGCAGCCGGGATGGCTCGCGAGTCAGCTCGATATGCTCGCCGAGGACTGGACCGAGGTGAAGTGAGCAAGCGCGCCGCTCCGTGGACCCCGCAACGGTTCCGCTGGGCGGCGCGCATGTGGTTTCTGCTCGTCGAGGCGAGAGCCTACACCGAACGAGAAAGAGAAAAACGCGATGGTCGAGATCGAGTCAGGATTCAGCGAGACCGCGAGCGCGCGGCGTGCCGTCGAAGACGATCGAAAGAGGGCGAAGAAATACCTCTTGCGTCGCTACATGGAGATTTGGACGTTGCAGAATTGCGTCGACGTCCCAACGATGCAGACGCTCGCTGATGACGTTGCCAACGGCAAGCACGCGGACGAGAAACTCGAATGACCGAGCTGCGACAGATCCGTGCGAGGGCCGACGGTGAGATCGTGCTCTACGATCTCCCCGCGAAGACGCTCGAACGCCTAACGCTCAAGCTCTCGCTCACAAATCCGAAATACGCGGCGCTCAAGCAATTCAACCGCTTCACGGGGACCGAGCCCGAGAGGATCTACAGCGCGGTCGAGATGCCCGACGGATCGCTTCACTGCCCCCGCGGCGCCTTCGGTCTCATTCGCGAGGAGTGCTTCAAGGATGGGCTCGTGCCCAAGATCGAGATCGATGAGCGCGCCGACGGGACATCGATCACGATCGTCAAGCGCGACTACCTCCCGCCGCGCGACTACCAAGCGCAGGGCGTCGACGAGATTCTGCGAAAGCTGCAAGGGCTGATCGTGCTTCCGTGCGGCACCGGCAAGACGAAGCTCGGCGGCTACGCGATCCTCGCGGTCAAGCGCACGACGCTCGTGATCGTGCACACGACCGATCTCGCCGATCAGTGGCTCGAAGACTTGCGATCGTTCGGCATCGAAGCGGGGCTCGTGGGCGCGGGCAAGACGAGCCTCGGTCACGAAGTCGTCGTCGGCATCGTCGACAGCGTCGTCGACGCGCTCGAAACGATGCCCGAGTGGGGCAAGCGTTTCGGGATGGTGCTCGTCGACGAGTGCCACCATACGCCGGCCGCGACGTTTCAACGTGCCTTGCGTCTGCTCCCCGCTCGACGCCGCGTCGGACTCACCGCCACGCCCGAGCGCGAAGATTCGCTGACGTGGCTCGTCGGTTGGAGCTTCGGCCCGACGCTCCTAGAGCGCTCGACGATCGAGATGATCAAGCTCGGCTACCTCATGCCCGCCAAGATCGAGATCGTGCACACGGGGTGGACGTGGACCTACGACGGCCCCGAGAAGAAGCGACTCGCCACGCTCGAAAAGGACATCGCCGAGGACATCTCGCGCAACGCGATGATCGCCGACCGCGTCGCCGTCGAGGCGAAGACCGGCGAGACGTGCCTCGTGCTCGCTCGCACGCGCGCGCACTGCAAAGAGCTGGCGGAGATGATCTGCGCGCGAGGCGTCGAGGCGCACGCAGTCACCGGACGCTCGAAGAAGAAGGATCGGCGAAGCTCGATCGGGGCTCTGCGCGCGGGCGATCTGCCCGTCATGGTCGCGACGTCGCTCGCCGATGAGGGGCTTGACCTTCCGCGGCTCTCGTACATCGCGCTCGCGAGCCCGCAACGAGCCCGCGGCGTCACGATCCAACGGCTCGGCCGCTTGCTGCGTCTCTGGAAAGGGAAGAAGCCGAAGCTCGCCGACTTCGTCGACGACGAGGTCGAGACCCTCGCGAGCCGCGCGAGCGAACGCCGACGCGTCTACAAAGAGACGGGGCTATTGGAGCCGAGCGCGAGGACGACATGACCACTATCTCGATCGATGTCGCTAGAGGGATGGTTGAAAGGTTGAAGCGCCTTGAAAAACATCGACTCGATGGCTTTCTCGATCACTTCATCTACCAAAGAGGTCTACGGAGAATTTTGGATCTGCCCGTCGAGTTGCTCGACTCGGCCATGAAGAATCTTGAAGCTCTAGAGAAAGGGCCGATCAACTCATTTGGCGAATGTCCACACGACACCGATGCTTGCAAAGAATGCAACGAGTGGGTGCACAACAGATGTCGTGTTTGCGAGCATCGAACAGATATCCTCTTACCTCTCGCGACCGCCGAGGAGGCGATCCTACGGATGCCTGATCCGCGAGAGTACAAGAAAATTCAGAACGTCAGTCTATACACGCGCGGCATTGGACAACACGGCGAAAACGGCGGCGAGTTGATTCCATGGGACAAGGTTGCCGAGCTAGGCCCAATCAACGCGTATCGAGGACTCTGCTCTTTCAGGATCTATCCGTGGGGAGAGATGCAGCGCTTCATGCGTAGCGTTTCTCTTCGCTATCAGTGCATTTGTGCCGAACATCTCGGCGTCATGCCTCGGGCTCTGTTCTGTCCGCCCATTGGAGACATGCAACTAGGCAACATGATGCCCTATGGGATGGTGACTGGAAAAACCGTGCTGAGCTGGCACAAGGTCGGCACGCTGATCAATATCGATCGCAGTCTTCCGAACACTATCGAAGAGTACCATCTACGGGTCGAGATCACGGCGCGCGAACGCGCGCACGAAAGTCGCTACAACAGTGAGCAAGACTGGTATGGGCAACTTCAAAGCGTGCGTAGAGACGGCGATGCGTGGTGGGACATCTACAATCTCTACCTGCGTTCGCCTGAATGGAAAGCGAAACGTGAAGAGGTCAAGGCGCGCGCTCGTAACCGATGCGAGATTTGCGGGCGCACACCCGGTTACGGCTGGAAACCGCGCGGCTATCAAGTGCATCACGAGACGTATGTACGTGCCGGCGCAGAGCTTCTAAGCGATCTTCTCTACCTCTGCGGTCGATGTCATGACCGCGAAGACGAGCGCAGGCGCCGATGATGGCCGCCGTCCTACGTCACTGGTCTTTCGACCTTCCGCCGACCGTGCGTGCGCTCGGCGAGCGCATCGCGCGCGAACACGGCAAGACATTCGCGGCGCTTGTGAGCGGAACCGGCACGCGCTCGAAGACGATCGCGCTCGCTCGTCACCGCTGGATCGCGATCACGAAGTGGACGCTCGGGCTCTCGTACCCCGAGGCGGGCCGCATGTTCGGGCTCGATCACACCACGGTCATCAGCGCGTGCAAGAAGATCGAAGCGCTGCTCGCCGAAGAGTGGAGGGCCACGCCGTGAGCGACGTCAGCCCCGAGGCGAAAGCCGCATGGGAAGCCTACGAGAAGGAAGTCAGGGACGCGTGCCACGCGCCCGGCGCTCTCGCGCGCTACGTGCGATCCTGCAACCCCGAAGGCATCGTCGAAGACGGCCCCGACGCCTTCCACTGCCGATCGCCCATCCGTCGAAACAAACACTCTAGCAACTTCTACGTGTACCCCGGCGATCGTGGATACAACGACTTCGGCTCGCACGAGGGCGGCGACATGCTCGCCTTCATCCGTCGCCTTTGGAACCTTACGAGCTACCGCGACGTGCTCGACAAGGCGGCCGTCGCGCTCGGGATCCCGACGTGGGAGGAGAGGAAGGGCGCCTTCCTCACGAACGGCGCTTCGCACGAGAGCGTCGAGACGCTGCTCGCGCGCTTCTCGGGCGAGTACGTCGACGAGGCGCGCGTGTTCGATTGCTGCACGTGGCTCGCGAACCTCTGCGCGTCGATCCTCCCCGAGTCAGCGCGCGCGCACCTCCGCGAACACTACGGAATGACCGACGAGTACATCACGCTCGAACGCGTGGGCTACGTCCCGCCCGCCTTGTGGGAACTGGTCAAGCATCCCCCGCAAGAGTGCCCCTACGACACGAAGACGCTTCTCTCGACGGGTTGGTTTTGGGCCGAGCACGGGCATTGCGAGCCCGGCGCGGGCAAGGTCGAGGCGGTCTTCGCGGACCGGATCGTCTTTCAATACTGGAAAGATTCGAGCGCCCGCTACACGATCGCGCGCAAGTGGTTCGGCGGGCTGACCGAGGCCGACCTCTCGCCCGAGTGGGTGAAGCGTCACCCGTGGGAAGCGGGCAAATACAAGAAGCTCCCGACGCGCGACGCGGTCAAGCGTCCCTACGTCTCGCCCTTCATCACGAACACGATCCTTTGGGGCGAGGACTGTCTTCGGCTCGCTCGCGGGGGCTGCGTCATCGTCACCGAGGGCATCACCGACGCGATGATCCTCTCGATGCTCGGCTTCCTCGTGATCTCGCCCGTCACCGTCGCCTTCGCCGCGCACGACATCGAGCACGTCGTCGACTTGCTGCGCCGCGTGCAGCCTCGCCGCGTGATCCTCTGCAACGACAGCGAGGCGAGCGGCGCGGGCCTCAAGGGTGCGATGAAGATGGCCGAGACGCTTTGGAGCGCGGGCTACAAGGCTGCGATCGCGAAGCTCGTGCGCCCCGAGGGCACCGAGAAGATCGACGTGAACGAGTTCGTGACGCGAGTGATGAGGGCCACATGACGACATCGAAAGACGACGAATACATGAAGGCACTACAGAAACCACTGAGGGAAGACGTGCGCTTCGGTGACGGGTGGACGGCTGGCTTCGATTGCGTCGTAAGGTGGCTCGAAGGTCCCGAGGCGAACGCGATCGCGAGAGCGACACCGTCCCCTCTCGATGTTCCGCGCGCACTGGCGACCGCATTGCGTACCGCGCAGAAAGGATAAACCGTGTCCACGCAAGAAGAGAGGGAAGCCGCGGGCCGAGCCGCGTTCCAAGCCGTGATCGACGCGGCGCTCGACTGGCCCGTGTTCCTCGCGTCGACGATGCCGAAGGATCCGAACGATCCCGAGGTGACGGAACGGATCAAGAAGCTCGCGGCGCTCGCGCTGCGACTGAACCCGCTCGAACGCCGGAACACGATCGAGTCGGTCTTCCGATACAACCGCGGCATCCCGCGCGCGCCCGCCCGCAAGATGTTCGACGACGAGATCAAACGGCTCGAAGGCGAGGCCGAGGCGACCGCCGCCAGTGCAGAGAGCGAAGCTCGGGGCAAGAGGCGGCAGTCCGCAGTCGGCGACGAGATGCGCGGGCACGTGTTCACGAAATCGAACGGGTGCATCTACCGGAAGAGTGCGATCGGCGCCGAGGAGCGCGTGACGAGCTTCTCGCTCGTGCCGACGCATCGCATCGCGAAAGACGGCGAGGTCGACGACTGGATCCGATGCCGGATCGAGATCCCCTACGAAGGCTTCGACGCCGGCACCGAGGGCGCGCCGCTCGTGCAGGTCTACGACGCCGCGTTCCCCTTTCCGCCGAAGGCGTTCACCTCGCGGCACGCGTTCAAGTCGATCATGCCCAACGAGTGCGCGGGCTCGCCGAGCGACGACGACGTGCAGGGCATCAAAGAGATGTTCAAGCGCGACTACGGGCTCTCGTCTTTGCCGCGCTTGCAGTCGACCAACGTGCTCGGGCGCCACATGGTCGGCGGCTCGCCGCGCTTCGTGCGCTCCGAGGGCACGATCGGCCCCGATGGGCAGTGGATGGAGACGGCTGATCTTACCTACCTCTACGGCGACGGCGTCGGCTCGACGTCGACGCTCGCGAGCAAGATGCCCGGCCGAAAGGACGCGCGGCCGGCGCTCGACTCGCCCGAGCTGCGCGAGCTGGCGCGGGCCGCGCTCGCGGACGTGATGCGCCTGAACCGGGGCGAGGACATGGCCGCGCTCGTCGGCTGGCACTTCGCGGCGCTCGTGGCTCCCGCGATCCGCTTGAAGCTCGCGGGCGCGCCGATCCTGAACGTGGTGGGGAGCGCGCAGGCGGGCAAGAGTTCGCTCGCGGGCCGGATCCTCTGGCCGATGTTCGCGGGCGCGCGCGCCGACGGCGAGCTGATGTCGTGGAAGGGGACGCGCTTTACCATGGCGAAGGAGATCGCCTCGTGCAACGCGCTCGCGCTTTGCTGGGACGAGAACCGGGAGGGCAGCTCGCCCGGCATGCAGAAGACGCACGCGGAGTTCTACGACATGCTGCGCGGCAGCTACACGAAGGAGGTCGTCACCCGCGGCAATCAGGACAAGACGATCACGCTCTACGTGCTCCAAGCGCTCTCGAACGTGAACGGCGAGACGCGCATCGCGGGCGATCAGGCGCTCGTCGAGCGGTGCGTGTTCGTCGTGCTCGATGGCAACTGGCTCGCGCAGCATCCCGAGTGCCGCGCGGCCTACGACCGGATGACAGCGCTCGATCTGGCGGCGCTCGGCCCCTTCATGCAGGCGTGGACGATGCGCCTCGACGTGGCCGCGGCGCTCGCCGAGGCGCGCGAGATGGTCGGGACCGCCCTGAAGCGGCTCGGGCGCGCCGGGCGGCTCACGACGCGCGCCGTCGCGAACGTCGAATGGGTGGCGACCGGGATCGTGATGTTCAATCGGCTGGCCGACGAGCTGAGCGTCGCGACGCCCGCGGTCGAGTTCGTCTCGACGGTCGACCGGATGGTGCGCGAGATGTTCGAGGAGGACCAGGGCGCGAGCCGGGCGACGCTGCACGGAGCCGAGGGGCGCGTGCGAACGAACGTCGACGCGGCGCTCGTGGAGTGGTCGACCATGGCCACGGGGGGCGAGCTGAAAGAGGGCCGGGACTTCGTCTGGGTCGATCGCGCCGAGGGTCTGCGGCTCTGTCTATCGCTCTCGCAGATCATGGGCCGCTGGCTCACGTGGCGGCTCTCGCAGGGGCGCAGCGGGCCGCCCGTGGGGCAAGCCGACCTGTACCGGAAAGCGTGCGAGATGGTCGCCGCGGGCGGCAGCTACGTGACGGGGGCCGACCGGAAGACGCGCGCCCCGTTCGACGACGGGCGAAGGCGGTGCCTCGAAGTCGACCCCGCGAAGATCCCCGACTCGCTGGACGTCGACTCGTTCCCGCGGAACGAACTGAAGACGCACGGCGGGCAGCGAGAGCAGCTCTCGACGCAAGAGCTGCTCGACCGTTTCGGCAAGAAGACGAATTGAGAAAACGCGCCACTTGCTCCACTTGAGATCGCTAGCGCATGACTGACACTAATTCCGCCATGACTCGAACCCGAAAAACGCGCCACTTGCGCCACTTGCTAGCGAGTGCGCCACTTGCTCGCGTAACATCGCGAGATCGTTGTAAGTGGGCAAGTGGCGCGCACCACTTGGATCATGAGAGCCCCCTCAGAGAGTCACCTCTCTCGAAGGGCTATTGATCCCACTGTCATAGCCCCCTCTCTCGATGCTCGCCTTCTATAGAGATCATGATCGAAATATGATCCACTTGATCCACTTGCTACCTATCGAGCCGAAACTGTTGAAAAAAGTGCGCGCCACTTGTGCGCGCCACTTGGAGCCACTTGATCCACTTGCCCCAAGCCGACGGGAGCCGTCCCCTGCGACAGAATGTGAGACGTCATGGCCGTGAAAATCGACAACGACGAGCCGAATCCGTTCGAGGGATTCGAGGATGCGCCCGCGAAGACGAAGCCGTCATCCCCGGTTGCCCCTTCCGCCCTCGAAGCTCTCCGCACTCCCGCGCAGGCGGCCCCTCGCCCCGAGACGCCCTACGTGCCCGGCGACCCCCTGACCCTCACGCCCTCGACGCCGAAGCCGTCCCGAGCCCGGGAGCGCGCAGCGCTGGCCTACCGCGCGACCCTCTCCCGCGACGACGCGGTCATCGTCGACGTCGCCCCCGGCGACCCCATCCCCATCATCGATCCCCTGCGCGTCGCTGAGCTGGCGGCGACGTGCAGCGAAGTACGTCTCGCGACCGCCGACCTCGGGGATGTCTTCCTCGTCGCGAAGCGGACCGACAGGCATCGCACCGAGCTGACCTTCGACGACGCCGCGCTCTTGACCACGATCGTCGCGACGTTCCCGGGATCAAGGTTGATCGGGATCCGATCCCCTAGGGATCAAAGCGCCCACGGGAATCCCGAGAACAAACACTCTGACGCGCATGGAGGACCCCTCGACGCGTCGACGGATGGAGGGCCGAATAGGACCGACTGGCCGCCCGAAACGAACCCCAAGCGAACCCAAAGCGAACACGCGGCGAACCCCGTCGCGATCGGCGCAGCCGAGGCCGCAGTCAAGCAGTCCGCAGTCGACAGTCGGCTCGGGCTCAAGGTCATGTGTTGGGGCTGCGACCTTCGCGAAGTCGCGGAGCCCGGCGCGCTCTGCGAGAACTGCGACGACAAGATCGAAACCCCGCCGAGTGATGACGAGGAGTGGGCTCGATGAGCGGAGGTTTCAACTACACGATCCCGATGCGCTCGCGCGATCTCGTCTTCGTCGACTGCGAGACAACAGGGCTCGATCATCACGTGCACGAGATCATCGAGTGGGCTGCGATCCGCATGTCGCCCGACCTTCAGATCGAGCGCGGACGCGTCGACATGCGGTGCGTGATGCAGTGGCCCGAGCGAGCCGAGAAGGAAGCGCTAGAGATCAACGGCTACAGCCGCGAGGCTTGGTTCGACGCGAAGCCGATCCGGCTGATGCTGTTCGAGCATGGCAAGCTCATCGAAGACGGCGAAGCGCTCACCGTCGGCCATAACGCGCGCTTCGATCTCGACTTTCTCGAAGAAGCGTACCGCCGCGAGTCGATGACGATGCCGCGCATGAAGTACGTGCTCGACACGGCGTCGATGGCTTGGCCGCTCGTCGTGCACGGGCACCTCGAATGGTTGCGGCTCGAAACCATGTGCAGCAAGTATGGCGTCACGAACGACGGCAAGCATCGAGCGCTCGCCGACGTGATGCGAATGATCCGCGTGTACGCGAAGCTTGTCGGCGTGAAAGAGCCGCGCTTCGGCCGACGAATCGAAGACAACGAACCGGAGTGGGCAAGATGACGACGACGACGGAAGAAGCTCTCGCGATCGAGTTCAAGAACGAACACCTCTCGGTCTCGCGCTTGAAGCTCTACGAGCAATGCGAGCTGAGTTTCGCGATGCGCTACGTGTTCCCCAAGGGCGACGAGGAGCCGCGCGGCGTGGCCGCCGACTTCGGCGTCGTGCTGCACGCGGCGCTCGAAGCGGTCTACCTCTGGATCGTGCGCGAGGAGTACGCCGGGCGCTTCCCCGACGACAAGCTGATGGCCTGCTACCGCGACGCGTTCCAAGCGAGCGGACTCGTCGGCGTCGCGCTCTACCAGGAAGGTTTGCAGATCCTTCGGACCTACGCGCGCACGCACGACGTCGTCGATCACATGACGATCCTCGCGGTCGAGCGCGAGTTCAATCTCGACGTCGGCGGCTTCGTCGTGAACGGCTACATCGATCGCGTCGACAAGCTCGCGGACGACTGGATCGCGATCGTTGACTACAAGAGCAACCGCAACCTGTTCACGCGCGACGATCTCGACACCGATCTTCAAATGTCGGTCTACGGGCTCGTCGCGCGCACGCTCTGGCCATGGGCGAAGCGTTTCTCTTTCGTCTTTCACATGCTGCGTCACGACACGCATCAGGGCACCGAGCGCACGTCGAGGGAGATCGACGACGCGGCCGGCTACATCGTCGCGCTTGGCAAGCGCACCGAGCAACCGCGCAAGGCGCACGAGTGGAAGCCGCAGCTAAACGCGAACTGCTCCTATTGCGACTACCGCCGACGTTGCCCGCTCTACGAGAAGATTCTCGCGGGCGGACACGAGGTCACGAAGGTCGCGAACACGGCCGACTTCGGCGAGGTCGCCGACAAGCGCGAAGAGCTGCACAAGCTCGCGAAGGTGCTCTACGCGCGCAAGAGCGAGCTGGACAAGCTGATCAAGGCGAAGCTCGATCGCGAGGGCGAGTTCGACGCGGGCGGCTATCACTACCGCTACGTGTCGGGAGGATTCTCGACGACGATCCAACCGTCGAGCGTGATGCGTGTCTTCGGCGAGCTTGGCATCCCGCCCGAAGAGACGGCGAAGCGCGTGCTCCGCGTCGACAACGATGCGCTCGAAGCGTTCCGCGTCGCCGTGATCGATACGCTCGACCGACCGAAGGCGCTCATTCTGAACGCGACGCTGCAAGGCATCAGCGACAAGACGCCGAACACGCCGCGGCTCGACTCGCACGCGATCAAGACGGCGAAGAAGGTGCACGACTCCGACGTTGCCAACGAGGCAAAAACCGCCGTGAAGGAAGCGGCGAAGCGTGATAGGAAAACGAAAGGAGCAACGCCGTGAAACTTGGTCCCTTGCTACGAGAGTCGCGCCTCGCCGCGGGCCTTTCGCTCGCGACGACCGCGATGCGCGTGAAGTGCTCGCCGTCCTACCTCTGCCGAATCGAGCAAGGCGATCGATCGCGCCGGCCGTCGACGCGACTGCTCTCGCGGCTCGCGCTCGTGCTGAACATCGACGCCGACGTGATCTTCGTCGCGGCCGAGCGTGTGCCGGCCGACCTCGTGAAGTTCATCTTGTCGACGCCCGAGGCGCTCGTGAGGCTGCGAAAGCTTCAACGTGCGGCGGCAGCATGAGCGACAAGAAAGACGACGTCGGCGGCCGGTTCGTCGTCGTGCCCGTCGTGATGCTCGGCTGCGCGCCGTGCACGCCGGATCCGAACAGTTCGACACCATCTTCGGGAAGAAGCAAGTCGTCGGCGAGGCGTAGCGTGAGCGCGTGGGACGATGCGAAAGCGCGCGCCGGGTGCGGCCGACACGACGCCGACGTCGAGCTTCTGACGAGGCTGATCGATGATCACTGGCACGAGCTGCAAGAGTGGGAAGGGAACGCGTTCACCGACATGTTCGACGCGCTCGAAGCGGGTCAGGGCGAGCTAACCGACAAGCAACGATCGCGCGTGCGAGAAGCCGCCGAGCGTGTCGGCGCCACCATCGAATACGAGAACTTGATCAGCACGGGACAGGTACCGCGTGGGCGCGAGGTCGAGATGCTCGTGAAAGACAAACCTCTTCGACCGCCCACGAGAAAGCCTTCCGAATGATCAAGATCGTTTGCCTCGATCCCGGGTTCTCAAGCATCGGCTACGCGCGCATGATCATTCCGCCGCGCGGGAGCGCGTGGGTCGAGATGTTCGGCGTGTTCCACACGTTCAAGAGCGACAAGAAGCAAAAGGTGCTCGCGACCGAGGACAATGCGAAGCGCACGATCGAGATCGCGACGTTTCTACGAAAGCTCGCGACGGGTGGCGAAGGTCGTGCGATCGCGATCGCGACCGAGGCGATGTCGTGGCCGCGTAACGCGAGCGTGAGCGCGAAAGTCGGGCTCGGGTGGGGCGCGATCTGTTCGCTCTCGGAAGCGTCGGGGCTCCCGCTGATGCAGACGTCGCCGAAGGATTTGAAACGCGCGCTCTGCGGTACGGGCAGCGCGACGAAGGAAGAAGTGCAAGAGGCCGTCGAGAAGCTCTATCCCGAGACGAAGACGATGCGCCGCGAGATCAAGGCGAGCGATTGGGAACATTGCTTCGACGCCGTCGCCGTCGGTCACGTCGCGCTCGGATCCGACGTCGTGAAGATGACTCGGCGGGCGGCATGAGCGTCGCGATCCGAAAAGCGATCGACGAGGCGCTCGATAAGCTCGAACCTGACGCCGTGCTCGCGGTCGCGTGGCTCGCCGATCGGCTGCTCATGGGACAGCGCTACTACGGGAAGATCGACATCGCGACCGACCCGCGCGATTGGGTCACCGAGCGGCGCGACGAGATCGGCGACCTCTTGGTCTACTCGGCCTTCGAGGAACTGAAGCGCTCGCTCGCCGAGGCCGCCAAGAATCGACCGCCGCTCGACGACGTCGCGCCGGCTGACGCGTTGCCGGTCAAGTGTTCGTGGGCGTCGTGTCAGAAGTTCGCCTCGCGTGGCCGCTTCTGCGAGCCGCACGCGAAGCAAGCTGACGACGAGGCGCTCGCACGGTTCGCGCTCGGCTCCGAGGCTCCCACGCGGTCTACCGTGTCGATTCGCGGGCCGGTCACGTTCGGCTGCGAGTGCGTGCCGCGCGAGCTGCGCTCCGAGAAGGGCCTTCGCTGCGCGACGTGCTCGACGCTCGTGCGGATCGGCTAGCTTCGAGTTGTAGGTCGACTTACAATGATCGGCATGACCGCGGACACCGAAGACCTACTTCGACTTTGGCGCGGCGGCGCGACGAGTACAACGTCAGTCGAGTCAAAGCCGCGAAAGCGTGGGAGTAAGAACCCGTTGATCGATTGGACGCTCGCGGAGCGTCTCTACGTCGAGGGTGAGCTTGAAGGTGAGGCCGAGCACACCCGTCGTGTCTACCCTACGCGTGCAACGATCGCGCGCCGCGCGGGAACGACACAAGCGTCGCTCGATCAGTACGTGCGCGCGCATAAGTGGTTCGACAAGAGAGAGGAATTTCAGAAGGTCAATGCGATCATACCAGTCGTCGCAGCGGCGCCCTCGACGACTGGCGCGCTCCGAGCTGCGCGTCGTAAGCCGGCCGCGCGGACCCGAGGGGAAGCCGAGGGGATCCTCGTGGCCTACATCGACCTATTCGCCGAGGCGGTCGAGAAGCGAACACTGAAGCACGAGAGCGTTCACGACCTCGACAAAGCCGTGCGCCTACTCGCCTACGTGCGGGGGCAAGCCGAGAGCATCAAAGCCACGCACGCGACCGTGACGCTCGACGTGATGATGCAACGCCACGCCGGACAGCGGGCCGCAGCGCATGCGCGCATCGACGACGAGGTCGCGGGCGTACTCACGCAAGGCGACGTCGTAGACGCCGTGGGCGTGCCCGTGGAGGAGCCCGAGACCGCGGCGTGAGCTTCCGCTACCGTGGGGAAGCGGTAACTCGTCGAGGGGTGGGCTAGTGAAGTCGCGAGGTTGCGAGGGGCTCGGGGGGTGTGCGGCGGGACAACTCTTTCCGCTTTCGTAGGCCCCGCCCTCGACAAGCTGCTCGCCGCGAGGGGCTCAGGTGTTCGAGGGGGCTGTTCGAGGTGCCTCGGGATGCCGGCGCCTACGTCGAGGCCTACGTCGAGGGGGCCGATGGGGGTACCCCTACGACACGATTTTCGGGTCGAGCCGGCCGCTGCTACTTGCCCGAGAAATTCGCGGCGGCGCGGCGTAACACTTGACGATGTCAGACGCGACGAGTACACGTCGGACTATGGTGGCAAAGCAACAGACAACGAAGCGACGGCCGCCCCCCGAGGGGCTCCCCCGAGTCATCTTCGTGCGCGTGAACGACGACCTGATCGCGCGCCTCGATGCCTACGCTGAGGTCGAGACGAAGAAGCTCCACGGTCGGATCGTCACTCGCAGTGACGCGGTTCGCGAGCTGCTCTACACGGCGCTCGCGCTCACATGACCGTTCACTTGCTGCATGAGGGCCGCACGCTCTGCGGTTCGCCGTCGGGGATCCCGAAAGACTGGCCCGACGGTCACCGTTGGATGTCGATCGCCGAGCACAAGATGATGCTCGACAAGGCCGGCGCCTCCCGCGTGGACTGCGACTCGTGCCTCTTCGTTGCCTTCGGCTGCAAGCGCACGTGTGAAGGCGGGCGCGGCACGTGCGAGTGCACTGCGCCCGGCGAGTGCAAGGTGCTCGATCTCGAAGGCGGCGCGAAGGTGTTCAACGTCGAGGCGGTCATGCGCGATCGACGCGCGCGACTCTCTGAGAAGTTCCACGAGGCGGGGATTCGCTCTCCGCTGTTCCCGACGATGCACGACGAGCTGCTCGCGAACGTGCGCGTGGAGCGACGTCCGCGCGATGAGGATCTCGCATCGTGGTTCCGGGGCGTCTTGAGTTCGGCCGTCGAGTGTCCCATCCCCGAGGTGACGCTCGTGCAGCACGACGCGAGCGGCAAAGAGACTGCCCGCTATCGGCTGACGAATGTGACCGGGCTTCCGAGCCGACTCTTCGACGAGAACGTGGTCATCGAGGCCGACGAGGTCGCGGTCGTGGAGAAGAAGCCGTGACCGACGCGGTTCTCGAAACGACTTGCGCGCATTTCGTCCGCGCCTTCGGCGCCGTCGCCTTCGCGATGAGCGACGACGAGACGCGGCTCCCCTACTACGCGGTGAACGTCACGGCCGACTCGATGAGGACGATGCTCGAAGCGACGAACGGCCACGTCTTCGCCCGCTGGACGATCTGCGAGGGCATCGAACAGAAGGACTTCGATCGCAGCGGGACCGAGCCGGGGAGCCGTTGGATTCAGGGCGGCCGGGGAGCGCAGTTCATGATCCCCGCCCCCGCGGTCCGCAAGGCGATCAGCGCGGCGCGCCGATGGGGCGGGCCGATCGTGGACGTCTTCGAGGGCGAGATCGGGATCCCGGGCATGATGGCCGCGACGGGTTCGATCACGTGGGACCCGCCGATGTATTCCGAGAGCACGATCGGCGGCAAGGTCTTCCCCGCGAAGCGCGTCGAGTTTCCCTACTCGCTCCGTCTCTGGCCCGACCCGAACCGCGCGCCCGAGCAAGAGGTTCCGCTCTCGACCGAGTACATGGTCAAGGTCGCGCAGGCGTTCAAGCACGCCTATGAGCGGCCGAAGAAGAAGCACAAGCGCGAGAGCGCGGCGCCGACGTGGCCGACGATCGAGATGAACTACGGCGCGGCGCTCGACCCGATCGTCTTCCGAAGCCACGACGTGCCCGCCCTAACCTTCCTCGTGATGCCGTGTCGGAAGTGATGAGGGAGAGACGACGATGATTCAGGTTCGAGAGCTGCGAGTCGTGAGGAAGTCGGACGGCGAGGTCGTGCACCGCGTGAAGCTCGCCGCGGGCAAGAGCGAGAGCCAAGTCGCGCGCTGCAAGCGCGGCATGGAGATCAACCTCGACACGAAGCACTACAAGATCGTCGACAGCGCCGACGTCGAGGCCGAGGCGCGGCGAGCGGGCGCGCGATGACGCAGCGGCAGAAGACGCGCCCGAGCAAGGCGACCGTCGAGACGTTCAAGAAGGACGTCGACGGCGCGCTCGACAAGACGAACTTCCGCGATTTCGCGCGGCGCACGATCGACAGCTACGCCGCGAAGGGGATGCTCCTCGATGCGATCTTGTGGGGTCAGATCATCGGCCACTACGAGAACGCTCTCGACGAAGGCTGTCCCGAATGCAGCGCGCAAGAGGAAGCGGCCCGAGCGATCGCGAAGCGAGACAAGAGGCCATGAGCGAAGCGCGCCGGGCTCTGCTCCTCCGAGCGGCCGACCTCTACGCCTACGAGTCGAGTCGCGCGTTCCTCTTGCGCGTCAAGCTCGTCGGATGGAAGCCGGCCTTCTGCGGTCTCTGCGACGACTGGACCGATCAGTCGCTCATGGCGTTCGGCCTTCAGGCGTGGACGTCGGTGCGCGAGAAGTACACGAGGAAGCACGGCGTCGCTCCCGACTTGCAGCACATGCAGGACGGGATCGTCATGGGCACGCGCGAAATCTACAAGTCGTCGAGCGGCAGCAAGCGCGAGGCCGCGGTGACGCTCTCGCTCTTCGCGATCACGTGGGCGTCGCACGCGTTTCAGAAGATCATCACGAGCCACACCTACGCGAGCGCGCTCATGTGCTCCGACGCGCCGCGCGAGGTGCTCGCCGACATGGAAGTGCCGTGGCTCGCGTTCGAGGTCGTGATCCCGAATGGGATCCTGACGTTCGGGAAGGTCGACTACACGCGCGCGCTCGTGACGCTGCTCCCCGAGCCCGTCTTAGGTCTCGACGGCGGCGACGATGACACGCGCGACCCGGCCTACTTGGCGTGCGGCGCGACGCTCGTGCTCTACGACCCGCTCGGCTGGCCCGAGCGAGGACGGGCGGATCGTCGTGCACCGCAACCGCTCGCTCGTCGACCTTCTCTTCGAGGAACCGGACGAGTGGCTCGGGCACGTCGTGAACAACCCGCCCCCGCGTTCGACGAAGTGCCTCGTGCTCGCGAAGCGACTGATCGCCGGGCTCATCCTCTCGATGAGCAACGCGGACAACTTCAAGAGCCGCTCGGTCCCCGCGCGCAACGGGACGAAGAAGCGCGAGGCGGGCGTCGAGCCCGCGCACCGCGTGACCATGATCGGGCGGCCGATCTCGATCGACTGCCGCGCGAGCGTCCGCACGTACCTCGAAGGCACGTCGAAGAAGCACGCCCCGCCGAGCGTGCAGACTCTCGTTCGAGGGCATCACAAGCGGCAAGTGATCGGCGTCGGCCGGCGCAACCGCAAAGTGATCTGGGTCGAGCCCTACTGGCGCGGTCCCGAGGACGCGCCCATCCTCACGAAGCCGAAGAGGGTCGCGTGAGACGCGCCGCGCTCTACCTGATGCTGCTCGCGACCGCCTGCGCGCAGCGCCCCCCGGTGCCGCCGCAAGAGCCGCTCGCGTCGCTCTGCGCGTGCCGAGCGATCTGCGCGCCCGACGGCTACGTGTGGACGCTCGTGTGGATGGGACCGACCGACGGGGGACGGTGTACGTGCTCGCGACTGTCATACGTAAGAGGAGCCAATGACGACTAAAGAGGAAACTCGGTTCAACTGGCGGGCGACGCTGATGCAGCTCTCGACTTTGCCTATGTCACCATCGTCACTCAAAGCTCGCCTCGTCAATTCTCTCGCGGAATACATCGAGGGCCTCGAACGGAGCCTCGCGAGCCGCGAGCGCGTCATCGACAGCGTCGAGCGCGCGGTGAAGAAAGAGGCAACTCGGGTTCGCGAGGTCACGGCGCGGTTCCACGTCGGGCACGGGCTCGACATCGAGGTCGAGCGCGAGGACACCGCATGGTTCGAGGACATCGCCTCGCGCGCGCAGAGGGGCCGCGTGCGCCTCGGCCTTCGGCCGAAGCCGCAGCCCGAGAAGTTCGACGTCATCTTCGTCGGCTTCGAGGACGTAAAGCCGAGCGAGGAAGACCTCAAGCCCGGCGACTGGATCGGGACGGTGCACCTCGAAGGTTTCGACGGCGTGCAGCCCGCGGCGCGGTTCCTTGTGCTCTCCGAACAGCGGATCGGGCCGAAGGACGGTCACCTCTGTTCGGAGGTCACGGGCATCGACAAGGATCCTCTCGCGCACGAGAGCCGCGGATGAGGCGCCAAGAATTTCGCAACGCGGGCTCGGGAGCCTACATCCTCGTCTACCAACGACCGGGCGAGCAACCGATGCTCGACTTCAACTTCTTCGACGGCGATCGCGAGGTCGACGAGGCGAAGAAACTCGGCGAGCTGGTCGAGCGCGCTCTCGTGCAGGTCGAGGCGTGGCGAAACAATCCAGAAACAAAGGAAAAGAACCCATGAGTCCGAGAGCGAGCGCGATGCAGGTCTTCCACGTCTACAGGTTCACCACGACCGTCAACGGCGCGAGCGTCCCCGGCGAGTCGTTTCGATGGGAGGGGCGCGATCTGATCTTCACGCGAGCGATGGCACCCGATCGTCCGCAGCTCATCGACGAGGTCAAGAAGATGGGCACGGTCGACATCCGCGTGGCTCTCATCTCGCGGTGCGACGACGGGACGAAGGCGGCAGAATGGAAGCTCAAGTTCTCGCGCGTCGTGAATCGAGGCTTCGATTTTCTGCACTCGGCGAAGGACGACATCGTTCGCGAGGCGGTCGCGTTCCTCGATGCCGAGATGGTGAAGGCGTCATGAGCAACACTTCCACGATCCCCGCCCCCGAGGCGCCCCCCGACGTCGAGTTCGAGATGCGCGTGCTCACGGACGGCAAGGTCGGGCTCCGCGTGCCCGACGCGAACGAGGCCGCGATCAAGTGGGTCCGCGGGATGCTCTCGTGGCTCAAGGCCGACGACCCGCCCGAGAAGATCACGCTCCGCAAGCTCGGCGTCGGGCCGACCGGGGGGATACAGGTCTTCCCGCTCGGCGTGATGCAGGAAGCGCACAAGGGCGATCTCGTGCTCGAAGGGATCGACTGTCTGCACGAGGGACAGCCCGGGGATGGTCACTGGTACGTGACGCTCAAGGTGCGGAGCGCGACGACGTACAAGGGCGACGCCGCGCCCGATTCGACGGCCGACCTCACGCCCGCCGAGGCGGCGAACGATACGCACGCGTGTCCGAACTGCGGGTGGCCGCGCTCGGCGCCGACGGTGAAGGATCTGCTCGCGGCGATCGCCGACGGACGGATCTTGGCGTTCTCGAAGTCGACGCCGCGCGGAGTGGCGATCACCTTCCGCGATTCGCTCGACGCGCCGACGGAGCAAGTCACCGTCCACGCGAAGGACGACAAGGACTCGCCCGCGGCTCCCCCGCCCCCGATCCCACCCTCGCCCGCGAAGCGTGCGCCCGGGGCACGCCGGCCGCTACTCGTGTCGCCGACCATCACGACGAAGCCCGAAGAGGTGTCCGAGAACAGCCTACGCGTGCAGCTCGTCTCGATTCTGACCGAGGAGTACGAGCGCCCGGCGACGGCCGAGACGTTCAAAGAGCGGATCTTCGCTCGCATTCTCGCGCTCGTCGATCCGGTCTCGGCGTCGAAGGCGCAAGCGCACATGAAAGCCGACTGGTTCGTCGGTCAGTGCTTGAAGGTGTTCGACCGGAAGAGGATGGACAGGCAAGACATCGTCGACCTCGTCGACTCGATTGCGACCGGGAAGGGCATGCGCGGCTAGTCCCGAAAGTGCGCGCGATTCAGAGGAGGACGAGGGCGATGCCGCTAGAACACTGCACCTGTGGAACGACTCGGCACAAGACGGGAGGTGTCTACGAATGTCTTGGCCTGGACGGGCTTGCGCACAGGGTGACGTGCTGGTCTATCTCCGGCGACGACATCCTTCCGTGTAACGAATGCGGCGAGTGGAAACCGCGCGCCACGGGTCATACCGGATGGGACTGCGTTCGCTTTCTGCGTAAGGATCGAGACCGCGCCGTCGAGCTGATTCGCGGGCTCAATCCGCGAGCCCGGTTCAGGATGAACCCGGCAATCACCAGCATCACCGCAGCTGCGCACTACCTAGACGAGGTGGATGCGCGCAAAGGTGTGAAGCCGCCACCGAAGAAGTCGAAGATCGGCGCGTGACCGTGCGCGCGATTCAGAGGAGGTAGCCGATGAGCTACGGAGAGTCAGGACCTTGGGGCGTGTGGATCACCAAGGACGGGGAAGGCCGCTGGTATGAACACCATTGCGGAGGAGCGAATCCGTATGAGGAGGATCACGCGCGTGCGCTCGCAGACACCCTCAACCGTGCCGGAACGATCGGTAAGTGCGAGGCTCGACCGCTTGTGTGGTCGCAGTCGAAAAACGGGTTCGTGGCGCGCTGAGCGTGCGCGCGATTCAGACCAACACGAAGGAGAGGTGACACATGGGACCAGGAAGAGAAGAGTACGTGATGCTTTCGTCGGCGATCATCTTGGCCGGGATCCCGGCCAGCGTGGACGACAAGATCGCAGTGAAGAAAGCCGTCGACCGAGCGAAGCTGCTCGCCGATAGGTTGAACGTCCCCGAGGACCCGTATGAGGAGCGGCAGCGTCGCGACGAGGCGCGCCGGCAGAGCGAGCGCAACACCGAGCCCGGCAAGCCGATCGTCCCCCCGGCATGAGCAACGTCTCGCCCTACTGCCCGTTCTGCGCGCGCACGCTCGGCTCGAACAAGCTCTGCCGCAACTGTCTACGTTTCGCGCAGGCGGTCGCGAGCGCGCCGACCTTCGCGCAGCTTAGAGAGAGTCGTAAGAGCGGAGTTTCGCTTGTGCCTGAAGCGGCGGCGCAGCGGGCGGCGGCGTCGCGGTCGGCGCCGCGTGGACCTTTACAACGACGGGCGCGCCGGCATCCCGAGGACGAGCCGGGGCCGCGATGAAGGGCTCGGACGCGCCGGCATCGACGACCACGGGCACGACGACGGCTTCATGCTCTTTCATGTAGCTCTCGAACCACGCGCGTTGCGCCTCGATCGCTTCGTGGTTGCGGCGCGCGTTCTCTTGCTCGGTCTCGATCGCCTTGCTCGATTCGGTGTAGCTCGCGCGGGCGCCGCTCTCGCGGAGCGCGACGACGAGCCCCGTGATCGCGACGACGAGCGCGGCCCACCCCTTGAGGTCGACGAGCTTGGAGAACAGGATCGGGTGCTTCTCGCGGAGCGACGGCGGCGGCGGGTCGGACATGATCGCCAGTGTCGCAGAGAACGCGGCCCCCGGGCAACGCCCTGGCAGATCCACGCGGGGCCGCACTTCTTCCTTGTGCGCGAGAGCGATTCGGATTGCATCTATGACACGACCGACATACAGAAAGAGGGCGCCATGGGAGACGGAAGGTTCATCGGTTCGGACGAGGCTGTCCCCGCGGAGCGACAGCACGAGAAGCCATGCGGTGACTGTCCGTTCGCGCGCAAGTCGATCGCGGGCTGGCTCGGCGACGGCGACGTCGAGAGCTGGCTCGCGGACGTGGGCGGCGAGACGCAAATCAACTGTCACACGCTGATCGGTCCGCAGTGCGCGGGCGCCGCGATCTATCGCAGGAACACGTGCAAGAGCCCGAGGAAGCCGACGCTGCTCCTCTTGCCTCGCGACACGGTTCTTGTTTTCGCGAACGCGAGAGAGTTCGCCGCGCATCACTCGAACCCGGGGCGCCGATGAATCTCGATCGCGAGCTGCGCCCGCTTCCGCCCGAGGTCGACGGCGACGAGCGCACTCTCGCCGACCTCACGTCGCGGAGCCCGCGCGGCGTCGTCTACCAAGCGCTCTTGAAGAAGTACCGCACGCCGCGCACGACGCGGCGCCCCGACATCGTCGGCATGGACGTGTTCGAGGACAACGCGCCGGACTGGCTTTGGATGCTCGCGAAGGACATCCTCGAACACACGGGCTACGAGGACGATCTCGGCATGTCGCTCCTCGTCGAAGCGATCACGTGGGTCGAGCTGGGCGACGAGGTCGCGCGCTCGGCGCGTCTGCGCGACCCGCGGACGCGCGCGAGCGTCGGGCGCGTCGAGGACGCGGCGTACATCGCCGAGATGCGCCGCTTTCTGAAGGCGGCTTATTTGGAACCGAAGTATCTAGCGAAAGAGAAGAGGTAGACCATGTTCTCGTACACGCAACTCCAAGCCGAATCGAAAGAGTGGGTCGCGCACAACTTCAAGAACCGCCACCCGCTCGAACCCGTGCTCGGGCTGTTCGAGGAAATCGGCGAGCTGCACGAGCACAACGACCCGCCCGAGGAAGCCGACGCGATCGCCGACATCACGATCTTCGCGGCCGACGCCTGCAACGGCTACGGGCTGAACCTCGGCGCGATCGTCAAGGAAGCGAGCGAGAGATCGGCGCTCACGCAATCGATCATCGTCACGATGGGCAAGCTCGCGCACCATGCGCTCAAGGACAAGCAAGACATCCGCGGCACGCACGAGGAGCACGTGACGGCGATCGGCGAGCAGCTCGTGTGCCTCTTCGAGCACGTGCACGCGTGGTCGCGTGCGCGCGGGATCGTGCTCCTCCCGCTCGTCGAGACGACATGGAAGAAGGTCGTCCAGAAACGAGACTGGCGCCCGCCCGTTGGTCACACGACGGTCGACGGACCCGATCCTCTCCGCGCTTCGACGCGATGAAGCCGTCCGAGCTGGACGTGTCGGCGAACACGATCGTTCGCCGGCTCGTCCGCGAGGCGGTCGCGCAGCTCAGCCGTGAGCTTGTCGTGACCCTTCGAGGTCGTCAGGATATGAATCGCAGGACGGCGACGATCCACCCCGACGCCGAAGCAAGAAGAGAATCGGAGGTTCGGATCGATGCCTACGAAAACGCAATCGGCGACCTCGCGCGCATCGGCGCCGACGTCGGAAGAATCGAGCGAGACGTCGTCGAAAGAATCCGAGAAGGCGGCGGCGAAGAAGCCGAAGCTCCCGCCCCCGGCGAATGCGTGGGACGCGTGCGTGAGGATCCTAGAGACGCTCCCCTCGACGGAGACGTCCACGGTTGATCCGCTGACGCACGTGCGGACGTTCTTGCAGCTCGTTGGCGCAGCGCTCGCGAAGAAGGACGGCTCGCGCTCGACGGACTGGTCCGTCTACTGCGAGAAGCACATGCGAAACGTCGGCGTGCGCTTCATGCTCCGACGGCCCGACGGGACCGAGGTTGACTTGCAGAAAATTCCCGGCACCCTCGAAGCGATCGTCGCATGGCAACCCTGACCCGCGCTCAGTACCTTCAGGTCCGCGCCGAGCTGCGCACGCTCGCCACGGTCGCGAAGAATCTCCCGCACGGCGACGTGCTCGCCACGATCGACCAAGCGCTCGCCGAGGGGCCGGCGAAGAACCCGAAAATGTGGACCGAGGGAGGGGCGCAGCTACAGAAGGACCGGGAGTTCGTCGCGCACATCGCCGACTTCGTGAAGAAGGTCTGATCCTCTCATGGAGCCGTGGATGGTGGCGTCGGCCGTGACCGCGCTGACGGTGTTCGTCGTCGGCGTCTACCTTCGTCGGCGCGAGATCGCGCGCGAGAAGCGAGTGCGGAACGGGCGGCGCAGGACGTTGCACTGAGAGCCGTTAGACAGTACGGTCATAGCGTGAAAAAGAAGAAGACGAAGCCGGCGCCCGAGATCAAGTCGACCGCCGACGACTTGAGCGCCCCCGATCGCGCATGGGCCGAGTCGATCGCGACGCTCGAAGGGTGCCCGCTGCACGAAGCCGAGAAGCGCGTGCGGCGCATTCGCTACGACAAGCCGCTCGAAGAGAAGCTTCACGAGGTCGCGCGCGAGCTGGGTCCGAACGTCGTCATCACGAACATCGAGCGCACGGGGCCGACCATGCAGGACGTGAACGTGTACGTGGTGCCCGCGCCCGTCGAGGCCGTGCGGTTCTTGAACGGGCTCCCCGCCGACAAGCCGTCGATGCTCCGAAATTCTCAGCAAGAGATGGCGAACCTGAAGGCGCAGGCGCACGCGCGCGCGGTCATGCGCCGCGACGTGACGACGTTCGAGCTGCGCCACGCGTTCGGCCCGGCGAGGACCGCGATCAGCTCGGGCGTGCTCCGCGACATAGTCGATCCGAATTGGGGTAAGCCGTCATGAGCACGTGGGAAGAAGCCGCGGCCCGAGCGTTCGACGCGTCGCTTCCGACGGGCGTGGTCCCGCCCCCGGTCGACGAGCGGCAGCGGGCGATCGACCGAGCGATCGCGACCGCGCCCCCCGAGGCCGACGACGCGCCGGCCGAACACGCCCCCCGCCCGCCGCTCATCGTCGTCGACCACTTCAACCTGAACATGATCGACATGAGCGCCGACGGCGCGTGTCTGCTCGTGCAGCAACTCACACGCTCCGAGGCGATGAGCTTGGTTCGCAAGCACAACCCGCCGATCGTCACCTTCAACGAGCGCGACCTCGGCGATCTCGAAAAGGACTTGCAGCTCGACCCTTTGCCACGCCCGAACCTGCGCTACGGGACCCGGCTCCTCGTGCGGTCTGCCCCCCGTTGGAATGACGTCCGATGGTTCCTCGTCGAGTACAGCGCCGACGGTAACGGCGTCTGCCCCTGACGCTTGAGATTGTTCGGCGGTTCGGCGCGCGGTAGAGTCGAGGAGATGTCGACCGAGCCCGAGGCCGAAGGCGGTCATCTAGACGACTTGCCTCGTGAGGATCGGATCTACGCCGCGCTCCTCAAGCTCTCGGCCGAGGTGCTCGACGTTCGAGCGATGCTCGTCCCCGTCAAGCGATGGGAGACGATCGCGATCATCGTCCTCTCTTCTTTCATCGGCGGCGTCGTCACGAACATCGTCTTCTATCTCTTGGGACTCGGCACCGTCGTCGGTTTTCACCGATGAAGAAGGGAGCGTCGTCATGATCTGGGCTGCGATTGTCGTTTGGGCCATTCTCGCGGGAGCGCTCGCAGTGTTCGCGACGCATTGGGTGACGAAGCGCGATCAGGCGCGCAGGCTGCGAGCCTACAAAGAGATCCTCGACGAGAAGGGTGTCGCCGTGAAGCCGGGCGAGCCGATCAAGCGAGCGCTCCTCCGCGCGCGCCGGCAAGAGATCGGCGTCGTGTCGCGCCCCCCGCCCGACTTCGCACGCTCCGTCTTGCAGCGTCCCAAGAGCCGGCCGGACATTCAGCTCGACACGCGCCACGTCAGCGGGCACACGCCGGCATCGCATCCGGGCTTCGAGGCGGTGCGCCCGCGCGCGGGGCTGATCATGCCCCCGGCGATCCCGCGCCCGTCGACGCACCGCAAGGCGTGACGTGCTGACCCGGATCGAGCCCGTCGTCTATCAGGGCGCGGTAGGCCCCGAGACGCTGCAAGTGCAGATCGCGCAGGGCGACGCGCTCGTCGATCTCACGACGGTCACGTCGGCGTCGCTGCTCGTGCAGCTTCCGAACGGGAAAGAGACGACGTGGACGGCCGTGATCGCCGCGGGTCCGATCCCGCCCGCGCCGACAACGACCCTCCTGACGCTCCTCCACGCCTTCGTGGCGGGCGACGTCGACGCGGTCGGTCCCTACGTGGCGGTCGCCGTCTTGAGCGTCCCCGGGGGCACCGTGAGGAGCAAGCCGCAGAGGTTCAAGGTCGTCGACAAATTCGCGATCGACCGCGTGTTCGACTGAAGGTCTGTTCAATCTAGAAAGTCGCGGATAAGCTGCGCTCATGGCAGTGACACCCGAGCCCGCGTCCCCGCCGAAGGCCGCTTCGTCGAAGCCGGTTCTTCCCTTCACGATGAAGATCCGAAGCGTGCGCCGCGGCCCGGTCGCGCTCGAAGTGGACGCGGTCGTGACGGATGCCGAGGGTAAATCCGTCTCGTCCGAGTCGGTTACGATGCACCCCAAGGCGAACGCCGCGGCCGTGTGCGCGATGCTTCAGAACCACGTGACGGTGCTCGCGCAGTCGATGCACCGTCGAGGGGTAGCGATCATGGCCGCGGCGAGCGGCGAGCCGGAAGACGACGGCGATCTCGTCGGTCAAGAGTTCGTCGGGAGCGTCGTCACATGAGCACGAGACTGTTCGTCCCCGCCGAAAGGCGCATCCTTCGGGTCCCCGCTCGCTACCTCGCGCGCGAGGCGCTGCGAAGGATGAACGAAGAGGAGCGCCGACTTCCTCGTCGCGTGCGGCGCGATCGCGAGCGCTCGTGCGGTATGGCCGCGCGCCTCTTCGATCACGGACGCGACGGCTTCAACACGAAGCTCTTGAGCTGGACTGGCGACACGCAAAAGGCGCTCTTGCTCGACATGACCGTCGCCGGGACGTGGATGAAGCCGCTCACGGGCGGCGTCACGAACGCGAGCCCCGCCGTCTACACCATCGCGACGCACGGCTACTCGAACGGCGATCTCGTCGTGGTGACGGGTGTGCTCGGCAACCTCTCGGCGAATCAGACCGGACTCGTCACGAACGCGACGACGAACACGTTTCAGCTCACGACGCTCGAAGGTCAGGTCATCGCGGGCTCGGGCGCGTACATCTCGGGCGGCTACACGGTCAACCTGACGCAAGCGACGTTCGTGTCGGACGTGCTCGGCACTCGCGTCGGCGTCGACCCGACGATCGCGGGCACGACGTCGAGCAAGGGCGTCGCGAACGCGACGAGCCCCGTGACGTGGCTCACGGTCCCCGCGGGCAACCCTGCGCAGGCGGTGTGCCTGTACGATGCCGCGGGCGGCACGGACGGAACGAACCGGCTCATCGGCTGGCAAGACGGAAAGATCAGGGTCATCACGGTCGGCGACTCGCCGTCGACGTCGACGTCGATCAAGTGCCAGCCTCTTCGCGCGCAGCTATGGGACGGCGTGACTGGTGTGGCGCCCGTGCTCTGGTTCTCGAACGGCTTCTCGGCGACGCTCAGTGCGGCGGCGAACCAAGGCGCGGACTCGATCGCGGTCGTGTCGACGGGGCACGACATCCCCGACTTGCAGACGGCCGAGGGCATCGACTTCGGCGGCGGGCTCCCGGTCACGCCGTCGGGCGGAAACATCGCGTTCAACATCGGCGTGATCTACGCCCCGCTCTCGCCGACGGGTCTCTACGAGCTGTAAGGTAGGGCTCTCGTGCCCACCCACGGCGACCGAGTCAAGGAAACCACTGCGACCGTAGGCACGGGTCCGTTCACGCTCGGCGGCGCGGTCGTCGGCTATCAGGCGCTCTCGAATTGCTTCGCCGATCAGGACATCGGCTACTTCTGCGCGACCGACGGGACGAATTGGGAAGTCTTCCAGGGGACGTTCACCCTCGGATCGGACACGCTCTCGCGCGACACGGTCGTTGCTAGCTCGAACGCGGGAGCGCTCGTCAACTTCCCGGGACCGTCGACCACGGTGTTCAACACGTACCCGGCGACGGCCGCGACGGGCATGGTGAAGAGGTCGATCGCGACGCAGAGCACGAACCAACCGCAGAACGTGATCCGCATCGCGCAGGACGACAATATGCTGTTCTTTCAAGACCTCGTCATGAACGGCACGGCCGAGGTCGTAGCTTGGGGGTCTTCCGAGCTGGTAGGGTTGCACTGATGGCACGAGCGACACTAGCGACTGAAGCGCGAGCGGCCGTCCCCACGCCGGGCGCGGGCTTCGAGCGACTCTTCTTCGACAGCACCTACGCGGGCGCCGATCCCGTCATCCGGTACATGAGCCCGGACGGGACGATCACGACGCCGGTTCTTCAGAAGGGTCGACTCTTCGTCAATCCGATCGTCGACTACGGTTGCAAGTTCGATCATCGAGTCGTCTTCGACGGCGCGACGACGGGCGGGACTGGAATCATCACGAGCCCGACGGCGAACTTCACGTCGGCGGACATCGGCAAGAGGATCGTTCTCACGGCAGCGGGGGCCGGCGCGTCGCCGAACATCGCGCCCTACGTCGGCACGATCACGAGTCTCAACTCGAACTCGTCGGCGAACGTGACGCCGAACACGACGACGACAGCGGTGACGAAGGGTCTTCAGATCCACACCGACGATCTCACGGCGTGGACGAACCTGATCAACGACGTCAACAATTCGCCGTACCCCGGCGCCGTGATCCAGATGGAGGCCGCGCAGGTCAACGCTTTCGGGACGTCGGGCTTCACGAACCGATCGGGCGTCTCGGCGTTCCTTCCGCAGATCACGAAGCAAGTGCGGTTCGAGGGGATTTGCGGCGGCCACACGGCGGACATCGGCGACTACACGAAAGTCGGCGGCTCGTGCATCGCCTACGTCGGGACGACCGTGGACTCGGGCGTTCCCTTCGGCGCGCTCATGACGATCGCTCCCGCGGTCGGCGTCGCGAACCAAGCGCTCAAGCAAGTGACGGCGAACCACTTTTGGCTCGACTGCCGAAACGGCGACGGTCCCGCGGCCCTCAAGGGTTTGCGAATGGCGTCGTGTCACGGGTTCTCGTTCGACGACGTCTTCGTCATGGACTGCTCCGCGATCGCCTACCACTTCGGCGTCGTCGGCCCCGGGCTCGCGGTTCCGAACGCCGGATCGCTCGGCGAGGCGAAGGACTGCACGCGCGGGATGGCGCGGAACATCAGCGCTCGCATCCTCGAAGCGCCGGCTCAAGGCGTGACGTCGGCTCCGACGACGACGACCTCGGCGATCACGCTCTCGACGACGGGGCAGTCGCTTACGCTCGCGGCGGCGAACGGGCTAACGACGAGCGGATACATTTGGGTGATGACGACGATCGGGATCCCGGTCCTCGTCAACTACACGGGCGGCGGCGGGACGACGACGCTCACCGGCTGCACGGTCGACGCGACGGACGCAGCGGCGGGCGTCTACACGACGGTCAGCGGATCGAATGTCGTGCAAGCCTTCCCCGGCAACGCGTGCGCTTTCATGTTCGACGGCGACACGACCGCGAACATGAATCTGAGCCATTTCGACGGCGTCATCATCTCGCATGGCTCGACGTGGGGACCGGCTGCGATCGAGTATCGCGACTGCGACTCGATCGACATGCAGAATCCCGTCATCAATGGCGGGAGCAACGCCGCGACGAACGCGATCAACCGGGTCACGAAGCCGGGCGTCCGACTGAACGGTCACTCGGTCACGACGCTCCACGCGCGGAACAATGTCTTCCACGGCGGCACCGCGGGCGCTGGCGGCGTGTCGAACATGGGCGTGAACAACGCGGGCGCGCTCTTGGCGATCCAAGCCCAAGCGAACTATTGGGAAGATTACCAGATGGCGAATGGGGAGCCGCTCCCCACGGTCGAGGGGAACAGCTTCTTCTCGTGGAACCCGAACGGCGGTTTGTCGGTCGGCCCTCTCGGCGCGCCCGTGGGCGTAGCAACGGCGGGTCAAGCGATCGCCGCGGCGACGCTCTCGCTCATTACGGGGACGCTCATCGCGATCCCGCCGCAAGGGTTTCAGATCGGGATGACGCTCCGGTTCACGGTCCACGCGTCGAAGACGGCGGCGGGAGTGGCGGCGCGCACCTTCTTCATCCGTATCGGCACGACGGGGACGACGGCCGACGCGGTCGTCGCCACCATCACGTCCGCGCTCGGCACGGCCGCGGCGGACAATGGCGTGTTCGTCTTCACGCTCACGATCGTCGGACCGCTCGGCGCCGCGTGCGCTGCGCTCGCCGAAATGTGGATGACTCACAATCTGGCCGCGACGGGATTCTGTACGCTCCCGAGCGAGGTGCTCGTGTCGGGCTCGGGCGTCGTCATGGCGACGTTCAACTCGACGACGGCGCAGCAATTCATCAGTCTCTCGGTCACGACGGGCACGTCCGAGGCGCTGACGATCTGGCAAGCTTCGGTCGAGTGCGTGAAGCCCGCGAACCCGTGAGGTAGCTCGTGTTCGGCTTCGATGCCTTCGACGAAGATCCGTTTGACGGGCTCCCGGCGACAGGCGGAACGATCACGCTCTCGCCCGCGGGTATCGCGAGCGACGAGGCGATCTCACCCCTGGTCATGGCGCTCGTCTGCGCGCCCGCGGGCATCGACTCGGCCGAGAAGCTCGCTCCCGCGAACGTGGCCGATTTCCTCGCCTTCTATCCGATCTCAAGCGAAGAGAGGATCGGTGCGCCGAACATCGGGCCGACGCTCTCGATCTCGGGCATCGCGAGCGAAGAGAAGGCCGGCGCGGCGAACGTGGGGCCGTCGATCTTGCTCTCGGGCATCCCGACGGCCGAGACGATCAGTCCTTCGAGTCTGACGACGGCGCTGTCCCCGAGCGGCATCGCGAGCGACGAGAAATTCGGCGCGCCGAACATCGGCCCCGTTGTCACCGGGACGATTGCGAGCGACGAGAAGATCGCGGGTTCCTCTCTTTCTGATCTGCTCACCCCCGCGGGCATCGCGTCGAGCGAGACGTTCTCCCCTCCCGATGTCGGGCCAGTTCTCGCGCCCGCTGGCATCGCGTCGAGCGAAGCGCTCCCGCCTGCGGGCGTCTACAGCCCGATTACCGGGACGATCGCGAGCGACGAGGCGCTCGCTCCCGTCGACGTTGGACCGGCACTCTCTCCCGCGGGCATCGCGACTGCGGAGTCGGTCTCGCCCGAGACGAACACGATCTCGCTTTCGCCGAGCGGCATTGCGCCGGCAGAGGTGCTCGGTCCCGCGAACTTGGGACCGGCGCTCTCGATTGCTGGCATCGCGAGCAGTGAAGCGGTCTCGCCCTCTGCGCTCACGGCGACGGGGACCATTCCAGGGATCGCGTCGAGCGAAGCGCTCTCTCCCGCGAAGGTGGGTCCTGTCATGAGCGGGACGATCGCGAGCAACGAATCGCAGAGCGCGCGAAACTCGCCCTCGGGTCTCACGACGACGATCGCCCCTACGGGGATCGCGTCGGACGAAGCGGTTTCGCCCCCCGCGGGGACGCAGAGCTTGAACATCAGCGGCATCGACTCGGACGAGGCTCTCGCGCCCGCGATCGTGAGCCCGATCGTGAGCGGCACGATTGCGAGCGAAGAAATCATGAGCGCGTCGGCGCTGACGGCAATCGTGGCTCTCCCCGGGATCCCGAGCGGCGAAGTGTTTTCGCCCCCGAACATCGGTCCCGTCGTCACCGGGACGATTGCGAGCGACGAGAAGCTAGGCCCGTCGACGTTGGGCCCGGTCATCGCTCCCGCGGGCATTGCCTCGGCCGAGTCGCACGCGCCCCCGGACGTCGGCCCTGTCATCGCTCCCGCGGGGATCTCGACGGCCGAAGCGGTCTCGCCCCCGGCGCTCACGTCTACGCTCTCGCCGAGCGGTATTGCGCCGGCCGAGGTGTTCGGTCCGCAGATGACGCTTAGGGTGGCGACGCTCACCGGAATTTCGAGCGACGAGAAGCTCGGCAGCGTGACGGAGACGACGACGATCGCCCCCGCTGGCGTCGCATCGAGCGAAGCGGTCTCGCCCCCGGCGCTCACAATGACGGCGACTCTTCCCGGTATCGCATCGAGCGAAGCTCTGTCTGGCGCGACCGTCTACAAGCCGATCACCGGGACGATCGCGAGCGACGAGGCGTTCGCGCCCGTGCGCTCGACCTTCACGCTCGCGCCGAGCGGCATCGCGTCGGCCGAGGCCGTCGGGACGTCGAACGTCGGTCCTGCGCTCGCGCCCGCGGGCATCGCTTCGGCCGAGGCGCTCGTGTCCGCGCAGCTCAGCATGACGATCGCTCCCGCGGGCATCGCCGCGGGCGAGGCGATCGCGGCTCCCCGGGCGACCGTGTTCATCTCGCCGGCCGGCATCGGGACCGGGGAAGCTTTCCCGGGGGTGCTCGTCTACTGGCCCCTCGGCGGCACGATCGCGAGCGACGAGGTCATCGGCGGCGGCGGTAGGTTCACGGTCGAGTATCTGATCATCTACACATTCCGGGTGCGCCTCGACGCGCCGATCTTCGCGCTCCCCCTCGTCGCTCCCCGGGTGCTCGCGGCGCTCGAAGCCCCCGTAGCGGACCCGCCCGTCGACGCGCCTGTCCTGCGCGCGACGGTCGACGCTCCCGGGGTTGAGGTAACTCTCGCGCAGGCCCGGATCATGGCCGCCGTCGAGTCAGGCGGCCCGCTGACGACCTCGCTCGAAGCGTTCGACGCCTTGCCCGTCGAGCTTGGCGCGCCCCTTCTGAGGGCGACGGTTCACGACGCTCCCGCGGTCATCGAGACCGAGCTGTCATCGCCCCCGGCCCTCGTCACCGAGATCGAGTAGGATGGTCGCGGGCCGTCGGCGAGGTTGCGGTGACCGTCGAGGCGCGCGCTCTTTCGAGTCGCTGCGCGGCGCGGCGCCGGGCGATGTCGGCGGCCCGTTTGATCTCAGTGACGAGCGAATGACTCGGGAATGATATTCGGCGGTTCTCTCGGTGGTTCGCGGGACGGCGCAGGAACATCCACACTTAGAATCGTAACTCTATGAAACTGCGTCTATGACAGTACCGGCTAGAACGTAGAAAGTGTTTGTATCGGGGGCCTTTTCGGTCTGGAACATTGCGGAGTCATTGGGGAGTCATTGGGATCTACTCACCGGGTGAGGATCATCCTCACCGAGTGAGGACTTCAGTTCGCGAGCCGACGTCGGAGAGCATCGGCCTTCGCCTGCGCGCTCGCGTCGCCGTGCTGCACGCCCCAAGCGGCGAGCGCTTGGCAGAGCGCGGACTCGGCGGTCACGGCGCGCACCTTCACGCGCTCGTTCCCTCCGTGGAGCGTGACGTAGAAGACCGTCAGCCCGTCGTCCGAGAAGCCGTGGCATTCGAGGTGCGCGCAAGGCGGCTTCGGAACGCACGACGCCCACGGGAAGCGCCGCGCGAGCTTCGTGCACTCGTCGCCCGTCAACGTGTACGTGAGCGTCAGCATGGGAGAGACCTTACCGCGAGAAAGACGTCCTCGTCGCTCGGGCTCGTGTAGATCATCGTCGAGTGGATCGACTTGTGGCGCGCGACGCGCTGCACGAGTCGGATGTCCTTGGTCGCGCGGTAGAGGTTCGAGAGCGCGGTGTGACGGAGACAGTGGAAGTGCAGCTTTCTCTCGAAGCGCGCCTCGACTTGCCAGTGACGGAAAATCTGGCGCAGTCGGCGCGGCGTGAGGTGCCCGCCTTGCCGCGAGTGAAAGAGCGCGCCCGCGTCTTCGATCGGGTCGCCCTCGCTCCGTTTCCAGCGCAGGAACTTTTCGAGCTTGTAGCGTAGGGCGTCGGGCAAGATCGTTTCCTGCGAGGCGAAGTCGAGGTTCGAGCGTTTGAAGACGCGGAGCGGGAAGCGGCGGCGGATGTTTCCCTTCTCGTCGCGAACGTCGCCGACGGAGAGCGCCGCGATCTCGTGCTCGCGCAGCCCCGTCCCGAGCGCGACCGAGAAGATGACATGATCGCGGAAGCCGTCTTTGTGCTCGCCCGTCGTCTTGAGGAGCGCGACCTGTTCGTCGTGCGTGAGCGTGTTCGGTGGTTTTCGGATCGAGTCGACGTAGCTCATCGGGGTCCTTTCAGCACGGCAGTTTTCGGACAGCGTTCACGAGTTCATCGGACTCGAAGACGACGCGCGACTTCAGCGTCACTCGGATCGGGTTCGCTCGGCCCTGATTGAGCAGCTTCTCGCCGCGTCTACGGTACGATTTGATCTTCGCTCTTTCGATCCGGCAACCGTCGTGGACGTTGTCGGCGTGTCCGATGGCGCGAATGATGGGTCGAAGCCCGTGTGCGGCAAGCTCTCTGAACCATCTTTCGAGAGCCCGCGTCGACGAGGCGAGGTGTCCGTAGAGCCGATCTTTTAGACTGCGCGCGGTACAGCCGACGTAGCGCACGCGTCGCGTTCTCGGGTCAACGAGTACGTAGATCGTGACGTCGTATGTCATCACTGGCAATGTATCAAAGCGGAAACTGAAGTCAAGCGGCGTGCACGACGAACGCGCTTGGGATAGGCTGCGAAGCGATGGAGCAGACGCAAGCGGTCGCCGACCCGGCGCGGCGCATTCAGACGCTCATCGTCGTGAAGCGGACCGAGGCCGAGTTTCAGGATTGGATTGCGACCGAGCCCGGGTTCTTGACGACCTTCGGGTCCTACGACGAGGAGCCGATTCAGCTCGAACCCTATCAGCTCGCCTTCATGAGCTGCGACGCGCCCTTCCGCAGCGTCGAGAAGTCGCGGCAAGTCGGCTACTCGTGGATGTTCGCGGGCGAGACGCTCGCGCGCTCGCACCTTCGCGATCAGTACACGGGGATCTTCGTCTCGTACAATCTCGCCGACGCGAAGGAGAAGATCGCCTACGTGCAGCAAATGCACGAAGAGCTTCCTCTCGAATTTCAGAAGAAGAAGGTCACCGACTCGAAGCTAGAGATCGCGTTCCAATCGAACGGCGCGCACCGTCGCGTCTCGCGCATCATCTCGAACCCGAGCAAGGCGCCCCGAGGAAAGAAGGGCGACATCTATCTCGACGAGCTGGCGCACTGCTCCAACGACAAGGAAATCTACAAGGGCTCGACTGCGCTGATCATCCGTGCGACTGGCTCTCAGCTCACCGTGTGCTCGTCGCCGCTCGGCCGCCGCGGCGTGTTCTGGGAGATCGCGCGCCAAGAGATCAAGCCCTATCCCGGCTACTGGCGGCAAGCGGTGCCGTGGTGGCTCTGCTCGATCATGTGCAAGGACATCGTCCTCGCCTCGCGCGAAGCGCCGAAGATGCAGACGGCCGATCGTGTCGCGCGCTTCGGCACGAAGAAGATCAAAGACCAGTTCGAGGCGCTGCTCATCGAGGACTTTCAGGAAGAGTTCGAGTGCGTCTACTCCGACGAGACGCTGACCTTCTTCCCCTACGAGCTGATCATCCCGTGCACCGATCCCGATGCCGAGCTTTGCGAAGACTTCGCCGACGTGAGGAAGAAGGCGAAGGGTCGGCTCGTGGCCGCCTACGACGTCGGCCGCAAGCGAGACCGATCCGAGCTGACGATCTGGGACGATCGCGACTACGAGATCGAGATGATGCTCGCGCGCACTTACGAGCGCACTCCGTTCGCCGATCAGAAGAACGACCTCATCGCCATGATGACGATCCTCCCGATCGCGCGGCTCTCGATCGACAACACCGGGATCGGAATGAATTTGGCCGAGGACGTCGAGGCCGAGTTCCCCGCCGCGGTCGTGCGCGAGGACTTCACGTCGGCGGTCAAAGAGGTGTGGTGCACCGACTTCAAGATCGGCTTGCAGAAGAAGCGGATCAAGATGCCGCGCGAGCGCGACCTCATCGCGCAGATCCATTCGATCAAGAAGAACGTCACGCCGGGCGGCCGAGTGACCTTCGACGCCGAGCGCGACGCGAAGGGGCACGCGGATAAGTTCTGGTCCTGCGCGATGGCGTGCCGTAAAGAGAGGGGCGAGCTGCAAGTCGAGAGCAGTGTTCGCGCGCGCGTGTTCGGATGAGTGCTAACGCCCCCAAGCTCGCCGCGGCTCGGCAGTCGGAGCCCGAGACCGAAGAGGTCATCGATCGCAAGCGGGCCGAGGGGCTCGCGCGCGTGGGTCGGCTCATCGCGCGGTTGCAGTCGAGCGGCTACTACGGCAAGGTGACCGTCTCGATGCAGAACGGCAAGGTCGTCGAGGTGCGGACTGAACAAGTGCTCGGGCTCGCCGATTTCTAGGATAGGATGGGCGCGATGGGACCGCAGACTTGGACCGTGAAGCTCTTCGAGGCGCGCACGTCCGTCGAGTTCTCGAAGACGAAGAAGGCGGCCGATCCGATCGAGACCTTCGGCGTGTCGGCGGCCGGGTCCGATGCAGCGAAAGCCGCGGCGCGGTCGTGGCTCAAGTCACGCGGTCACACGGTGCGGACGATCGGCGTGTCGGCGTCGAAGGACGATAAGCGAACCCTGATCGTCTACGTGAAAGCCGGCTCGGGTTCGGAGTCGCGCGCGTTCCTGGCCGCGCAGGCGGCGAAGAGAGTACCCCACGGACTGCCCCCGAAGAGGACCGCATGAAACGACAGTCGCAGCAAATCGCGCCGCTCCCGAACATCGCCTACAACGCGGGCGGCGGGACGATCAACGCGCCCGCGGCGGGCTCGACGAGCACACCTCTCGACGTCAGCCCCGGGCGTGACGGGTTCTCGTTGCAGGTCGAGGCGCCCGGCGCGTCTTCGACGTTCGCCGTCGACGGCTCGCTCGACGAGGGCAAGACGTGGGTGGATCTCTCGTCGTCGATGACGAATCTCGGCGCGGCCGACGCGGTCATCACGCCACCCATCGCCGCGGCGGGCATCTACCAGTTCCCGCACAACTTCCCCGGTATGGCGCGAGTGCGATGCCTCGTCGTCACGGGCAGTACGCCGGGCAGCGCGTATCTGAGCTTCCAAGACTCGCGAGTCTCTCAGTAAAGGCCGCACGTGGCGGCTCGCACCTCGCTCCCGAACGCGCGCGAAGTCTCCAAGGGCTTCGACGCGATGGTCGCCGACGTCCACGCGCGCGTGATCGAAGCTCGCACGCTCACGACGGCGGACGCGATCATGCACGGCGCGACGGGGCCGATGGTCGTCGCGAAGGCGGGCGGCATCGGCGAGCCCGACGAGAGCACGGGAACGAACCAAGTCACCCGCGACGACTACGCGACCGCGTTCACGAACCTCGGCGCGATCGACCCGGTCTACGACCCCGAGATGCTCGCGCTGCTCTTCGAGCATTCGAACAGCCTTCGGCAGAACGTCGACTCTTACGCGGTGAACATCGAAGGCTTCGGTCATCGCTTCGACCCGCTCTTCGACCTCTCGGCCAAGAACATCGATCAGCGACTCGGCGACGCAATCTTCACCGATCGTCAGCGCGCGCTCGACGAGGCGGCCGAGCCGACGGACGCGAAGTACCCGACGCCCGAAGAGATCGCCGAGAAGAAGAAGGAGATCGAACGCATCATGCGGATGGAGAAAATCCGCCTGACGCACTTCTTCGAGTATTGCTCGCCCGACACGAGCTTCGTCACCCTGCGCAAAAAGACGCGTCAGGATCTCGAAGTGATGGGGAACGCCTATTGGGAGATCCTCCGCAACCGCGGCGGGCAGATCGTTCAGTTCGTCTACATGGCGGGCTTCACGATGCGACTGCTCCCGCTCGACATGGATCCCGTCGTCGTCTCGCACAAGATCCGCGTGAGCGATCTTTCCTTCGACGAGGTCACCTATTCGACGCGGCTTCGCCGCTACGTGCAGGTCGTCGAGGGGCGCGCGGTCTTCTTCAAAGAGCTGGGCGATCCGCGCATCATCTCGTCGCAGAGCGGCGCCGTGTTCAACGATCTTGATCAGCTCGCGCGCATCGAGCCGAATGTGCGGCCCGCGAACGAGCTTCTGCACTTTCGGATTCACTCGCCTCGCTCGCCCTACGGCGTGCCGCGATGGATCGGCAACCTTCTCGCGGTCATCGGCTCGCGCCAAGCCGAAGAGGTGAACTTCAACTACTTCGAGAACAAGAGCGTCCCGCCGCTCGCGATCCTCGTCTCGGGCGGGCGCATGTCGCAGTCGTCCGTCGACCGCGTGACCGACTACATCGAGGCGAACCTCAAGGGGAAGCGCAACTTCCACAAGATCCTAGTTCTCGAAGCCGAGGCGGCGACGGGCGGCAAGGCGAGCGACGCGAACACCGCGAAGATGAAGATCGCGATCCAACCGCTCACCGGGGCGCAGCACACCGACGCGCTCTTTCAGAATTACGACGAGCGGAACATCGACAAGGTCGGGCAGAGCTTCCGACTCCCGCGCATGCTCCGCGGCGACATCCGAGACTTCAACCGCTCGACGGCGGACGCCGCGCTCGTGTTCGCCGAGATGCAGGTCTTCGAGCCCGAGCGTCAAGAGTTCGACTTCATCCTGAACCGCAAGATCCTCTCAATGATCGGCGTCCGATTCTGGCGGCTCGTCTCGCTCGCGCCCGTGATGCGCGACCCGGTCGCCATGGCGGCGATCCTGAAAGACCTCGCGAACGCGGGCGTGCTCATGCCCGAGGAGTCGCGCGAGCTGGCGGGCGACGTCTTCAATCGCGAGTTCAAGCATCTCGGCGCGGACTGGACGAAGCAACCGATCGCGCTCAGCGTGGCGGGCGTGCCCGTGCAGCGCGAAGGCGTGACGCCCGAGCCTACGGGACCGAGAGAGCCGACCGACGAGCAAGGATGGGGCGAAGACGAGATCGCGCCCGATCTGCACGAGGGGCAAGGCATCGAAGCGCGACTTCGTAAGAGCTTCAAGGGCGCGCGTCTGCGCGAGGTGCGAAAGCTCCTCGCGATGCGAAAGGCGCTCAAGCTCGTCGCGCACGACGAGTGGATCGCTCGGCTCACGGCGGAAGCCAAGAGCGACGCTGCCGCGGAGTAAGCCCGTGCGCGTCAAGCGCTGCTACATGAAGTGCGCGCTCCGTCTCGCCGCGTGCGAGGTGAAGCGGATCCCGGTGAAGAACCTGCTCATCTTGAGCGGCTACTACGTCGGATGTCCCGCGTGCGGACGATCGATGACGGTCTCGACGACGCGCGCGCCCATCGTTGAAGAGGGGCTCGACCCGGGCGAGACGCCGCTCTTGTCGCTCGGCCCCGTTCCGTGCGAATCGTGCGGAGTCGTGTTCAAGATCCTCCGAGACGAGGTGTCCCTTGTTTGAGCTGTACGACGAGGGCGTCGTCGCGATCGACTACATCTTGAAGGACGCGCTTCACTACGAGGTCAGGAAGGCGCTCGACCCGCTGAACGCGCACCACTTCGAGATCCTGACGAAGTCGATCGCGCAGTCACTCAAGGGCCACGTGATCCCCGTCGAGGACGGCGCGCTCAAGAAGGCGATGAACGTGCTCGATGCGAAGTGGACCGAGATGACGCCCGCGGCGCGCGGCAAGCTGCTCGGCGTCGCGTCGAGCTACCTCGGCGCTCCGGTCGCGCACGCGGTCATGCCGAAGATCGAACAGACGCTCAAGTTCGCCGGGAAGGATCTCGTCGAGGACACGAAGAAGAGTTCGATCCACACCTACGATCTCAAGATTTCGCCGAGCCTGACCGCGCACGACGATCTCACGTTGTCGAGCCTGATCACCTCGAACGGCAACTACATCCGAGATCAGTACGGCAAGCGCTCCGAAGCGTTCAGCTTGAAGGCGAAGGGCGTCGTCGCGAACGGGATCTCGAAGGGGCTCGGTTCGTCCGACATCACCGAGGATCTCGTCAAAGAGCTGGGCGACGCGCAGCGCGGGCGCGGCTATTGGGACATGATCGCGATGGTGTTCGCGAACCGCGCGCGGACGACGACGCAACTGCTCTCGTATCATGAGGCGGGGATCACCTCGTACCTATGGGAGAGCGTGCTCGACGAGGCGACGAGCGATCAGTGTCGCTTCATGCACGGCCGTCGGTTCAGCATGAAGAAGGCGGTCGCCTCGATCGACAAGGTCGACGCGCTCAAGAACCCGGAAGAGATCGAACAGATTCAACCGTTCCTCTCGGTCGGCAACCATCCTGACGGCGGTAAGGGCATCTACTACGACCGCGGCAACGGCGGCGGGCGCGCGTTCGTGACGCAGATCACGAGCAGCGCCGTCGGCTTCAAAGACGACACCGGAAGCTACTCGCACATGGGGACGGACGAGTCGCTCGAAGATCAAGGGCTGCACATGCCGCCGATCCACGGACGGTGCCGTTCGACGGTCATCCCGACCGAGAGCGCGACGTCGCCGGGCGGCGCTCCCCCCGAGCCCGTCGAGGAGCCCGCGGCGCCCCCGCCCCCGCCGAAACTCTCGGGCGGTGCGAAGAAAGCGGCAGCTCTCGCGCAGCTCGCCGACGTGAATCAAGGCGGCGAGGTCGACTCGTCGAAGTTCTTCGCGAATCACTCCGACGAGATCGACTACCTCGATCACCCGATCTTCTCGGTCAATAGCAAGGCGAATTGGGAAGCGAACAAGGTCTCGAAGAAGCCGAACATCGACGACCTCACCTCGACGACGCCGAGCTTCGACGCCGACAAGGTCGAGACGTACATCAAAAAGCCGACCGCGCTCGACAAGGCGAAGAAGCCGCAGGTCGTCAAATTCAAGGGGCAGTTCTTGATCCTGTCCGGGCACGAGCAGATCGCCGCGCAAAAGCTGATGGGGCAGAAGAAGGCTTACGTCGACTTCGTCGACCTCGACAAGCCGACGAAGTCGGGGCTCGTCGTCTCGCCCGTGGAGCCCGAGCCCCCCGAGACTTCGCTCGCGCACGTCATCACGCCCGTCGAGCCCGAGCCCCCCGCTCCTCCCCCGCCGCTCGCGCCCGCGCTCGTGCACACGAACCCGAGGGCAGCGGACCCCGAGTACCTGCGCGCCGAGGGCGTGAACATCTTGGGAGAGAAGACCGGCGACGCACGCGGCTCGAACAAGGGCGGCTTCTACACCGGCAAGGACGGCGTCGCGCGCTACGTGAAGTTCTACGAGGACCACTCGCAGGCGTGGAGCGAGCATCTCGCGAACTCGATCTATGCCGACCTCGGCCACGCGGCGCCCGAGTCGACGGTGTTCGAGCACGACGGAAAGATCGGCTACGCGTCCGAGATCGTCGCGGGCAAGACGTTGAAGGAAGCGATGAAGGGGACCGCTGCCGAAACGGTGAAGTACGCGAAAAAGATCATGAGCGGGTTCGCCGCGGACGTCCTCGTCGGAAATTGGGACGTCGTCGGGCTCGACTACGACAACGTCATGGTGACGAACGCGGGGCAAGTGCTGCGCATCGACAACGGCGGATCGTTCCTCATGCGCGCGAAGGCGGGACGAAAGCCCCCGGGCGTGCTGAACGACATCACCGAGTGGGACAAGTTCATCGACGCCGGGGTGAACCCTTCCTACTCGACGGTCGCCGGGTTCGCGGGCGTGCACGCCGCGGGCGAGTTCACCGACGAGATGAAGAAGCAAGTCATCGCCGAGATCGGGAAGATCATGGCGCTGCGCGACGCGCACGGCGGGTGGAAAGGCTACGTCGAGAACGTGGCTCCCGGGATCCCGTGGGCCGACAAGAACCTGATCGTCACCATGCTCGAATCGCGAACGAACCGACTTGAGATCAAGGCCGAGGAGTTGAAGCGGCCCGCGCCGGCCGATCGCGAGCAACCGATCATCGGTCATCTTCCCGTCAAGAAACTTCCGCCCGGTCGGATGCCGATGCCGCTCCCCGAAGGGCACACGGACAGTTACAAATGGGACGAGATCGCGCGCTCGCGTTTTCGCGGTGCCCCCGGTCAGGACGGCGTCACGGTGTTCACCGGGAACACCTACGGGATGATCCGAGCCCACGAGCAAGGGCACGAGAAGTTCGAGGGGTCGTCGATCACTAGCTCAGCGAAGAAGGCGGCGAGCGACATCGAGAAATTCTTCAAGGCTGCGAAGCCGTCGCCGGGCACCACGGTCTACCGCGGGATCCATAACAAGAAGCTCTACGAGAACGGCCGCGAGATCGAGACGCTCTCGAACGAGAAGATGCAGGCGCTCCTCGATCGAGAGTTCGTCGAGATGTCGGCGACGTCGTCGACGTCGTGGTCGCCGTCGACCGCGTTCAGCTTCGGGAACATCGACGAGTCGTCGGGCGGCTACGATAGCAAGATGAACCGCGTCCTCTTCGTCATGAAGCAAAAGTCGGGCGTGTGCGTGAAGCCGATCTCGCGGTCGGACAGCGAGAATGAGTTCCTTCTCAAGCAGGGGACGACGTTCAAGATCACCGATCGCTATCGGATCCCGAATCAGAAAAACGTGCTCGTGATCGAGTGCGAGGAAGTGCCCAAGAAACAGCCCGAGCCGAAGACGTGGAAGCGGTATGACGCCACTGGCACACGAGGCGAAGAAGGGTTACAATAGAGACATGACCACTAGGAGCGACGAGACGGCCGACGGCTACAAGCTCCCGAGGTACGGCAAGCTTCGCGGGAAGCGTGTGCTCCTCAAGGACGCGCCTGACCGGCTCTCGGCGAGCGATCTCGGCGAGGTGACGGCGATGGTCGACGGGAAGAGGATCCGACCTTGGCGTTTCTCGTCTGACGGCTCCGAGGTCAAGGTTCTCGACGACCGGGTCCTGATCTGAAAGTAAAGCGGTAGCTCGGGCTGTTCAATCGCCCGGGAGCGGGATAGGCTCCCCTGCATGGCGTCGGTCGTCACGTCCACACCGGGCACGTTCGCGAAGCTCGTCGAAGAGGGACAGGTCGGTCGCGTCACGCTCGCGATCGAGGACGCGATCTCGAAGTCGTTCGAGACCCACCCGATGCGTCAGGGCGTCACGGGGATCACGTCCTCCGAGGTGAAGCGCCGGTTCGATCTATGCGCCTCGGTCTTCGTCGCGCTCCGCGGGGACATGAAGTGGAGCGTCGCGCGCGCGTGCGACCATCTCGCGCTCTACTTGAAGGACGAGCTTGACGGCGTCGACTGGAAACCGAACGTCCGCAAGTGTTGGATGCCGGGGGACTGAGCGATGGCCGAATGGTCGACCGCCTACGTGAACAACCTCCCCGACTCGTCGTTTCTCTTCATCGAGGGCGGCGGCGAGAAGGACGAAGAGGGCAAGACGAAGCCGCGCTCGCTTCGGCATCTCCCGTGGAAGGACGCCGACGGTAAGGTCGACGACGCGCACGCGCACAACGCGCTTTCGAGAATCCCGCAGACGGACGGGCTCTCGGCTGATAGAAAGTCATCGCTACAGGACAAGGTTCGTCGAGCCCTCGGCATCGACACGGAGAAAGACATGAGCACGATCAAGGACACGCTGGCGAAGATCGAGACGCTTCTCGGTGCGACCGTGGGGCTGACGAAGTCGGTCGAGTTCACGCCGGCCGAGTTCGTCGTGTACGCGCACGAGCAGATCGCGAAGGCCGCGACCGAGAAGGGCGAGCAGTCGACCAAGCGACTGAAGGCGCTCTACAACGCGGTCGTCGTGTTCAAGGACAACTACGTCGACGGCGAGAGCGAGAGCGTGAAGGTTCCGATCACGTGGCCCGACACGACCGCGATGGACGAGAAGTCGAATCAGCTCACCGATCCCGCGAAGTCGGTCACGCAACCGAAACAGACCGCGTTCGCGACTGGTTTCGTCGCGAAGGTCGACGCGCTCAAGAGTGCGATCGAAGAGCTGAAGGCGGCGGCGGTCGACGAGCCCGAGGACGAAGAGACCAAGGCCAAGAAGGCGGCCGAGGAAGAGGAAGACAAGAAGGCGCAGAAGGCGCTCGAAGACGCGGGGCTGACCGAGGCGGCGAAGCGCCTCTTCGCGAAGGCGAAGGGAAAGAAGGAGTGGGGCAGCGACGCCGCGGGGGCGAGTGCTCCCGAAGCCGCGGGTCCCGCCGCGCCGAAACCGCCGAAGAAGCCGACGCCCCCGGGCGAGTCGCCCGAGGCGACCGATACGAAGGCGAAGAAGGGCGACGAGGTCGTCACGAAGGGCATCGACGTCGCGCCGGACGGCACCGTGTGGCCGGGCGACTTGAACACGCCCGAGTTCGTGAAGGACGGCACGGTCCCCACGGCGAAATCGTTGGAGTGGGGTAGCGACACGCCGGCCGGCAAGTGATCGGGGGTCTTCATGAAGGCCGACGACACGGCGACCCCGCGACGCCGCGGCGAGTCGGATCCTGAAGAGAGGATCGTCTCGCGCGAGAAGGACGAAGTCGGCGTCGAGAAAGTTCAGCCCGTCGGGATCTTCGGATACTCGGCGGGCAAGAGCTTGATCGCGAAGCGACTGGTCAAGCTCTTTCCCGCGCACGACACCTACGTCGAGCCGTTCGCGGGCTCGGCGGCGCTCTTCTTCGCGAAGACCGAGGCGCCCGTCGAGGTGCTGAACGATCAAGATGCCGACGTGATGTTCGCCTACAAGGCGATCCAGAAACTCTCGAAGGACGAGCTAGCGAAGTTCGCGTCGAAGGATTGGGGCGGCTCGCCCGAGCTGTTCAAGAAGCTCCAAGGAAGCGCACCGACCGACAAGCTCGATCGGCTGCACAAGTTCCTCTACGTGATGCACTTCACGTTCGGGAAGAGGAAGAACGGGCTCTTTCGATCCGACGGCGTCGGACGCGTGTGCAAGGCGCCTGCGCGCGTCGCGAACCTGCAAGCTCGTCTGAAGCACGCGAAGATTTTGTGCGGCGACTACGAGAAGGCGATCAAGGGCTACGACAGCAAGAGCGCCTTCCACTTCCTCGATCCTCCCTACGCGGGCTCGCATGCGTGGGGCGAGATCGGCGAGAAGGGATTCGACGAGGCGCGCTTCCGTAAGGTGCTCGAAGGGATCAAGGGACGGTTCCTTCTCACCTACGGCACGACGGGCAAGCTCGACACGTCGGGGTTCGAGGTCAAGAGGATGCGCCAAGTTCGCAACGTGCGCCGCGGGCTCGGCGACACGAACGGCAAGGCGAACCTGACGCACTTGATCGTCTCGAACTTCAAGGTCGCCGCGAAGTCGCTCGGCTCGGACGTCGAGCTGGACGACGTGATGCAGATCGTCGACGTCGGCCCCGAGGGCGAGCACGTGATGATGACGGGATCGCAGACGACCGTGAGTGTCCCCGAGCAGCTCGCGCCTGCGCGCAAGTGGGAGCACGAGAACGACTTGCTCGCGTATCCCGCCGAGGTCGGCGCCGTGAAGAGCGACATCCGGCTTCGCTTCCTCGACAAGCGCGTCGAGATGGACTTCGTCGTCCCGATGAACGACACCACGATCGGGTGGACGCTCGACGTGCAGCGCGCCGAGTTGAACCAACCGCCCGAGCTGGTCATCAAGAATTTCTCGTTCGAGGGGTCGCGGTTCTTTTGGCCGCTGACGAAGGGCGTGATCGCCTTCGAGACGCCGAGCGAATCGATCGCGACCGACGTTGCGAAGTTCGACGAGCCGCTCGTCGAGTTCGGACTTCAGACCGAGACGAGCCACGAGTATTTCATCTCGAAGAGCGGCGAGTGCGCGGGACAGCTCACGCTCGGGCGCGACGCGGATCGGTTTCCTCCGCTCTTCGATACGCACCCTTGGCTCGCGACGTACATCGACACAAAATTCATCCCGAACGCCGTCCTCAAGGGCGCGCCGATGCCACCTGACGGCGTGAGCGCGCTTCCTCTCGTTCTCGAAAAAGCGATCCCGGTCGAGTTCCGATATTGGGAGAGGAAGGGCGACGAGGCGCGCGAGTGCCGCGATGCGCTCATCGCGTCCGGGTTCTTCGAGTCAACGATGATGGCCCCGGTCGACGGCGAGCTTGCCCCGGTCGTCGAGAGCTTCAAGCTGTTCGAGCCCGTCGAGACTGCCGAGCCCGTGAGTGAGTGGCCGCTCTACAAGGCCGCGTCGCTCCTCCGCGACGGCGAGTCGCTCGTCGAGGTGTTCTCGCCCGGCCCCGATGCGATCGCGAAAGCGGCGGGCTCGGGCCGAGTCGTCTACATCGACGCGGGCGACGTGAACGACGGCGCGCTCGGTGTGCTCGCGAAGTCTCTCGGCACGTCGGCCGACGAGTACATCGTTACGTCCGTCGCGAGCAGCGAGGCGCACGCCGCGCTCGCGAAGCTCGGCCGCGTGTTCCAATTTCGTCCGGGCGAAGGAGTCGGCGCCGATGCCGTCAAACGTCTTTTCGTCGCAAGTTTCGGTGTTCGCGGGGACGATATTCTCTGGCTCGACAAGGGGGACGTCCCGAGTCCGACCTACCCTAACGATCCGCGTAAGCCGAAGCTTCGCGAATACACGACCCCGAGCGATGACTCTCCCGACCTTGGAAAAGCTGACGGGAAACATCCTGGCGCACCGGCAGACGATGACACCGTCCGAAGTGTCGTGCATCTCGCGGACACGATCGGCGACAATCTTGCGCACGCGCGCGCGCACGTGGAGTCCGTCGTCACGTGCAAGGATCTAGACGCGGCACATTGGAACGGCTCGCACGCGGCGAAACATCTCGGCGAAGCGGCCGATCACGCGAAGCGGCTCGGCGAGCATATCAACAAACACCCCGAGATGGCCGCGGAGTGGCGGCGGCTCGGCTCGCTCGATCCGTATCCGCTCCCGTCGACGGCGAAGTTCGCGCTCGCCTCGAAGGCGGCGAAAGAGAAGACGCCGCGCGGCATGCTCGAAGGCTTCGGCCCGCCGAACGAGTGGAGCGGCTACATCGGCATGGCTCTCGGTCCCGAGCGACGCAAGACGCTCCGCGAGACGTGGGACGCGCTCACGGCCGAAGAGAAGGCGAAGGTGCAAGCCGCGTTTCAGGCGAGCTTCGAGAAAGCCGAGTTCAACAACCCCGACCCGGGCGGCCCCGGCGATCGCAAGCAACCGCGCGAGCTGGACAAGGGCACGGGCGACGCGACGTTTCAGACGGGCGAAGCGGGACGGTTGCAGCCCGCGGTTCAATTCGATGTCGCCGGCAACCCGAAGGTGCGCGAGCGCGACCACGAGCGCTCACTGAAGATCGTCAAGGCTGACGACTCGGAAGAACACTACGTGCTCGGCATCGTGCTCGAACCCGACGTCGTCGACGCTCAGAAGGACATCTACTCGTCGACCGAGGTTCGCGACGCGTGCCACAAGTACATGAGCGAGTTTCAGAACAGCGGACTCATGCACAAGGAGATCGTGAACGGGAAGGTCGTGCTCCTAGAGTGCTATCTCGCACCGTGCGATTTCAGCGTCGGCGATCAGCACGTGAAAAAGGGGACGTGGATGCAAGCGGTCCGCGTGAAGGACGCGAAGCTTTGGGACGACGTGAAGAAGGGCGCGCTCACCGGCTTCTCGATCGGCGGCAGCGCGAACCGTCAGCCCGACCCGAAGGCGAACCGGAAGTATCTCGCGCGTAAAGAGAGCGCCGAGAAGAAGATCGCGTTCCAAGGGATCCCGATCCACGTCGACCGCCCGAAGGGCAGTGTTCAGATGGGCGTTGACGCGAAGGGCAACGAGTGGAAGCGCGAGTACAAAACCGACTACGGGTTCATCCCTCGCACGAAGGGCGGCGACGGTGAGGGGCTCGACGTCTTCGTCGGCCCGAACAACAATTCGCCGTTCGCCTATTGGGTGACGCAGCACAACGACGAGGGCGAGTTCGACGAGTACAAGCTGTTCCTCGGCTACGATTCGCAGGCGGAAGCGAAGAAGGCTTACGAGGATCACATTCCGAAGAAATACTTCGGCGGCATGCGCGAGGGGACGATCCATCAGATCAAAGCGCTCTTGAACCAAGAGCCGAAAGAGCCGCTCTCGAAGGCCGTCCGGCTCATGCTCGACGCCGGCTGAAATTCGAGGATTGACACGGCGCGTCCGCGCCTGTCAGAATTGCGCACGTAGGCCGACCTTCGGGTCGCCGGGTTGCTGAGAGTTCTCATGCCCGGGACGGAAACGCAGCACGCGTTTCGGTTCCGGGCATTTTGCATTTGAGGTCGCGAAACATGGCCGACGCAGCGGAAGGCGTTCATCGACTGAAAGACATCCTCGTCGAAGAGGTGTCTCTCGTCGATCGCGCCGCGAACAAGCGTCGGTTCCTAGTCGTCAAGCGTGAGGGTGGCGAGATGAGCGAGCTGCGTTCCAACGGTCGGGGCGGATTCACTCGGGTCATGAAGGCCGACGACACCGACGACGAAGAGACCAAGGCGCGCAAGGCGGCCGAGGAAGCCGAAAAGGCGAAGGGTAAGCCCTTCCCCGGCGCAGCGAAGCCGTTCGGCAAGCCCGGCGAGGGCGAGCCTCCGAAGAAGGACGACGAGGACGATGAGGAGACGAAGGCGAAGAAGGCGGCCGAGAAGGAAGAGGACGAGAAGGCTTTGAAGGTTCTCGAAGCCGCGGGCCTCACCGAAGCCGCGAAGCGTCTCGGCAAGGCCGACCCGCAAGGGATGAAGCTCGCGAAGGAAGTGTCGAGTCTCGCCGACGCGCTCACGAAGGTCGCCGAGGATCTCAAGGGCGAGGAAGAGGACGAGCCGTCCGACGTCCACATGAAGAAGATCCTCGCGGCCCACAAGAAGATGGGCGCCATGTGCGACAAGTACATGCGCAAGGTCGGCAAGGCGGCGATCGAAAAGGTCGGCGCGAAGATGGCCGGCGCTCGGCTGAACGCGTTCAAGGAAGCGCTCGGCAACCTTCAGTCGATCCTCTCCGAGCTGATGGAGACGCCGGGGAGCGTGAAAGAGCACGCGGCCGACCCGGGCGATCCGACCATGCCCGCGAAGGGCTTCAAGGCTTCCAACCCGAGCGACGCGCCGACGAATGCGATGGGCGAGGCCGCGGTCAAGGCCATGCTCGAAAAGGTCATGAGCGACGTCGTCGAGCCGCTCGTCGAGGCGAACAAGAACCTCGTCGCTCGTCTCTCGAAGGTCGAGAAGGGCGTCGTCCCGAGCAACTCGATCCCGGTCGAGAAGCGCGGCGGCGGTCCACGCGGCGGTGCGGGGATCGCGTGGCCGATGGACATGAACGAGCCCGTGAAGGGCGACGTGAAAAAGAGCGAGAGCTTCTTCGACGTCGACTGATCGGCGAGCGACGAAGACACGAGATCCGAAACCGAGTCAGACGCGAGAGAACAGGGAGAGAGAACGATGGGAACGGTTGCCGCTGGAATCCTCGACAACAACACGATTCTTCAGAAGGCGGATCTCGCGCTCTCGGACATCACGACCGACGGCGGACTTTTGCAGCCTGCGCAGGCGCAGAAGTTCATGCGGATCCTCATCAAAGAGGCCGTCGTGATGAAGCTCGCCACGGTCGTCCCGATGCGCAGCCCGAAGCAGCTCATCGAGAAGATCCAGTTCGGCGAGCGCATCTTGCACGCCGGCACCGAGGCGACCGCGCTCGCCGTCGGGGACCGTTCGAAGCCCGACACCGAAGAGGTCGAGCTGAACGCTCAGCTCTTCAAGGCCGAGGTGCGGTTGAACAACGAGGTGCTCGAAGACTCGATCGAGCGCGGCCAGCTTCGTCAGACGATCATGCAGCTCATGGCCGAGCGCATCGCGACGGATATGGACGAGTGCATCGTCCAGTCGAACACCACGTCGACCGATCCGTTCCTCTCACGTCTGTCCGCGGGCGGGCTCTTTCAACAGAGCGTCTCGCAGGTCGTCGATCAGGCGACGACGTTCACGACGAAGCAGACGTTCCACACCATGATCAAGGCGATGCCTTCTCAGTTCCAGCGGAACAAGAAGGATCTTCGCTTCCTCACGTCGATCCAAAGCGAGCTGGACTACCGTGACTCGCTCGGTGAGCGCGCCACGATCGGCGGCGACAAGTGGACGACCGAGGACGTGCCCGTGCAGTACGGCGGGATCCCGCTCGTCGGCGTGCCGCTCTTCCCCGAGAACCTCGGCTCCGGTCTGAACACGACCGACGTGATCCTGACCGACCCGAAGAACATCAACGTCGGGATCTGGCGCAACATCCGCGTCGAGACGGACAAGCTCGTGAGCGAGGGCGTCCTGATCATCGTCGCGACGCTCCGCTTCGACATGAAGTACGCTCACGAGCCCGCGGTCGTGAAGTCGATCAACGTCCGCATCCAGTAACGCGGCCCTCGGCTGCGTCCCCCTCCACCGACGACCAACGACGAGAAGAAGTAGGGAGAAAAGATCATGTCACTCGGCAAGCTCAGCAACGCATCGGCGGCGTCGGTCACGACCGGGGCGGCAACCTTCGACCTGCACTTGCTCGCGGGTGCAGAGCTGGATCTTCTCATCGACGGACCGCCCGTCGTCATCTCGCCGACGTACTCGCCGATCTACGGCGGGAATCTCGTCAGCGTGAAGATCAAGGCGGCCGACTACGCGAGCTTTGCGGCGGCGACGGCGGCCGAGCTGGTCGCGGTCCTGAATCGCGAGCTGGCCGCGCAGGCGGCAGCGGGTCAGCCCCCGGCCGCGGTCGCGTCGGGGACGTCGACCGTCTCGATCAAGTCGGTCAAGCTCGGACAGAACGCCACGTTGCAGATCCTTCCGTCGAGCACGCCGGCACTTCTGACGGCGCTCACGCTGACGGCGGGGCTCTACCTCGGGGCGGGGCTCCTCGGGGTCGGCGCGCAGGTCTCGCCGATTTTCCACGACGTGATGAGCTTCGCTGGCGACAGCTCGTATCCGACGGGCGGATCGCTCGGGTTCGGCGCCGCGGTGAAGTCGTTTTTCGGCGACGGTCGGCAAGTGATCGCGGTTCTCGCGCTCGATTGCAACGGCTACATGATCGCCTACGTGCCCGCGACGGACGCGCTCAAGGTGTTCGACGGGGCCGACACGACGCCCGATGAGCCGCTCGACGAGGTCGACAACGGGACGAACCTCTCGGGGACGACGTTCAACGTCCTCGTGATCTCGGCCTAAGCCGAGGCGCACGAGACAAGCGACAAGCGACGACGAGGAGCGATCATCATGGGAACGAGCGTCAACGGAAAGCCGCCCTTCAGCCCGAGCGACGTGCAGCCGATCGCGGGCACGGACACGTTCGGATCGGGCGGCAAGAACTTCGCTCCGAATCAGGGCAACCCGTCCGTCGGCGCGGTGCTGCTCGATCTGCTCAAGCGCATCGCTCGCCCGGTCGCGAACGTGGCCGCGCTGCAAGCCACGGTCGAAGCTGACCGCGCGGACGGGATGCAGATCGTCACGCTCGACACGTACACCCTTTGGGTGTGGAAGGACGCCGACGCGACCGCGGCCGACGCGAACCATATCGAGCCGACCGACACGTCCGCGGGATCCGGTCTCGGTCGATGGGTGTCCATGGCGGTCAGCTCGGGTTCGGGTCAGGGCGAGGAGCAGCGCCTCACGATCGACGTTCCGCTCGCCACGATCCAGGCGCAGACGTCGGGCGTCGCCTTCAACCTCGGCGCCGCTCTCCCCGCGAACGCTCGCGTCTCGGGGACCGAGCTGAACGTGATCGCCACGGTCACGGGCGGCACGATCAGCGCGTGTCACTCGACCGTCCAAGGCGGCACGGACGCCGCGGGCTCACTGCAAGGCTCGACGGACGTGTTCACGGCGACGGGCACCTTCGACACGGCGGGATCGGATCCCTACGAGTCGCGAGGCGGTCAGCAACTCAAGATGACGCTCACGAGCGTCGGCGACACGCTCGCGCACGCGACGACCGGGCACCTCTCGGTCGACGTCTTCTACGCGATCGTTCCGTAACGGGATAGACATCACCGTCACTCGTAGCTAGAGTGAGGGCATGTCGACCCCCAAGCCCGCCGCGAAGACCGCCAAGCCGAACACGCGACTCGTTCGCCTCAAGCCCTACGATCGACGTCGACGCCACGTGATGCGCGTCTACGTGCACGGACCCACGGGGAAGAAGTTCGAGGAGCGGAAAGGCTGGTACAAGGTCGATGCCTCGCTCGCGAAGTACCTCGGCACCGTGCAGCAAATCGAAGGCGACGAGGACGCTCCGTTCGCCTTCGACGTGTGCTCGGCCGAAGAGGCGAAACGGCTCGACGAGCGCGAGCGCAGGGTCCGCGTCAAGCGCGCGGAGTCCGACGAGGCGAACGACCTCACGACGGGCGACCTCCACGGCAACCGAAGGCACGCCGGCACGGCGCGCGAGGCGGCCGAGGATCGTTTCGCAGCTCGGCGCGGGCGGGAGCCCGTCCGGCGCGAGCGCTCGATGCGCGTCGCCGACGCGACCGACGGCGTCTAACCTCTGTTCCGGGGAGGATCGCCGTCGTAGGATAGGGGCGTGATCTCGCTCGTCCCCGGTCAGGTCTCGAATCCCGAGACGCCTGCGCTCGTCTTCATCTCGCAGGTCGTCGGGCAAGCCGTGCCCGCGTTCTCGCTTTCGTTTCGGATCCTCGACATCCACACGCCCGACCTCGAAGCGAACCCCGGGGTCCTCTTTGGGCCGCATACCGTCGACCTCGTCAACGACATCGTCGAAGCGAACACGAGCAACGGCTTCGTCCCCGGGATCGATCAGATGAACCCGACGGCGGGCTTCTACGCGGCCGACTGGATGGTCCCGAGCGACTTGCCGCTCGGGAAGTACATGATCGAGTGGACCTACCTTCTGACGAACCCGACGTCGCAATCGCTCTCGTTCTCGAACAGCGAGAACCCGCCGAGCGGCGTCTTCCGAAAGGTGTTCGAGGTCGTCGCCGCGGGCTCGCTACAAACGAACCTCTCGCTCACGGCGTACAATTCGCCGCAAGCGCAATACTCGCTCGTGACCGATCTGCGGACCTTCCTCGACTGCGACACGAAGGATTTTTCGGACATCGCGCTCAAGAGGACGATCATCAAAGCGAGCGCGCTCATCGAGCGCGTGACCGGGCGCTACTTCGAGCCGCGCTTCACGACGCAGCGCCTCGGCGGCAACTCGTCGCGCAAGCTCGAACTCGGTCCCGCGATCGTGAGCGTGTCGAGCGTAGGCATCGACACCGAGCCCACGCAATCGGGAGACCTCGTCGTCGAGCTGGACTTGCTGCGCATCTACAATCGACACCTCGCGCAAGGGATGATCGATCCTGACGACAGGGACAACCCGCTCCTAGAGTTCGTGCACTCGGACGACCTCTACGGGATCCGCTTCATCCCCTTCCGCGGGATCTCGCTCCGCTCGCTCGCGTGGCCGATCGGTGTTCAGAACATCCACGTCCGCGGCTTCTTCGGCTTCACGGATCCCGACGGCTCGCCGTGGGGAGAGACGCCCGAACCGATTCAGCACGTGTGCCGATTGATCTGCGCGCGCGAGGTCGGCAAGCCCGGCACCGACAAGCGCGAGGACGCTCAGTGGCGATGGCGTGTGAAGAGCGAGAAGACGCGCGAGGTCGAGATCCAGATGGTCGAGCCGCGCAAGTGGGGCGAATACTTCGGCGACCCCGAGATCGATTCGATCCTCTCGTCCTACTTGCGACCCCCGAGGATCGGTGCGGTATGAAGTCGCCCTTCCGTCTCCCGCGCGCCGAGAAGGTCTCGCGCGCGCATGCGCGCACGGACGCGCGCCGCGCCCGCGCCCGCGCTACGCGCAACGCGCGCAGGCGTGAGGCGCGCGCGCTCGCCCGCGCGAGTGCACCGATCAAGATCAAGAAGTCGCCCGAGGAGCGCCGCGAACACAAGCGCAAGGCCGATCGGGATCGGCTCGCGAAGAAGAGGGAGCGCCGCGCGCTCGCGTTCGAGGCGGCATGAGGCCGCGCTTGCATCACGCCTTTCTCGTCGAGGTGCGAATGCTCGACGCCGTCGCGACGCGCGCCGCACTCGAACAGTCGACCGACGTGCCCGAGATCACGAGCGGCTACGATGACGACTTCAAAGAGATCGTCGTCGTCTCGAACCCGACGCGCACGACCGAGCGGCAAGAACAGGATCCGATTTTGATCCCGTCGCAGATCGAGGACCCGACCTTCCGCGCGCTGATGCAGATGTCGGCCGGCAATATCCCCGACACGAAGCTAGAGCTTGTTTGGGCGCGCAAGGATTTGGAGTGTCTGTCCCTGATCGTCCCCGAGACGGGCGTACCCTTGATCCGCGTGAACGACCGCGTCGCCTCGATTCGCGATCGATGCGGGTCGCCCATCATGAGGATCTTCACGCCCCCGGGGCTCTACGTGACCGACGTGCGGCCGACGTGGGGCATCGCGCAGCGCGGCGACCTCTTCATCGTCACGCTGGACGATCGCGAGCAAGGCGTGCAGCGCTGATGCCTCTTGAGGGCGATTGGGACAAGGCCGAGAAGGCGCTCGACGGTCTCGGTCCCAAGTTCATGAAGGCGGTGCGGAAGGCGATGCTCGTCGAGGGGCAGACCTTGCGCGGCGAGGTCGTCAAGGGGCTCGACTCGCAGGCGCCCGCGGGGCAGAGCTTCACGCCGCTCTCTCAGATCACGCTCGCGATGCGACGCTTCGGCGATGCGCGAAACTCGTCGTTCAAGGGGAGCAAGGCGCTCATCCGTCGGGCCGACCTCCGCAACGGGATCGTGAGCGTGCAGAAGGGCGACGAAGTGTTTGTCGGCGTGCTCCGCACGGCGCACTCGAAGACGGGCGAGAGCCTCGTGAACATCGCCGAGGAGCACGAAAACGGAGTCGGCGCGATCGTGGTTCCGATCACGCCGAAGTCGAGTCGTTACTTTCACGCCGCGCTCGCGGCGGCCGGCATCGAGTCCCCGAAGAGCGATGCGACGGGCGGCGGCGTCGCGATCGCGATCATCCGAATCCCCGCGCGCCCGTTCCTCGGTCCCGTCTTCGAGAAATTCGCCAAGCCCGAGGACGTGCGCGCGCGCATGTATCACCGAATCTCTAACGAGCTGAACCTCGGGGGCGAGGGCGGCGGGCACGAGTAGGCGGCGGGCGCTCGTCGGCGGCGACGTTCGATTGCAGCCCCTCGCGGAGCATGTGCCATACGTGCCCGTAGAGGTTCGCGCGCGCGACGCCTTGCGTGCGGTAGACCTCGTTCTTGAAGTTGTCGTATTCGAGATCGCCGGTCACGAAGACCGAGAGCGCGTGACCGATCGCGCGCCGCGTGGCGACGAAGCGAAAGCGGTAGTCGGCGTCTTCGGTCTCGACGATGGGGGACGGGGGCTGCACGTCGATGTCGCCGTTCGCGCCCTCGATGAAGCTCACGAAGTCGAGGGCATCCCGCGCGACCCGGGCGCGCACGAGGACAAAGTGTTTGTTCTCGCGGTGCGCGACGATGGAGAAAAAACCGAAGGGGGTGAGAAGCCACAAATTGCTATCCAGCCTTTCGCCGTCGGGTTGCTCGATCGCGCTCGCAGGTACGGCAGAACCGCGAGCCGCGGTAGAATCTCGTGTTCGATTTCGTGAAGCGATGTCCGCGAAGGCAGGCAAGCGATCCGCTCACGTTGATCGGTCGTTGGATCTCGCCCGGCTTGAGGTGCGCCTTCCACATGATCAGGACTCGACCTCGGCGTCCGTCTTGCGGCCGACGGGGAGGTAGGTCAGCGGCGCCGGCTTCGATTGGCCCTTGCCGTAGAGCAGCGAGGACACCGAGTGCTCGATCTCGTCGGCGTTGAAGTCGTCCTGTTCGACCTCGTGCGCGTAGCGCGTGAAGGCGTTCACGACTGCGCCGCGCGAGATTTCCTTGTGACCGTGCGCCGCGTAGCTCGTGTCCGCTTCCCACATGGTCATGAGCTTGGGGATCGTCTCGTCGCGCCGGCCGCGCACGGGGACAAGCTCGCGCTCGATGATCGAGTTGAAGATCCCGGGCATCAGCTCGGACACCTTCATCGGCATGTCGTCGGCGCTCACGCCCTCGAAGGGCTGCACGCGGTTGTCATCGGCGGCGTAGTTCCACGCGGTGAGGAAGTGCTCCAAGCGGCCGAGCGCGTCCTTCATCCCCTCGGCGAACCGAGTCGCGAGCGCCTCGACGGTGCCCGTGTGGCGCAGCCGGAAGAGCGGCGTCGACGCGCGGTCGATGATGATCAGGTTCAGGCAAAGGTTCTGAAAGACGAGCGCGTCGCCGACGAGCGAGCCCCCGCCCGTGTCGTCCGTGCGGACCCGGATGCCCGCCTTGAAGAACTCGCCCGCGACGTAGTCTTTCGGCTGGACGTTGGAGTGAAACTGCACGTCGAAGATCGCGCCGCGGCCGTCGTAGACGATCCGGCACTTCGCGTCCCGAGGCATCGATCGGTCGAGCGCGCGCGCGACCATGTCGACGTCGAAGTTCGTGTAGCGCTTCGGCGAGACCACGCCGAAGACCTCGCGCGGCGTCGTCGAGCTGTTCGAGTCGCGCGTGCGCAGGCGCACCGCGCGCGGCTCCCATTTCGCGAGCGCGGCATCGTCGAGCCCGTTGCGCATCTTGATCTCGCTCTGCCCGAGCGCGGTCATCCAATGGTTCACGTTGATCGCGCGCAGCTCGGGCCAGCATTTCGTCAGGTAGGCCGCGCCCCCGATCCCCGAGTGGTAGCCTACGAGCGTCTCGAACGCGCGCTCGGTCACGCTGTAGCGCTTGTCCGGCAGCGCGAGCAGCCCGCCCTTGGTCATGCGGACCGCGGCGAGCGGCACGATCTCGTCGCTCCGCTTCTCGGCTTCGATCCTCGTGACGAAGTCGGCGCACGCGGGGCCGACCCCGGGGAGCGCGTCGTGTGCTGCGCGCGAGCGCGCGGCGTTCGCTACGCCCGTCGAGTTCACCATCGTCCCGCGGCGAAAGATCGTCGCCTTCGGGGCGAAGCCCGCGGCGACGGCGGCTTCGAGGTCGACGATCGAGCGCGCCTCGCCGATGACGTCGTGCCCCTCGCGCTTCGGCTCGAACGTGGGCGTGCTCGGCGCGGCCGAGAGGACGATCGCGCTCGACGCCTTGTTCGGCGGCGCGAGGTTGTCGACCTTCGGCGTCCCGCCGTGCTTCGCGACGAGTTCGTCGGCGACGTCGGACCACGTTGCGAGCGTGGCCCATCGGGTCTCGCCCCCGAGGGCGATGCGAACGGTCATATCGGGGGACGGCGGCGTGTCTTCGATGCGTGCGGTGTTCTGAGCGGCCATGGTGGCGATCCTTCCGGGGGCCTCGCGGCCCCCCGTGTGCGGTCCTAGAAGCTCGTGTAGAAGCCCGTGTGATTCGTGAAGACCCGGCGCAGGTCGTCGCAGTAGACGCCCTCGATCTCGGCGACGACGGCGACCTTGAAGCTCGGCGCGCGGCCGATCTTGAAGAACGCGACGGTGTAGGTGTCCGACCCGAGGTCGAGCGTCACGCGGACCCGGTTGATCCCGTCCTTGGCGCCGCGGCCGATCGCGAAGGTGAGCGACGTCGAGTCGCCCATGAGGTTCTTGCAGCCCGTCATGGCCGAGAAGCGCGGCCCCCCGAGCTGAGCGAAAATGGTGTTAGCGACGGTCATGTCGGTCGAGCGGGTTTCGGTGGCGTTCATGCTGTCCTCTATTGCAGGCGCTATGCCAGAACCGTCAGAGACGCAATATCCACTACATGCAGCGGATCGGCCCTCGCGGACCAGGACCGATCGATCATGGTTTTTCGGCACTTCGTGAGATCCTCGATGTTTTCACTATGACACTTCCGTCATAGGTCCGCAAGCCCTGCACGCCCCCCGGCCACCCTCAAACGAGGGTGGTAGTCGCCGGGGTCGGCCCCGCGGGCGCGTCAGCGGGGCTCGTAGGCGCCGCGTCGGGCCGTGACGAGGGGGGGCCGTTCTTGTAGCTGGACGACCCTTCGAGCTTCGCCATGAGCAGCTTGCGGGCCGTTTTGAACTCGTCGCCGATGAGCCCGAGGCGAAGAAGGAAGACGCGGAAGTCATACTTCGCGGTCGCCGGGTTGAAGGTGCGCTTCCGTGCCATGGCGCCCTTGGCGGTCAGCGCCTTGGTCGCGAGAGCAAGGCAAAGCTGGACGTTGCTCTTGACCTGCCCCGCGTGCAGCGTCCCCTCGAAGTAGCGGAACTCGACGGTCCCGCGGAAGAAGACCGAGTGCATGTTCAAGCCGTGGTAGCGGCTCTCGTGATAGTGCTGCCCCTGCGCGTAGGTCGACTCCGACCCGTACCACGCGCGGGAGAGTGCCTCGCGCGAGCCCGGCCGGCTCGAAGCCATGCGGCGGATGAAAGCCTCGTCGACCGGCTTCGTGTAGTGGCCGAGACGGGCCGATGCGACCCCGAGCGCGGCGACCATGAGCGGCTTCGCGAGCCGCACGAGCGCAGCGGCGTCAAAGCGGTCCGCGGGGGTCCCGACGTGGACGTGCATGCCGCACGAGTAGTTGACCTTGGCGCCCGCGGCGCGAAGGGCGCGCACGACGCCCTGAATCGACTCGAAGTCGGTCCACGTGCAGATGGGGGTGACGACCTCGCCCGAACCGCCCATGCCCGAGAGCGACGCGTCCGACATGACGATCCACTTGCGGCCGTCGGGCATCACGATCGCCGTCTTGTCGTAGTGTCCGCCCTCGTAGACCGAGCGACAACCGGGGAAGAAGACGTCGAGGGCGCGCTTGACGGCGTCCGCGAGGACCGCGCGGCTCACGCCGACAGTCTCAAGCTCCACGCCGAAGGTGAGGGTCTTCATCGTGTCGATCAGCTTTGCGTTCGGGTTCATGCCACCCTACCTTGCAGACCGTGTGCCAGAACTGGCAATCGTGGACGAACACGGAAACATCGAGGATTCCGCGGGTCTTTTTCTTCCGGTGTTCGTTACGTATGACACCACTGTCATAGGCAACCAAGATCCGCGGACTTGTACCAGGACCGATCGGTCCGGGGGTCCGTTTTCTTCGAGAAAAACGTATGACACCACTGTCATAGGCTCACGATGCCCGGGGCATATTCGGACCACTTACGCACCATTATCCGCGAGTTTAGGTGATTATAGCGCTCTGCCACTACTGGCACAAGCTCTGCAATATGCTAGACTCACAAGACACGCAACCGAAAGGACCCCGACCATGAGCTACGAGACCGCCCCCGCAACGCTCCTCATCGCCACCCACTGCGCCGTGTGCAACCGCGCGCTCGTCGACTCCGTCAGCGTCGAGGCGGGCATCGGCCCCGACTGCCGCGCGAAGCACGGCTACGGGGAAGCGCAGGGCGCCCCCGACTACGCGAAGGCCGCGCGCACCCTCGCGACCGAGAACGCGGCGACCGCGGACGAGCTGGCCGCGTGGGTTCTCTTGGACGCGCAGAGCTTCGCGAACAAGCTCGTGCACCGCGTCGCCTGCGCGGCGACCGCGAACCGCCCCTCGACGCGCGGCGCCTGCATCGTCGCGATCGCGGCGCTCGGCTTCGACAAGCTCGCCCGGATCCTCGCCCGCGCGGCGAAGGGCATTTGCGTCGACGAGGTCGGCGGGATGCTCGTCGTCGTCTCCCCCTTCTCGCCGGCTTTCAACGACGCGGCCCGCAAGATCCCCGGGACCCGATGGGTCAAGAACGCCGACGGCAAGGGCGGCGCCCGCCACATTCCCGAGTCCTCGCGCGGCGCCCTCTGGGCGGCCCTGAAGACGAGCTACCCCAAGGGAACCCCGGTCTTCGGGACGAAGGGAACGACGGTCCTCTAGGGGGACCGCGGCCCCGCGGGCGCACTCCCGCGGGGCTGCGAGCGAGCATCGCGAGGCGTAGGACTCTCCCCGACCCACGGGGGCTCTGAACAACGGATGGGGGCCGGCTCGCGGTGCTCGCTCGCAGCGATTGCGTGCGTATGACACCACTGTCATAGGCAAAACATCGACGAATCACGAAGTCTCGAAAATACCAGGACCGATCGATCATGGTCCTCGGGCGCTTTGACGCGTATCTTCGCGTAACTTGGTCTATGCCAGTAGTGGCACACGCGGTGCAATAGAGGTTAGTCATGAACGCCGAGCAAATCGCCAAGGTCTCTCAGGTCCGCAACGTCGTCGCCGCGCGCGGCGACTCCACGATGGTCTACGACGCCGCGTTGAACGGGCACCCCGTCGCCGTCGAGCGCGTCATGTTCGAGGTCTTCGGGCACGTGCCCGCCTACTTGCGCCCCCGCGCCCCGGTTGCGAACGCGCACCGCGGCGAGAGCCCGTGCGAGGTCTGCGGCGCCCCCGACGGTTGCGCGCACGACGTCGGGTGCCCCGAGGTGCAGTCGTGAACGCCCCCGGCATCGTGTGGGGCGTCTTCGACATGGTCGCCCGCGTCGACGTCGTCGTCTTTCTCGCCGAGGGCGACGCGATCGACTTCGCTCGCACGAGCAACGCGGGCGGCTCGGTCCCCCGGTTTCAGGTCGAGCGCGACGTCGCGGTCTTCCGGCACGCCCCCTCGTGGGCGCGCAAGCATGGCGCCTTTCGGTTCAGCGGGGGGCGGTCGTGAGCCGGCCGAGCCGCAAGCCCGAGACGCTGCTCGTCGACGGGCGGCCCTTCCGGCTCATCGCCGCGCGCGCCCCCGCGCCCCCCCGCGAGCGCGAGGAAGATCGCGCGCTCGAATACCTCGCCCGGCTCGGGCGGGTCGTCGTCGAGCCCGTCGAGGGCGGGTTCAAGGTCACGATCGCCGCGGGTTCGGTCTGCGGCCCCACGCTCGAAGAGGCGCTCATCGGCGCCGTGAAAAAGGAGATGGATCCATGAGCATCATCCACACAATCACGCTCGCGAACGAGCGACGCATGAGCGGCACCGTCTCGGCGACGCGCAAGTCAGAGAACCGCCGCTACGCCGCGTGCGTAACCGCGACGGCGACCGAAGAGACTGTTCGGATCGACGAGGCGTCGAAGGCCGCGGACGAGGCGAAGCTCGTCGAGCTGCGCGCAGCGCTGGCCGAGGCGGTCGCGCGGGTCGGCGTGAGCGAGGCGGACGCGCGCAAGTGGTACGAGGCCGCGGCGGCTCGATGGTACGACGGCGGCAGCGGCAAGGACGCGCAAGGCTTTCTCGCGACGGTCGAGCGTGTTCGCAAAGAGAAGGGGCTCGACGACTGGCGCAGCCGAAACGAGGTCGAGCGGCTCGCACGGATCGACTGCGCGGCGCGCGGCATCGAGGACCCCTACGCCAAGGGCGGCAAGTGGGACGTCGTGCACGCGGCCGACGAGGTCGAGCGACTCGATCGTGATCTGAAGCGACGTCGCCCGATCGTCATCGGCGCCGAGGGCGTACTCGGATGGTGCGGCTCGGTCGCGCTCGCGCAGAAGGCGACGGGAGCCCGGACCGCGGCTTGGCACTCGGCGCGCGGCTACAAGATCACGATCCGAACCGACATCACGGTCCGCGAGACCGTGAAGCGCGCCCCGAAGAACCTATGACAGTGTTGACATACGCGGCCCGAGGCCGCAGACTAGAGGACACCATGAAGACACGATCGTTCAATCTTCCCGAGCCCGACCCCGCGATGAATCCGGTCCTGCACGCCATGGCGCGAGAGATGGGCGGGCGCGTGATCCTGCAAGGCCCCGGCGCCGTCGGCTTCGGGCACTGACGAGCCGATGGTCGACGTCGGCAGCTACGACGAGATCCGCAAGGGGCAGGTCTGCGGCGGGCGCTTCCTGCTCTCGGTCTCGCACGAGCGCGTCCTCGTCGGCGTCGCTTCGAAAAGGACGGAAGGTTGGAGGTCGCATCATGAACCGCGTCTTCGTCTACGGGACCCTTATGCGCGGGTTCGGCAATCATCGGCTGCTCTCGAACAGCATCTTCGTCCGCGAGGCGCGCACCGTGCCCATCTTCGAGATGATCTCGCTCGGCGGCTTCCCCGCGATCCTCGCGGGCGGCAAGACGTCGATCGTCGGCGAGGTGTTCGACGTCGGACACGCGACGCTCGCGCAACTCGATCGGCTCGAAGGTCACCCGCATTTCTACGAGCGCATGCTGATCGCGCTCGAAAGCGGCAATGAGCTGGACACGTGGAGCGGCGGGAAGGTCTACGCCTACGTGCTCTCGCGCGGGCGCATGCGCTTCGGTCGAACCGACCCGGTCGTCGCGTCGGGCTCGTGGCGCGAGCACGTGCAGGCGGAAGAGGCGCGCGCGCACGAAGACGACGAGCCCGAGGGGTGGTTCGCCGACGAGACCGAGGCGACGCCATGAAACGGCGAACGCTCCGCGTGCAGCTCGTCGAGACGAAGCGGACTGATCTCGTCTGCATCGGGTGCGGTCAGTTCCGAACGCAGTTCGCGATCGTCGTCACGGGCGAGAGCGACGAGCACGCGCAGGCGGGCGTCCACAAAGTGTGCATCGGCTCGATCAAGGTCGGCGGCAAGCGGCCCGACGTCGAGCCCCCGCCCCCGCGTCCGACGCGACGCGCGCCGAAGAGGATCGATCGCCCCGTCGACGACGTCGTCGCCCGACTCGCGGCCGAGGAAGACGCCTTGATCAAGGAGCTACAAGGATGAGTCTCGTTTTCGCCTACGGCAGCAACTTGAACCGCGAACAGATGCTCGCGCGCTGCCCCTCGTCTCGCATCGTCGTCGCGGCGACGCTGCACGGCGCAGCGCTCACGTTCGCCGGCTTCTCGGTTCGGTGGGGCGGCCCCGTCGCGACCTTCATCGGCCGGCGCAAGGCGACGCTCCCCGGTCTGCTCTACCGCGTCGACCCGATCGACCTCTGGCGCCTCGACGGCTACGAGGGCGCGCCGCACACCTACGCGCGCGTGCTCGTGAACGTCATCTCGGCCGAGACGAGGCGCGAGGCTCCCGCGATCGCGTACAAGCTCACGAGCGATTGGAACATGGGCGAGCTTCCCTCGATGGACTACCTCTGCACGATCGACCGCGCCTACCGCGACCTCGGCTTCGATCGGGGGCACCTCTTCCGCGCCGCGTTTCGTCAGCGCGCGCGCTCGGATTGACAGCTTGGACGATAATGTCATAGGTAAAGGAACCTCATGTCCATCTCGAACCTCGGCGCTCTGATCGTCACGCACCCCGAAGACGCAAAAGAGCAAATCCTCGCGGCCGTACTGCGCGCGAAGGGAGATCGGAAGAAGGCCGCCGAGCTGCTCGCGACGACGCATCGATCGTTCTATCGCTTCGTCGAGAAGCTTCGCTTGTGGGACGAGATCGACAAGCTGATCAGCGAGAACGGCTTCCCGCAGATCCCCGGCCCGCCGCGCTCGGCCGAGAAGATCAAGAGCGCGATCGTGCTGATGAAGGGCGACCTCACGCGCGCGGCTCGCGTCCTCGAAGTGCGACCCGGCGCGCTCGAAGGTAGAATCCAAGAGCTGAACCTATGGGACGAATTGAACGCCACGCTCAAGGCATCGAAGCTCAAGCCGCTCGAACGACCTCGTCAGCCTCGGGCCTAGAGTCGGCTCGATGGTGGCGGGCTCGCGCGCGCGCGATCGTGGCGTGCACGCTCGACGGCTTCGAGGGTGAGCGCATTTTCGCGGCGCGCCTGCGCTACGAACTGCGCCGTGATTTTGCGCGGTACAAGCGGCGCAACGCGCCAGTCCACACGCGCACGATCTGGCGCCAGGTCATTGCGCGCGCGTGCGCGTGCAAGGGCATCCGGTCGATCACGGACAACCGCATGCGTCAGCTTCCGCTGTTCGAGCAAGGGCGAGCCGCGTAGACTCTGGGCGTGCCGACGCCCCCGCCGACCATCACGAGCATCACGCCCGCGATCGGGCTCGCCTCGGGCGACTCGCTCGTCTCGATCGTAGGGACGGGCTTCAACGTCCCCGTCGACGCTCCCGACACGAACAGCGACTACGACCCGCTCTCGCTCACGACGGCGACGCAAACCGTCCTCGTCTACTTCGACGGCGTGCTCGCCGAACAGGTTTGGGTTCGATCGTCGACGCTCATCGAGGCGCGCATCCCTCCCGGCAACGCGGGCAGTCCTTACGTCCCCCCGGGGCGGCAAGTGACGGTGATGCTCGTCAACGTCGCGCAGGGCACGATGACGCCGCTCGCAGGTCAGAGCGTCTCGGTGCCGAACGCGTTCACCTACGCGCTGCCGATCCTGACGAGCGAGTACGAGAGCGACCTCGCGCGCGCGATCCGAACGCTCTTGCAGCTCATGAAGGGACAGCTCCTCACGGTCGAAGTGAACTACGCCGTGCAGACCGATTACGACGCGAACACGGGCGACGAGCTACACGTGACGAAATTCGCGAAGCTCCCCGGCATCGTGATCGTCGGTCCCGACATGCGCGAGAACCGCTTCTACTCGCAGAACGAACAGCCCGATTTCGACGACGGGACGATCTCGAAGCTCGACGGCGTATCGCCCGCGGGTTTCTTCGAGACGCGCGTACCGTACACGGTCGACCTCGTCTTCGACGTCATCGGCGCGAGCGACAATAAAGTCGAGCTGCTCAATCTCGAAGCGAACTTCATCTCGTTCATGCACAAGAACAAATTCCTCTACATGAACCGCTCCGCGACCGACGCGTCGAAGGGCGAGATCCGATGGGAGATGGATTTCGAGCCGCACGGTCAGCCGAAGAACACGACGACGCCGAACAACTCCAACCTTCGATCGTGGGAAGCGAAGATCGTCGTGCGCGGCTTCGACATCGAGACGTTCTCGGGGCTCGCGACCGATGGTGCGCCAGATCCGGCAAGCCTCATCCCGGCGCACGCGATCGTCGAGCATGGACGGTACGCCGACGACGTCGTCGTGAAGGCCGAACAGCTCGACGACGACTGACCCCTGTTCATCGCGAAAGTTCGCGGATAAGCTGCGCTCATGACGGAAGACGCAGCCCCGGCGCAAGCCGATCAGGTTCTCGTTCGCAACACTTCCGGCCGCATGCTCACCCTCATCTTGACGGGCAAGCATCTCGCGGCAGCGGCGCCCGGGTCCCCTCACCGCTACAAGCCGGTGAAGCTCGTCACCGTGCACCACGCGAAGAGCGGCGCGCTCGCGATGCGCGTCCGTAAGACGCTCATGGCCGACGCGCTGCGCATCCCCGTGGGTCCCGACGTGCGAGTCGATCGCGCGGCGACCTACTGCGCCGAGTTCCGCAAAGCGATCGCGAACAAGAAGATTCGCGTCATGGCCGACCCGGCGCCCCCGGCGCCCCCGCCCGCGAAGCGAGAGCCGACGTGGGCAGAGCAGAAGGCCGCCGAAGCGGCGTCGAAGACGGCAGCGAAGTAAGACCCCAAAGGGAGCGCGCGCACCGATGAGCAACAATCAGCTTCTCTCGTCCAAGATCGCCGTCATCGAAGTCCCGCCGCAGAACCCGGCGATTACCGGAACCTCCCTTTCCGACTGCGCCATGGAGGCCGTGTGCAAGCGCGGTCCCATGCCGGGCTCCGTCGGTAATTTCGCGAACAAGCTGACCGCGCCGACGCTCGTGACCGGCTTCGGCCAGTTCGCGAAAATCTTCGGCGGCTTCTCGTCGAACAGCGAAGGCGCGCTCGCCGCTCAGATGTTCTTCGACAACGGCGGGATCAATTTGTGGGTGAGCCGCGCGGTCCACTACACGACTCCGACGAACCCCAATTCGCAGACGGCGACGACGGGCGAAGTCGTCTTGAAAACCGCCGTCCTCACCGCGCAGCCGGCCGTGATGAAGTCGCTCATCGCTGGCCCCTACAACCTCTCGCCCGGACAGACGCTACTCATCTCGCTCGACGGCGGCGCTCCGTCGACGACGACGTTCTCGGCAACCGCAGCGGTCGACACGGGCTCGAACACGCAACCGTTCGCCCTGACCAACGGCGACACCTTCGTCCTCTCGATCGACGGGGAGCCGAACGTCACGGTCACGTTCCTCACGTCGGAGTTCGTCAGCATCGGCGCCGCGACGGCGGCCGAGGTCATCGCGGTCATCAATGCCGCGCTCGCCGCGGCGGGCTCGCCCGCAGTTGCGACCGTCAGCGCAGGCGCGGTCCGCATCACGACCACGACCGAAGGCACCGCGTCGTCGATTCAGATTTTCGCCGGGAACAACGGCTCGCACGCGAACACGATCCTCGGCTTCGTTGTCGGCACGACCTCGGGAACCGGCAACGTCGCGAACATCGCGACGACCACGGCGGCCGAGGTCGAGACCGCAATCGTCGCCACGATCGGCGGCGCGGTCACGGGCTCCGTCGTCGGCGGCGCTCCCGAGATCACGACGGTCGCCACGGGTCCCGCGGTCTCACTCGAAACGACGGGCGGCACGGCGCAGGCGACGATCGGCTTCGCGCTCTCCGTCATCTACTCGGGCTCGGCGGCCGGCGCGATTCCTACGCTCGTCGTGCAGGGCAAGACGCCCGGGTCCTACGCGAACGCCGTGCAGCCTCAGATCACCGCGGCGACAAACGCCGTCACTGGTGACTTCAACCTGATCGTTCTCGAACAGGGTGCGGTCGTCGAGGTGTGGCCGAACCTCTCGATGATCCCGACGGCCGCGAACTACGCGCCGCTCGTCGTCAACGACGTAAACCAAGGGAGCGACTACGTCTTCCTCACCGACGAGATGGCCGCGGTCGGCTTCCCGAGCAACGTCCCCGCGAACGGGACGTTCACGATGACGGGCGGCGGCGACGGGCTCGTCGGGCTCACGGACGCCGACTACACGGGCAACCCGGACTCGGGCAACGGTCCGACGGGCCTGCACACGTTCGATCAGACGCAAGTGATCCGCTTGCTCATCGTGCCCGGCGTGGCGACGCCCGCAGTGCACAACGGGATGCTGACCTACTGCGAGGCGTTCCGCTTCGGCAGCATGTTCGCGATCCTCGATCCCCCGGCCGGCTTCACCGCGGCCGAGATGGTCACCTACGTCGTCACGACCGCCTTGCTCGAACAGTCGAGCGAGTTCGGCGCGATCTACTGGCCGCAGATCCAGATCGCCAACCCGGACACCACGGTCTACGGGACGGCGGCAGCGATCACCGTGCCCCCCTCGGGCGCGATCGCCGGACGCTACGCAGCGAACGACGCGTCGAGCCCCGGGGGCATCTACGAGGCACCCGCGGGCATGGGGCAGTCACCCGCGAATGCCGGGTGGGGACAGCTCCTCGGCGCGCTCGGTCTCGAAACCAACGAGGTCATGGACGAGACGAAGCGCGACCTCATCTACCCCGAGCTGATCAACCCGATCGTCGGTCTCACGGGGCTACCGATCCACATGGACGGCGCGAAGACGCTCCTCTCGACGGGCAACTTCCCGACGATCGGCGAGCGTCGAGGGATCATCTACATCGAGCAGTCCCTCGAAATCGGGCTCGTGCCGTTCAAGCACCGCAAGATCAAGGCGTCGACCCTCGCGGCGCTCGGTCGTGCGATCAAGAGCTTCCTCACGATCCAGACGCGCAACGACGCGTTCGCTTCGGACGATCCGACCCAAGCCTTCTCGGTCGACACGGGCGCCGACATCAATACGCCCGCAGACGCGCAGGCGCTCGAAATGAACGCGACCATCGGCGTCGCCACGGCGAAGCCGGGCGAGTTCATCATCCTGCGCGTGGGTCAGGACACGTCGCTTCTACAGACGCAGCTCGCGCAAGCGGCATAAGGAGAGGACCATCATGGCGTTCGGCACCCCGAGGACGTTCCACAAGAAGTTCAAGTTCCTCTTCGAGATCGATCAGTTTTCCTTCTTCGGCTTTCAGAAGTGCTCCGAGCTGAGCGCGGAGATCGCGAAGATCGAATACTTCGAGGGCGGCGCGCTCCTCCCGAACAAGGATCTCGGTCGCATCACGGTCGCCGACATCACGATCGAGCGAGCCGCGACGGCCGACGGCGACCTATGGAACTGGTTCAAGCAGTGCGCGAACATGATCTCGCAGACGGGCTTGATCGCGAATCAGTACAAGCGCGACGGCGACCTCGTGCAGCTCGACCGCGACGGTTCCGAGCTTCGTCGCTGGACGACGACCGGGCTCGCGCCTACGAAGTTCGTCGCGGGCGATTGGGACAACGAGGCCGACGAGAACGTGATCGAGAAGGCGACGCTGATGCTCGACACCTTCGACAAGACGTCGGGCCTGTAAAGCGAGCTTCCGCTTTCGTCACCGCTGACGAGCCTATGTCAGCACCGTCGATCTGTTCAAGTGGCTCCCGCAGTGGTAGCCCTTGGTCATGAGCGTCAAACTCCCCTCGGGAATGATCGGCGAAGTGCGCGGGCTGACCGGCAAGGACGGCCGCTACCTGACCAACGAGCAGAAGATCCGCGACAACGAGGTCGAGGGCTTCGTGCTCTCGAATTGCTGGGCGCGCACGCTCGACGAAGGCCCCTACCATCTCAAGGGCAGCGCGCCCGATTGGGACAACGCTCTGATCGGCGATCGCTTCTACGCGATGATCGCGATCCGCGAGGCGACCTACCCCGGCAAAGAGTATCCGCTCAAGCTGCAATGCGGACGCACGGGATGCCGGCGCAAGTTCGAGTGGGAGATCAGCTTGCAGAAATTGCTCGACGAGAAAACGAAGATGCTCGCCGAGGCCGACCGCGAGATTTTCGCGAAGGACAACCTCTTCGTCGAGAACCTTCCGCTCGTCACGCCCGCGAAGAAGTTCGTCTTCAAGCTCAAGACGGGCGGCGATGCGAAGCGGACGATGAAGTACATCGAGAGCAAGAAGTTCGGCACGAAGAAGATGCAAGAGCGGCAGAATCTCATGATCGATTCGCTCGCGAGCTACATCGTCGAGATCGAAGGCGTGGCCAAGAAGCGCGACGCGATCTTCGACTTCCTCGAAGAGTGCCCGCTCGGGACGATCGACGAGACGATGCCGCTCATTCAATCGCACGACTGCGGCGTGAACACGGACATCGACGTCGAGTGCCCGCACTGCCACGGGGGGATGATCGTCACCCTCCCTTTCGATCGGGCCTTCTTTCTTCCGTCTTCGGCGGCGGCGAAGTTCGAGGCCGCGTTGTCGAACACGGACAAGAAGGAGGAGGAGACGACGGACCCCCTGGCTTTGTAAACGACACCGTCGCGGGGCTCTTCGGTTCGCTCGACGCCGATACGTACCGGGAGATGGTGTTCCGACTTTGCTACCATCAGCACGGCGGATCGGGGCTATCCTTCGACTACCGGGGCCTCATGGACATGCCGCTCGCTGATTTCGAGTTCTATCTCGACCGACTCGAAACCGAGCGGCAGAAGGAGCACGACGCGATCAAGGCCGCGAATCGGGTGAAGTCGCGATGAGCCTGAACAACATGGGTCTCGGCTTCACCTTCACCGCGAAGGACATGGCGACCTCGACGATGGATCACGTCGAGGGATCGTTTCACAAGATCACGCACGCCGCGCACGAGATGAGCGAGAACATCTCCAAGTCGTTCATGGCGTTCGGCGGCGCGAAGGAAGTGCTCGAAAAGGGGATGCAGGTCTTCGAGGCGTTCGAGCCTGCGATCAAAGACGCGCACGAGTTCGAGGCCGCGATCGCGCTCGTCTCGACGCGCGTGAGCGAGGCGCAGTATCCGCACGAGCTACTCGCGAAGGACGTCACCGAGATCGGGATCAAGTTCGGCATGCTCCCGACCGACGAGGCGAAGGTCTTCTACGACGCCGTCGCGAACGGCGCGGACGACTCCGCGAAGATGACGGGGCTCATGACCGCGGCGAACGAGCTGGCGACAGCGACGCAAGGCGATCTTCAACAGTCGATGTCGTCGACGGCCGAGCTGCTCAAGGTCTACGGGATCTCGTTCGAGGACGCGACCGAGGCGACCGATCGTCTCTTCGTCGCGTCGTCGAAGGTGCCCGGGGGCTTGCAGGGCATGGAGTCGATCCTCGATAAGATGGCCCCGGTTGCCAAGCAAGCGGGCGTCGGAATGGATCAGCTTCTCGGCTACGTCGAACAGCTCTCGGCCGCGGGCATCCAAGGTCGACCCGCGGTCGCCGGACTCAAAGCCGTGATCGACGCGATGATCACGCACGGTCCGAACATCCTCGCGCAGTCGGTCGGCAAGACGAACTTGCAGCTTCAGAAGATGTTCGGCTCGACCGAGGGCGCGACCGTCGCGATGGCTCTCATGCGCAACGGCGGCAGTGATCTCGCTGGCGTCATGGACGAGCTGGCGCACGCGCAGGGCAAGACGGCCGAGGCCGCCGAGAAGATGCTCGAAGCGCACCCCGAGAAGAAGTTCGCAGCGCTCTCGGCCGCGGCGTCGAAGATGATCGGCGAGGTGCTCTTGCCGCTCGAAGAGGGATTCTTCAAGGTCAAGAACGCCGTCCTCGAAGCCTTCCTCAAGATCCCGAAGCCGATCGTCACCGTCATCGTGAAGATCGCCGCAGCGCTCGCAGGGGCCGCGGGCGCGGCGCTCCTCGTCGCGGGGGCCGTCGCCTACGGCAGCGCAGCGATCTCGGCGCTCTCGGGAGTGTTCGCGGCGCTCTCCGAGGTCATGCTTCCCGTCATCGCCGTCGTCGGCGCGCTCGCGCTCGCGAGCTACGCGTTCACGAAGGCGTGGGAAACGAACTTCGGTGGGATTCGCGATTTCCTGCAACCGATCTTCGACAACGTGAAGATGATCTTCGTCTCGCTCTACGAGCTGTTCTCGGGCGGCGGCTTCACGGCTGACACGTACAAGAAGCTCGAAGAGCATTCGGGGATCAAGAACTTCGCGATCACCGTCTTCATGTGGGTCTCGCGCATCGAGAATTTCTTCGAGGGCCTGAAGACCGGGATCGAGGCGTCGCTGTCCAAGCTCGCGCCGACCTTCCACATGCTCGGCGAGTCGATCACGCGCGTCGCGAATGCGTTCGGTTTGCTCCTCGGCGGCAAGGACTCGCCCGACGCGGCGGCGGCTAGCTTCGATCGTTTCGGCGAGGTCGGCGTCGCCGTCGCTACCGTCGTTGGGAACATTTTCAACTGGCTCGCGAATGTCGCCGCGATCGTGATGAGCGCGTGGCTCGACTACGTCTCGGGCGTCGTCTCGGGCTTTCAGACGTCGCTCGGTCCCGCGGTCGATCAGATGTCGACGGTGTTCGGCTTCCTCTGGGACCAGATCAAACAGCTACTCGTCACGCTCGGCATCATGACCGAGAGCACGGTCAACGCGGGCTCGGGGTGGCAGACCTTCGGCAAGATCGTCGGCTTCGTCGGCGGCATCGTCGTCCAGATCGTCGGCGGGATCGTCGCCGTGATGGGCGGGCTCGTGTGGCTCATCGACAAGGTCGTGCAGGGGCTCAAGTTCATCCGGGGCGAGTCCCCCGCGGACGTCATGGCCCGCTTGCAGCGCGAGGACGCCGCGAAGACGGGCGCAGCGCCCCCGGGAAGCGCTACGACGCCGACGACGACCGTTAGCGCCCCCCCGGCGCTCGGGGCCGCTGGCGGGTCTCCTGGCCCCCGCTTTGGGGCGGCGGGACTCTCCCCGACGATGACGTCCCCGGCGCTCGCCTCGGCCGGCGCCCCCGGCGCAGCCCCCGACATGGGCGCCCTCACCGAACACCTCTCGAAGATCAGCAAGAACACCGAAGCGGGTCCGACGCTCACGGGGGTCGTAGTCGTCGACGGCGAGCAGCTCGCGAAGTTCACCGCGAAGCAAAACAAATCGTCGGCGCAGCGCAGCGGCGAGCCGTCGCCCGTGGAGACCTGACCATGTCGGCTTTCGGAGACTACGCGCCCGATCGGATGTCGCTCATGAACACGAGCACGGCCGTCTCGGTCGAGGCGCAGTTCAATCCGACGCAGCTCGACGAGGATCTCGCGGTCAACTGGAACAAGCTAGCGGTCCTCGGGCTCTCGCACATGCCGCTTCAGTATCAACAGACCGACAACCACGCGATGAGCTTCGAGCTGGCGTTCCGCGCGTGGGACAAGAACCCCACGTCGCGCTTGGCGGACATCCACTACAAGCGGCGCTTCCTTCTCTCGCTCTGCTACCCGTCGCGAAACTCGCCCGCTACGGTCGTCGGCGGCGCTCCTCCGCGCGTCCTGTTCGTGTGGCCGTCGAGCCTCGCGGGCGGCTTCGTCTCGCTGACGAGCGTGATCAAGAAGCTTCACCTCTCGCACACGTTCTTCAACCGAAAAGGAGACTCGGTCCACTTTTCGTGCAAGGTCGACCTCGAAGAGATTCGCGACTTCCGGCTCTACTCGGAAGACGTGCTCACGATGGGCACCGCGCGCAGCGGGCAGCTCGCCCCCGGACAGTCCACGGGCGGCGCGAGCGACGGGACCGGCTGATGCCCCCGCAACTCTTCTCGCGGTTTCAATTCTGCGTCGGATACATCGATCCGGTGACCGGGCTCTTGACGCTCACCGATCGCGACCCGTACCGCTTCGCCCCCTTCTCGGACAATATCCAACACGCCGTGAAGAGCGGCGACACGCTTTTCTCGATCGCGAACCGCTACTACGCCGCGATGAAGCAAGCTCCGCAACTATGGTGGGTCATCGCCGACTTCCAACCCGAGCCCATCCTCGATCCGACGATCCAGCTTGAGATCGGGCGCGTGCTTCAGATTCCCTCACTCCAAACCTTGCAGACGGAGATTTTCGCGTCGACCCGTCAGCAAACCTCGGCGACGTGACCCCATGGCGATCACTCGCGACGCGCCGGTCTACACGGTCAAGATCGGCTCGGTCATTCAGACCGCCACGCAAGGCGTAGCAGGATCCTCGACGTCGTCGGGCTCGTCTGCGGTGCGTCAGCCGACGAGCTTCACGAACACGACGAACACGGCCGGCGCGACTCCCGCGCCCACGGCGGCGGCGTGCGGCTACACCTTCACCTCGGTCCCCGTCGACGTCACCGAGCGCGTCGTCTCGCTAGAGTTCGACGAGGACGATCAGAAGATCGACGAGATGACGCTGACGCTGAACAACTTCGATCTCGCGCTCTTCGACGATCCGAATTGGAAGCAAGGCAACGGGCTCCTCGTCACGTGGGGCTACGCGGGCTTCCTTACGCCGACGCAGACGCTCGTGATTCAGAAAATCACCGGCTCGATCGTGATGAAGGTCGTCGCGCACGCGATGAGCGCGACAATGAACAAGATCAAGCAGTCGCAGACCTTCGAGAACATGAAGCGGAGCGACATCGTCTCGGCGATCGCGAAGGCGAACGGATTCGCGTCGAACGCGCAATTCGTCGACGACTCCGAGGTGATGATCTCGGCGACGCATCAGGCGCGCATGACGGACTTCGAGTTCTTGCAGCATCTCGCCAAACGCGAAGGCTTCGTCTTCTACGTCGGTCCCGATGGGCTGCATTGGGAGCGGCGCAAGACGACGAGCGCGCCGACGCGCCGACTCATCTACTACGTCGACCCGGGCGCGGGAGACATCCTCACGTGGAACCTAGAGAACGACGTCACCGCTCTGCCCGGCGCGGTGCAAGCGGTCTGCCGCGATCCTCTTGAGAAGTCGACCATTCGCCAGATCGGCTCGAACACCGACACCGATCGAACCGACACGGCGCCCGAGGTCATCGCGAGCGTCTCGGCGCGAACGGGCGTCGTGAGCGTAGGCGCCCCCGGCGCCACGACGAGCCCGCCCGCAGTCCCCACGGCTTCGCCCGCGGTCACGCGGTTCAATGGCGTCGTCGTCGATCCCGCGACGCCCACGGCGGCGAGCGCGATCGTCCTCTCGAACGCTCCGAACGCGGCAGCGGCGAAGCGCGAGGCGGACGGGAAATACGTGAAGTCGCAGCAAGTCGCCGCGCATATCACGCTCGAATGCGTCGGCGACCCGACGGTCCGCGCGAAACAGATCCTCGACATCCAAGGGATCTCGAAGCGGCTCTCGGGGCTCTACTACTGCAAGAAGGCGAAGCACAAGGTCACCGCGAGCGGCTACACGATGTCGCTCGCGTGCGTGACGAACGGCTTGAACGGCGGCCCGGGGACGCAAGGTGTGAAGTCGGACAAGGCGGTCAACGAGAAGAGCCCGAAGGAGACCGATCAACTGAACCCCTACCAAGTCTCGGGACGGACCGGCGAGGTCACCTATCAGCCCGACGGCGGAAACACCGGCACATGAGCAACCACGAGAACGACCACGGAGACATTCGCTACTTCGCGATGTACGTCGGGACGGTCGTGTCGGCGGCCGACCCGCAAGCGCTCGGGCGCGTGCGCGTCACGATCCCCGGCTTGCTCGAAGGACAGTCGGGATGGTGCTTCCCGATGGGCATGCCGGGCGGCGGCGGCAAGGGCGTCGGGATGAAGATGGTCCCGCGCTCGGGCGCCGAGGTCGCGGTGTTCTTCAAGGGCGGCGATCCCGATTGCCCCTACTACATGCCGGCGCAATGGGGCATGCCGGGCGGCGCGAGCGAGGCGCCGATCTGCGGCGAGAACTTTCCGACGTCGAGCACGGGCGTCACCGAGGGCGCCGAGAAGATCGACGTCATCGAGACCGAGAAATACATCATCACGATCGACAACCGCGACGGCTCCGAGACGCTGCGCCTGAAGGACAAGAAGAACGGCGACATGATCGAGATGGACGGCACGGCCGCAACGGGACCGGGGATCACGATCTACGGGACCGCGGCGGTCTACATCAAAAGCGACGGCGCGTTCGTCGTCGATGCGCTCTCGTGCACGATCAACGGGCGCACGATGTCCGACGGCGATCAGCCGTTCTAGGATCAGAAGGAACCTTATGGCTCTCCCCGATCTGAACAACTTCTGCAACCCGCCCGCTCCGCAGACGTGCGCCCCCCTCTGCATCACCTTCCCGGGCGGCGCTCAATTCTGCGGCGTCGGCGGCACCACGCCCCCGGACTCTCTATCGTTCGCCGCGAGTGCCGTCGCGCAAGCGACCGTCGCGCTCGCTCCGCTGCAACCCGTCTTCGACGTGATCAACGTTCTCGTCGACCTCGTCGCGTGCGTGAAGGCGATCCCCGGCATCCTCGGGCCGCCCCCGAACCCCGGCAAGCTGATCGCGTGCTTCCCGAAGCTCGTCGACGACCTCGCGAAGCTGCTCGGAATCCTTCCGCCGCTCTCGGTGCCCGTCCTGATCGCGAGCATCCTCGAAGCGATCCTTTGCTTCCTCGAAGGACTGCGCGCCGTGATCATGAGCATCTTGAACAAGCTGATCCGAATCCTCGCGGCGCTGCTCCGCGTCAAGGTGACGGGCTCGCTCGCGCTGCAAGTCGCCGTCGACTGCGAACAGCAAAACCTCGACGGCTTCCTCGCTTGGATCTCCACGCTCGTCGAGCCGATCACGTGTCTGCTCACCCTGATCAATGCGCTGCTCGGACTCATCGGCTTGCCCGAGCTGAACATCACGCTCTCGGTCGGCGTCGACGTGAGCGCGCTCGAAGCGATCCTGACCCCGATCGACGACATCATCGCGATCCTGAAGGCGCTCCTCGCCTCTTTGCCCGTCGGGGGGTCCTGCTAGGGCCTGTTCGAGCGCCTCGCATGCGGATAGGCTAGGGCCGTTATGCCGGGTCCCCTCATCGAGAACCTCACCCCCGATCCGAGCGCGGGACCCATCGGGCAAAACACGGCGATCAGCTTCGACGTCGTCGACGCGGCGGGCACCTTCACGGACATCCTCGTCCTCGTCTACTTCCCCGGGACGAACCTCGTCGAAGTGCCTTGGGACGGCGCGGCCTTCACGCCGTTCTACAATGCGCAATCGTCGATCGCGTCGGTCACCGACGGCCCGAACAGCGGCTACCACTTCGTCTTGAATCGCGCGGGCGGGTGGCCGGCTGCGCCGCAGCTCGTCGTCCACGCGATCGACACGTCGGGCAACGAGAACCCGCCATGAGCAACCCGCACCGCTACACGTATCAGCTCACGCCCCGGGCGGCGCCCCCTCCGCTTCCGCCGAGCCCGATCGCGCTCATCTCGTCGAACATCTATAGCCCGACGGTCCCCGCCTTCCTCGGCTCGGGACTCATCCACCCTTTCATTCGCGATCAGAAAAACGACTTCGCGAACGACAATGGGCTGAACGTGATCAAGTCGTGCGTGAGCGAGATCCTCGGCACCTTCGCCGCGGACGATAGCGGCGTGATGCAAGGCGAGCTTGCGTGGCGTCCGTCGTTCGGCTCGCGCATCTACCTCTTGAAGCACAAGAAGGGGCCGCTGCTCATCGAGGCATCGCGTCACTACGCGACCGACGCGCTCGCGCGATGGGAGCCGCGCGTGACGAACCTGCGCGTGACCTCGGCCTTCTTCCCGTCTCAGCTCGCGCTCTACATCGACCTCATCTACGACGTGATCTCGAAGAACGTCCCCGGCAATCAAGTGATCTTCCAAGGCGTGGCCCAAAGAGTCGGCGTCCCGATGCAGGCGGCAGCATGAGCAACGCGCCGATCCTTCCCGCGAGCCTCGACTACACCGACAAGGACTTCGCCTCGATCCGCCTTCGGCTGCAAGCGCTCATCCGATCGGTCTTCCCGACGTGGACGGATTTCAACGTCGCGAACTTCGGCGACATCCTCCTAGAGCTGTTCGCCTTCACGGGCGACATCCTCACCTACTACCAGGACAACCAAGCGCGCGAGTCGCGGCTCGTCACGGCCGTTCAGCTTCAGAACGTGATCGCGCTCGCGCAGATGCTCGGCTACACCGTGCAAGGCGCCGAGGCCGCGCAGACGGAAGAGACGCTCACGCTCGCGTCCCCTCCGATCGGCACCGTGACGATCCCGAAGGGCTCCGTCATCCTGACGGCGAACATCACCGGGACGGTTGCGTTTCAACTTCTTGCCGACGCCTTCTTCGCCGCGGGTCTGAACCCGCCGACGGTGAAGGTGCTCGTCGAGAACTCGACCGATCAGACCGACACCTTCACCTCGAACGGACTGCCGAACCAAACCTTCGTCCTTTCGCAAGTGCCGTTCCTCGACACGAGCAACGGCGTCCCCATCACCACATTCACCGCGGCGGACGGCGTCTACACCGAGGTCGTCAATTTTCTCGACTCGACCCCCACGGACAAACACTTCACGGTCTCGATCTCGGCGACGGGGCAAGCGACGATCATGACGGGCGACGGGATCAACGGCTCGATCCCGAGCGGCGCGATCACCGTCGACTACCGCACGGGCGGCGGCAGCGCGGGCAATGTCGAGCCTACGACCATCTCCCGAATGCAGGGGCAGTTCACCGACAGCCTCGGCAACCCGGTCGCGGTTTCAGCGACGAACGCGCAGCAAGCGCAAGGCGGGCTCGATCCGCAGACCGTCGCTCAGATCCAGGTTGCCGCTCCCGCGGGCCTGCGCTCGAACACTCGCAGCGTGTCGATCGACGACTTCGAGACGAACGCGCTCCGCGTCCCCGGCGCAGCTCGCGCGCTCATGGTGACCTCGAATCAGGATCCCGCGGTCGCCGAGAACACGGGCGACCTCTACATCGTCCCCGTCGGCGGCGGCGTCGCGGGCGTGGCTCTCTTGAACGCCGTCTTCACGATGGTCACCGTCACCTATCCCTCGACGCTCACCTTCAAGGTGAACACCTTCTCGGCGCGCTACCTCTCGGTGAATGTCTTCGCGCGCTTCTACAAGCAAAAGGGATTCACGGGCGCGCAGGTCGGCGCGAATCTCCGCGCGACCCTCGCGGCTTTCTTCGCCGTGCAGAACGCCGACGGCACGCCGAACAAGAACGTCGACTTCGGCGCCAACCTCACCGACACGAACGGCAACCCAGCGCCGAGGATCTCGATCAACGGACTGATCGACGCGTGCGAGCAGACGACGGGCGTGAGTGAGATCGGCGGCAACCCGACCGACTTCCTCTTGAACAACGCGCACGGCGATCCGACGCTCACGCCCGAGCAGTTTCCGGCACTCGGAACCGTCACGCTCATCGACGGAGATACCGGGCTTGCCGTATGACGATCGCGAACCTGTCCTTCGAGACGCAAGGGCCGAACCCCGGCGATGCCGCGCTATGGACGCGCTCGGTCTCGGTCCCCTTCATCTTTGAGGCGTTCGAGACGCCGCTCTTCGAGTCGCGCTTCGAGGGGTTCGAGAGGGGATGGGGCGTCGACGACTTCGTCGACTCGCTCATCGTGCCGACGAACGCGGCGGCGATGGACTTCGGAACCGAGCCCTCGGGCGGCGTGATCACGCCCTACGACGGCTTCGAGCGCGGGTGGCGGCTTCCCAATTCGCACGGGCTCGCGATGAGCGGTCCGGGTCCCTACTTCGGCGCCGCGCCCCCCTTCAACGGCTACCCCTACGGGCTCCGCGCGCCCTTCGCGCTCTTCAACGGCGCGACGCTGAACTTCACGATCACCGACGCGGACGGCGAAGCTACGGTCGTCGCGTGCGTCTTCTCAACGGGGCAGTTCGTCGACATCACGCACGCGCTCGCTACTGAAGTCGTCCACGCGATCAACGTCGCGATCGGAACCGCCTACGCGGGCTCGCCCGCGGCCGGATTCGCCTTCTACGACGCGTTCGGCCACGTCTTCATCCGAACCGTCGAGACGGGCGGCGCGACGGTTCAAGAGGGCGGCGCGACCGGGATCACTGCGGCGGTCGTCAGCAAAGTCGGGAGCGTCGTCACGCTCGACGGCTTCCCGAACTTGAACGACAGCTTCGTCGGGCTCCCCGTCGCTTTCACGGGCGCGTCGAGCCCGGGGAACAACGTCACGACGCCGATTGTGTCGGTCACGTACACGGGGCCGGGTCAGTGGTCGATGACGATCAGCAACGCGGGCGGCGTCGCGCCCGACGCGAACAACGGCTCGATCGACTGGACGATCGCTCCCACGATTCCAAGCTCGGGCTGCGCGATCTTCGTGAACGGTTCGAGCACGTCGCTCGCCGCGCTCGGGTGGGAGCCCGGCAACTACGCGGGCGGCGTCGACGCGCAGCACCCCGGCGACGAGACGGCGATCTTCATCTTCGACAGCGCCGTTCAGGCGCTCTTCAGTGCCGTCGAGTTTCCGCCGCACGGGATCGCCTACGACGGCTTCGAGGCGGGATGGCCCGTCGCTCAGATCCCGTTCTATCTCGCGTGGTCGGCGGTCCCCGCGGCGACTGCACTCTTCGACAGTGGCTCGGTCGCCTACGAGAACTTCTCGGCGGGATGGGACAACGTCCCCTATCACACCGTCATGCCCGCGACGACGACGATGCTCTTCCCGGGTCAATCGTTCCCGACGCAGCCCTACGAGAACTTCTTCGACTACTTCCCCGACGAGACCGTCGCGCCCGACTTCACGACGAGCAAGATCAACGACGTCGGAACGTCGCACGTGAACGGCGACGCGGTCACGATCTACGCGGGCGTCACGCCGCAAGGCAACGCTGGGCTCGTCCCGAGCGGTCTGAACCCGCTGATCACCTACTACGTCGTCAGCGCTACAGCGAACTCGTTCAAGCTCTCGCTCACGAGCGGCGGACCGGCCGTCGCGTTCACCGACAACGGGACAGCGCCTTGCTTCATCAAGGCCGACCCTACGCAATACTGGACCCTAACGAACGTAGGAATTTGAGGGCGCGCCATGGCCGAAGCAGATTGGACATTTTTCTCGGACGGTCTCGACACGGCGAGCGTTCTTCGCGGCGTCACCTCGGGCGAGACTCCTCCCCCGGGCGGCGGCAGCTTCGTGTTCGGGATGAACTCGGTCGTGACGTCGGCCGGCGCGGTCGGGCTCTTCGCGGCTCAAGTGAACTTCGCGCCCATGGCGAAGGGCATGTCGATCAGCGCAGCGATCAAGCGCGGCGTGAGTGGCGGGCCTACGAATTTCTCACCCTTCATCTTCTGCGGCGCGCAGAACAACGTCCTCGGGTCGAGCCCGGGGACGAAAGGCTACATGCTCGGGCTCGCTGACGCGGACCCGCATTGGATCACGCTCGTCAAAGGACCGCTCGTCACCGGCACGCCGGGCGCGCAACCTCCGCAGTCGGGCGTCCTCGCGGTCGGCAACGAGACGTTCTTGAACAACACATGGCTTCAGATCCGGCTCGACATGATCGTGAACACGAACGGCGACGTGATCCTTCAGATGTTTCGCAACGACCTTACCGTCGTCGGCGCATCGGTCCTCACGCCGACGTGGGAGCCACTGCCCGGCGCGGCGCAGTTCGTCGACGACGCGCTCGGCGTCAACTCTGGCTCGGCTCCGTTCACGAGCGGCTACGGCGGTTTCGGATTCGCGACCAAGGACGTCACGCGACGCAGCTACTTCGATCAGCTCGTCGTGTCGAGGCAACTATGAGCGTAGGACTCGCTTCAACGCAAAACGGACCGACGAACCCGCTTCGGATCGGGAACGTCTACTTCAAACCGTCGGACTACAATCCCGGTTTCAAGGTCTTCTTTCGCGTCGTGCTCGAAACAACGGACCCCGGGCATCAGGCGAACATCGATCTCGTCGACGTGAACAACGTCCTCGGCAACGGTGCGGGCGCCGAGGTGCCCGGGTCTCTTCTTCAGACGACGAACACGACGGGGACGGATCTCGAAGTCGAGCTGAACGCCGCGGGCGGCAATCTCGAAACGCTGGGATCGAACATCATGCTTCTCGCGCGAATCTGGCTCACGACAACCCTTGCCGGACAGTCCGTGACGTGCAGTCACGCGGCTATCCTCGTGCAGTGAAGTCATGGCTTGGACCTACGACGTCAACAAGACCCCGGCGACGGGGGCCGACATTTGGATCGAGGTCATCACGACGCTGCTCTCGGTCGGGTGGACGCTCCCGCAGTGGAGTGACGCCACGAACGTCCATGTAGCGGGCGCGCCCGTCGCCGCGAACCTGAAGAACTATCAGTCGTGGTTTCGTCTTCGCTCGCCCGCAGATCCTACGACGGGCGCGCAGCGCGAGATCGTCGTTCAGAATGGACAGGGCAGCGCGTCTTACCAATATTGGGCCATGAAGTATTCCGCCGCGGCGGGCTTCACGAGTACGACCATGATCGGCCAAGTGTCCTTGGTCAACGGGTCCACGACTGTCTACTTCCTCACCGACGGGAACGCGCAGTACCCCTATTACAATCTGCCCGCGAACAAATTCCTCGTCTTCGCGACGCAACCGACGGTCGCCTATCAACTGAACGGCGCGGGCGCCGTGAACACGACGCACGGAACGATGACGAGCGCGTACACGGGCGCTTCCGGCTTGTCGACTTGCTCGCCCTACCATGTGATCAACGGCAACGCGACAGTGACCAACGGCTCGGCCGCGGTCACGTTCGCGAGCCCGCAGACGTTCCCCGTGGGCGCGGGTCTGATCTTCGCGGCGCAACCTACCGTCGTCTACTACGTGCAGACGGCGACCGTCGCGTCGACATCGGCCACGCTGACAACGATGTACGGCGGCACGGGCGGCACCGGGCTCGCTTACACAAACGTCTGTACCGCGTTGAACGTCCCCGTCGCGCTCGACGAGGTCATGTTCCCCGGCTTCTTCGCCTACGGGTGCCTCGGCGACGAGACTCGCGTGACGCTTCAGCCGTCGGCGATCTGGAATGCCGACGGCGGGATGCGCTTCCACATGGTCGCGGGCGACGCGACCGAAAATTACTCGTGGGAGTTCACGCTCACGACGAACACGACGACGAACATCGTCGCGTGCTTCGGGATGGACATCTTGACGCCGTGGGCGGGAGCGGCCGATCAGGACTGCGCGGTCTGCATCGGACAGTACAGCGGCAACTCGTGGAACGGCTACTCCGTCAGCTACTTGAACAATAGTGGCGCGTTCATTCACTCGGGCGGCGTGAAGGGGGCGCTCTATCAAACTTACTTCGCAGCGCCGATCACCTTCGGCCAAGCTCACATTTGCGCGCAGGGGTGGCAGTCGATGCCGGTCAACTCGTGGTCGGGAGAGAACCCGATCGCCACGCCGGTTTGGGTCTCGAATCAGAACACGGCTCCTCCCTACAATCACTCGTCGGGTGTCCGAGGATACAGTCAACTCATCCTCGCCGACCTGACCACGGGAGCGGGGAAGACGAACCTCGATCTCTTCAGTCTCGACGGCGGCGCACACTACGATCATATCTGGATCAACAACTCGCTTCTGCCATGGCCCTCGGGCGTGGCGGTCACGTTGTGAGGCGGCGCCCATGAGCTACACGTTCCTCGTCAATCAGCGGCCGTCGACGGGCGGCGTTGCGATGTATCTAATCCTCTCGAACTTCATCGCCGCGGCGTGGGTCGTCGAGTCGTCGAGCGACGGGACGACCTACAACTCGTCGGGCAATCAGATCACGGGCGGCGGCACGGGCGCGCACGGCTTGGCGAATAACATGGCTTGGTTTCGCATTCGCGATCCGGGTGGCGTGCGCGAGTTCATCGTGCAGCGCGGGACGACGAACTTGCAGTGGGCGATCAAGTACAGCCCAGCCGCGCGCTTCACGGGTGGAGCGCCGACTGCAACCCAAGTTCCCACGGCGACCGACGAGGTCGCGATTTGGGGAAACATCACGGGCGCGACCCAAACCTACGCGGGTCTCTTCACGTCGGACGGAACGTACAACCTGCACATGGGGATGGGCGACGCGTCGGTTCATTACGCTTTCTGGGCGCAAGCGTTGATCCTCGGGACGACGTCGGGATCGGCGTTCGGTTCGTGGTGCATGGACTACGTGCTCAATTCCGACGTGGGCGATCTCGATCCGACCGTCCACTTCGCGGGAGCGAACGCGCACGACTTTCAAACCGTCGGGCTCGGACTGAACGCGAACTGTTTCTTCACGTCGATCGTGTCGGCGAATTTTCTTCCGGTTCAGCTCGGCCCTTACAAGCCGAGCTACTTCGGGACGACGGCCGGTCAGATCATGGCGAACAACGAGTGGAACGGCTACTTCGACGTCCTCCCCGGAATGTGGTGGAGCCCGACCTACGGGTACAAGGGTTACAGTACACTCTTCACTCCGACGTCGAACACGCTCATGTATACGGGCGACACTGCGAGCGTAGGCAATCCTCCCGTGGCCGGAACCAAGGATCACATGGCGCAAGGTGAATGGAACAACTGTCTGCTCGTGCCCTGGCCCGCGGGCGTGGACGCGGCGAACTGAGGTGCGACCATGAGCTTCTACGCTGCCGTCAATCAAAGAAGGATGACGAACGGTCAGGCGATCTTCGCTATTTTCCAAGCGTTCGCCGCGGCGGGATGGTTGATCCTCGGCTCGGGCGATGGGCTGCTCGGCTACAGCGGCACGGATGGATCGGCGCTCACGTGCGCTTTTCCTTTCGCGGTCGCGGGAAACATTTGGAACACGGACGCGTGGTTTCGAGTCCAGTCTCCTCCCGTCAACGGGCAGCGGCGCGAGTTCGTTCTTCAGATCAGTAGCAGCTACTCGTCGATCCAAATGCGAATGAAGTATTCGCCGAACCCGACGGGGGCGACGGGCTTCGTTGGCGGGAGCCCGAGCGCAACGCAAGTGCCGAGCGCGACCGATGAAGTGATCGTGTACGGCGGCGGGACGGACGCGGCGCCGACATTCAACACATGGGCGCAGTGGACAGACTACCAATTCCAGCAACACATTCTGTTCGATCAGGGTCCGCTCGGCTACTCGTTCATCATCTATCAAGTGACCGTCTTCGGTCAGAACATGAGCAACAGTCTCGTGTGGGTCCTCGACGTCTTGCAGCAAGGGACGACGCAAGCGGGCGATCCTGATCCGTGTGTCATCTTCGTCCAGCCGGGGAACTTCGGCTCAAACCTGATGACGTCGAACTCCTACCCGAAAGGGTTCGTGGGCGGGCTCGCGCCGAGCAACTTCGTGAGCATGGATCTGACGGGGATGAATTTCAGTTCCGGCTATCCCCCTTTCAGCATCGCGGGCAGCGACGGCAACTCGAACAAGATGGCGGTCGTGACTCCGTTCTACGCTCTGCAACCTAGCTCGGCAGCGCAGCCCGGACCGTCGACGAAGGGTTACTCGTCTCTCTTCATGCTGATGCAAGGCAACACCGGGGGCGGCGTCGTCGTGCAGATCGATCCGAACGCCAAAGGAGACCATCTCAACATTTTGACGAACGACGATTTTCGGATCCTGGTCCCGTGGCCGTCGAACACGCCGTACCAGTGCGGGTAGGAGAGAGAAGCTATGGCGAGCTGGATCGGAGTGCTTTACGACCCGCCCTCGAAGGCGACGACGCAGATGTCCCAAGGACCGCTGAACGTCGCCCTCGCGACGCCCACGCTCGTCCCGCAGTACAAGATGACCGGCTGGTATCCGACGGGCGCGGTCTACGAGACTTGGACTTCGTACCGCTACCCGAACACGACACCCCCGAGCGGTCACGCGCTCACCGGCATCTCGTATGTCCAGGTTCAGTAAATGCCGCGCCCCATCGGCCCCATCGGATCGTTCGGCGGTCACCTAGAGCTTCTCGGCAGCGGCCCCGCCCCGCCGACGGGGCTCGACGTGTTCGAGCACGACCCGGGCGTCGATGCGAGTCGGATCATTCCGAGGGGCATCGTTCCCGCGGACGGGAGCTACGTCTTTTGCCTCGGGCACGATGAGCCCGGCTACACCGGGTTCGTTCAGCCCGGCGACTTCGTCGATATCGCGCAGACCGGCACCTTCCCCGCGGGCAACGTGTTCACGTTCCAAGCGGTCACGCGCGGCCCCGTCATCCCGCTTCCGCCCGGCTACGCGTGGATCGCCTCGGTCCTCATGGACGGAACCACGATCGGTTCGCGCACGCTCGCGCCCCTGAAGTTCCCCGACGACGACGCCGACAGCGACGACGTCCTAGAGCCGACGTCGTGGGAATGGTACGTCGATCTCACCGGGATCACGGGCTCGCACAAGATTTCGTTCCGACTCACCTTCACGGGTCCGTCGCTGCCGACGCCCCCGCCCGAGGTGCGGCTTCCCGTTCTCGAAGTCGAGATCCCCGCCTTCTACGTCGACGATCTCGTCTTCTCGACCATCGCAGGATCGGGCGCGCCCTTCATCTCGAACGAGGTGCCGACGGCGGGACAGGGCGAGGGCGTCGCCGGTCCCGCTCCGCTCGACACGACCGCGATCGACTTCGATCTCTTCGGGCTCGGCTCGCATATCAATCTCGGATCGATCGCCGTCACGATCAACGGCACGCCCGCGATCGTGGGCGGCGCCATTCAATCCGGTTTCCACGGAAGCATCGGCGCGAGCGCCGAGATCACGCACGTCACGATCGCGCCGAACATCTCGTTCGCGAGCAACTCGATCGTGACGGTCTCGGTCTCGGCCGCGAACCTCTCGCCGCACACGAACACGCGCACGTGGACCTTCCAAGTCGCCGACACGACCGCGCCCGTGATGTCGAGCATTCAAGCGCTCGCGACGCGGCAGCTTCGCATTACGTGGAGCAAGGTCGTCGACGCGGACGATCCGGTCGGCCCCCACGATGCGCTGAACCCGGCGCTCTACTACGTGCAGGCGGTTCAGCCCGAAAACCTGACGCCCGTGGTGACAGGCGGTCCCGTCGGTCCGCTCATCTACTCGCCCGCGCCCTACATCACCGTCGTCAGCGTCGCGGTCGTCCCGAGCGAGTCGTCGAGCGTCGTCGACATCTTCACGAGCGACGAGCTGACTCCGGGGATCACCTATCTCGTCACCGAGGTCGGCGTCGCCGATCTCGCCGGCAACTTCGAGACGAGCGTGACGGCGACGACGTCGTTCGTTCCGCCCGTCCCCGTCGGCCGCGCGCTGAACCTCTATCGCCTCATGCCGCTCATGAACCGGCAAGAGGACGTGACGCAAGACCTCTTGCGGTTCCTGAACTGTCTCCAAGAGCCGACGGGGCTCTTGCTGCACGACGTCGACACGTGGACGAACATCTTCAACTTCAACCTCGCGGACGACGCGTTCCTCTCGGCGATCCTCGCCGACCTCGGCAACCCATTCCCCTTCGTGCTCTCGACCGAGAGCAAGCGGCAGCTCATCGCGATCCTCGTCGCGATCTACAAACAGAAGGGGACCGCGATCGGCATCATCAATGCGGTCCGCTTCTTCCTCGGGCTCACGATCACGATCGGCACCTACGACAGCTCGGGCGAGTGGATCCTCGGCGAGTCGATCCTCGGCGAAGACCCGATCTCGTTCCCCGCGGGGAACAACGCGTCGATCACTCGGATCGGTCTCACGACTCAATACAGCGTGACCGGGCTCACCGGCATCGACCCGAGCTTCACGGAGACGACGATCAAGTTCGAGGGCGCCGCGAACCTGAACTTCGACACGACCGTCGCGATCGCGACCGTGACGGGGCCGACCTCGCTGACCTTCTTCCTCGCGGGCGGCTACGCGAGCGACACGAACAACGGCTTCATCTCGTGGCAGGTCACCGACGACGCGAGCATCTTCACGGGGAGCGCCGTCCTCGGACCGGGCGGCAGCTATGCGCTCTACGCCTTCACGATCATCAGCTCGATCGCGCTCACCGCGGCGCAAGAGGAGCAGATCGAGTTCATCGCGAACTACATGAAGCCCGCGCACACGCACCTCATCGGGATCGTTGTTCCAACGTCCCCGCCCACGTATGATCCCGTCGAGCTTGGCATCTCCGAGCTTGGCGAGGACTGGATCCTCCACGCCTAACAGGGAAGCCCCGCCATGCTGATCTACGACTGGTACTTCAAGCAAGCCGTCACCGAGGAGCAGATGAACGACGCCTTCGGCGCCGTGCAGTCCTCGATGCAGCTTCTCATGAGCGATCAGAATTTGATCGGCATCGCGCAAGGCGGCACCGTCACGCAAGACACCCCGAGCGCCGACCTCACCGTCGTCGTGGGCGGCCCGCTCTACGCCTACGATCAGCTCGGTCAGCGCATCTTCACGACCGGGACGGGGAACAACCCCGGGCTCGACTGCTCGCAGGATTCGAGTCACGTCACTACGGCGGTCGCGGGCGCGGGTAACGAGAAGTGGATCTCGATCTTCATCCTCTTCGAGCGCGTCCTGTCCGATCCCGTCATCGACGGTAACGGCGCGACGGTCTTCTACGTCAACTCTGAATCGTTCGAGTACCAAGTGCTCCAAGGCGCCGAGGCGCCGATCGGGACCGCGGTGCGCGTCGGGCTGATCAACCCCGGGCTTCTCGTCGCTGACCTTCATCGCGCGTTCGGGCAGACGACGTTTCAAAACTCGGACATCCTTCAGACCGGGACGAAGTTCGGGCAGACCGGACGCTTCCAGGTCACGTTCGACATCACGGGCTCGCCCTTCTCGCTCAGCGCCGGCACGCTCGGCCAAGCGATCACGGCGATGCTCGCGCAGTTGAACACGATCTCCGCGGCGACCCTCACGAACGGCGCCTCGCCCGGGACGCGCTTCTCGCTCTCGTCGGGCTCGGTCTCGTCGCAGCTCGACGCCCTGCAAGGCGGCATCGACACGATCATGACCGTCGGCGCGGACACGGTGAAGACCGTCGTGAACCTGACGGCGCTCCGCGCGATCACCGCCCCGAACCGTCTCGCGAACTCGGTCGTCAACGTGAACCTCTCGACGCCGAATAATCAACAGTACGCGCTTTATTTCTGGAACTCGGGCGACAACTCGACCGACGACGGGCTTACCGTGATCCTTCCCGCCGACACTCCCGCGTTCGGACGGTGGAACATCTCGTACCGCGGCGCGCTCGAAATTCCGGGCGGACTGCCGCAGCTCGATTCATTCGGCAAGGTCAAGCTTCTCGACACGCATTGGGCGATCGTCAGTGCCTTCTACGACCCGACGGCCGGGGGCGGCGCGTGGCAGTTCTCGGGCGTGCCCGGCGACACGGCGTTTCACGTCGCCCCGGGCGGACCGATGACGACCATCGCGGGTCTGCTCACGACCGACAAGATCGCCGTCGAGATGATGTTCGACTACGCGTTCTCGACGGCGGGGACTTTCTTCACGATCAATTTCACGCAAAACGGGAGCCCTGTTGTCCCGCAGTGGACGTCCGACGTGCGTGCGGCACCGCTCGCGCAGACGAACGGATACGTCCGTGCGATCTTCAGTGCGGTCGCCGGCTCGAACGCGATCCACTACGGCTACAATGCCGGCAACGCGTCGCAGAACCTCTTGATCAACCCGCTCGACGGTCACGTCGTCGTCTACCGTCCCTGATGACTCCGCGCGGCGAACAGGCGCTAGAGCGGCTCGCGCTCGCTCTCGAACGGCAGATCGATCAGCGGCTCGACGTCGACGTCGACCGGCTCAAGATCGAAGCCGTCCAGCTTCGCGCGGACCTGAACCACGTCGTCGAGGTCGTCGAGCGGCTCGAAGACGCGACCGAGAACACGAAGGACGTCTACGTCGACGACCTGAAGAAGAAGCTCAAGGAGCGCGACGAGAGCGGCGACAAGTGGGTCCGCTACGTCGTCGCGACCTTCGTGAGCCTCATCTTCATGAGCGGCTCGGCGTTCCTCGGGTGGCTCCTCGCGCACGCGCATTGACAGTGGTGTCCAAGCGCGGATAGCCTTCCGCCCATGACACCGACAACCATGATCATCGCGCTTCTGAGCGTGCTCGCCGGCTACATCTCGCAGGCGGTCAATACCGGATCCCTCTTCGGCGTGAAGACGCTCCCGAAGGCATGGCTCCCCTACCTGACCCTGATCGGCACCTTCCTCGCCGCATTCGTCGCGAGCATCTCGACGGCGTCGACCGTCAACGAAGCCGCATGGTTCGCCGCGCTCGTCGCCGGGCTGACCTCGCTCACCGGGACCGCCGTGGGCGTGACAGTGCATCAGCACATGAACGCGACCGTCAGTATCGCGATCCTGTTCGTCGCTTGCGCCGCGGCCCCGAGCGCCGCGTGCACGCCCGCCGAGATCAACACGCTGAACACGATCTTCACCGACGCGCAGACCGCTTGCATGGCGTTCGCGCTCGCGAGCGCAGCGATCCCGCCCGGGACGCCCGTGGCTCAAGTCGCGAACGACGTCAAAGCCGTGTGCGCTCTCGCCAACGTCGCCGAGAGCGACATCGAGACCGTGATCTCGGCCTTCATGCAGAACCAAGCGGCGACCGGAACGCAGCCCCCGCCCGGCTCGGTCTACAAGCCCCCGGCGCGCAAGACGTCGATGGTCGTCGTCCCTTTGTTCCCGCGCTGGGCGCTCCTCCCCCCGAGACGCTTCGCGGCCTGACCTCGAACGGTCTCGCGGGCTACTTCGCCCCCTCGCCCCTC